TTTACTTATAGTATTTGTTTGCGTTAAAAGAATTTCCTGATGCTTCCCAAAACAGCATATACTTTTAGGATCATGCTGATGGGGATTTCCTGTTCGCAGAACTCTTCGCTCTTGTTCGAAGGGATGAGCCGGACAAAACCTTCTTTCTGGCTTAACCGTATTCTCTTTACTGTGCGGTATTCTTCTGTAACGATGCCGTATATTTCTCCGGCAGGGAGATACTGGATAGGTGTCGTTACTTCACGAAGTGCGATAATGTCACCATTGCTTATCTCCGGTTCCATGGAGTGACCGGTGAGGTTACACCATACCACTCCAGGTTGATTATAGGGAGGATAATTAATGTAAAAGTCAGGGGTCACCGTCTGATCATTTACAATCAAATCGAAACCTCCAATAAAATCCACGTTAAAATAGGGTGCTCCTTCGTAAGTTTGGTTTACGGATGGCAGTTTTTCTTCCTTTTCAGACTCTGCACGGAGCATGTTGCCTTCGCCGGTTAGAAGCCAGTTGCTATTTATATTATAGGTGTGGCATAATATTGCTGCCAAATCTGTACCTATATTCATACGGAAATTCAGAATTTCTGAAAGCTTAGAAGGCTTTATTCCTAAAACTGTTGCTAAATCAGCCTTAGAAGCTATTGTATCGCTATTTAATAGATAATTTACGACATCAACAAACCTTATATTTATCTCCTCTTTTTTCATGTTATCTGAAATTTATTTTCAATATTTCTGGATTTTGTTTTGATGATTCAGAAATTCTGTATTCCTTTGTAACGTCTTCAATAAAGAAGACGGTGTAAATATAGAAAATAAACTTTAAAAACGCAAATTATGGATAAAGCGAACATTCAGCAGACAACAGGTCTGCAAGTATTCTACAATGAAAACGAAAATGTGAACGTAAGGACACAAGTAATCAATGATGAACCTTGGTTCGTTGCCAAAGATGTAGCAATGGCATTGAATGTCACATGGTCAAGCCATACACTTGATAACATCCCTGAAGATTGGAAAGGGGTGGTAAATCTCACCACCCCTTCTTCTGGAACTCGTGGAGGTGGCCTTCAAACTTTGAAAGTAATCAATGAAGCAGCCGTTTACAAACTAGCTTTCCGAAGCAACAAGCCGGAAGCCGACAGGTTTGTCAACTGGGTGACCGGCACAGTGCTCCCCAGCATCCGACGCACCGGAATCTACTCGGTAAGCAACGAGCGTCCGGAAAGCACGAAACGTCTTCCTCTTCCCAAGTTCCGTCCGTACTTCAGCCAGTGGAAAGAAAACGTGAAACCCTACATCAGCCGTGCGGAGCTTTGCCTTACAGCCGAGAAGCAGCGTGTCACGCTGGGGCATGTGCAGAAGGTGTATGCCGGAACCTCAATGAGTTATCCGGTTGCAAAATGCATCCAGGCTCTGGCAAAGAAAAACCGTCAGGAAGGGCGCACCTATCCGGAGAAGAAACCCGCTTACGAACAACTTTGCATCACGTGGGAGGAATGAAGATGTCTGACGTAATGATTGACATCATTTCGTGGGGTCTTCCTCTTTTATGGATTCTCGAGATTTGTTTGCTTTTGATATTAGAAGGAAAATCAGGAAACCGAGAGAGAAAAGCACAAGAAGTCGAACGAAACAATACTTCAAGTCAGCTTCATTCCCAAAAGCAATCCTTATCCATTCAGAAAAAGCAACTCCAGCCAGTAAGCCTATTGAAAGAAGGAAAGCGTCGGAGTGCTTCATCACGGGAATGTAGAAACAGGCGAAAGTACCGACATAAGAAATGCCGAAACCGGAAGAAATCAGAATCTGGGTGTACCACTCTAATGATTGGAACGAAGGAAGTCCGAAATATAAAAGTGGATATACAATCAGTGTACAAGCCACAAAAGCGATAAGTGCTTTACGGTAACTTTCCGATAAAGCCAGATAAATAGATTCAAGATTCATAATCAAAATAAAGTTAGTTTGTTTAGCATCGCTACAAATGTAACAAAACCGTTCCGGTCCGCGAGGGATAGGGACGGACTTTTAACCGAATAATAACGATAAAAACAATAACGAAATGGCAGAAACAAGAAAGCTCATCAAAGCAAGCCGGGAGCTGAAAGAAGAAATCGCCCGGAAACTGAATGTTACAACCCGTACGGTGGATGCCGCTCTGGCATACGATACAAAGAGCCCTACAGCAAGACTTATCCGTTCGTATGCCTTGAATCACGGGGCGGAACTCTACGAGCTGAAAAAAGTGGAAAACCCGTATGCGGAAGTTATTCAACTGTGATTTACAACCAACTGCATAAGTGATGAATCCTTGCCATTCTGGTTCGAGAGAATAGGGATGGCTCCTAACTCAAAACCATAGAATCATGAAACGAATCAATCCTACAACTATTTATCTGCTGTTGATACTGGCAGCAGCCATACTGAACCGGCTGACAGACGGTTCAATAAATCTAGTTATATCAATTACTCTTTGTCTGGCACTAATACCTGCCGCAATACGGATGGACAGAGAGGATAAGAAAGCACAGAAAAAGAAATGAATCATATCCGGCTTGCAGAACTTTACCATCAGGATAACAGCAAACTCTCTGACATCGGTTTCAATAGGGGTAAAAAGAGGTAAAGCGGCTGCCGTCCGGGTTCAAGTCCCGGAGCCGGACTACAATCTTGACGAATTAATCATGGAAATGTACGGAAACACATTATGCGTCAGCTTTACGGAGCTTGTTCGTGGTGGCATTATCAGTAAGCCCACTTACGGCAAGTATGTACGTGAAGGCAAGCTTACCCTCCTCCAACGTGGAGGTAACGGACGCGAGGCCCTGATCGCCTACCGCTCCATGCCGGAACGGCTCCGTGCAGCATACGATGACACATTTAAGAATGCATACGAGGAAATGAAACAGCGTGAGCAGGAAAAGTACATCAACACACAGATTCGGTTCGATGCCGAAGCGGTACGGTTCTTCAAGGAATTTGAGCCGCGTATCGAGCCATCCAGACAACTGGAATACATATTGAATGCTCAGGTGATGAACGAAATGGTGCGCACAGAAAAGGCACGAAAAGTAGAACATGCCAAAGGTGGTTTTACCCGACGCGCGGAGACATGGAGCAGCGTACAGATATGCTGTGAACGTCTGCGAGAGATTACAGGTCACACCCTGCCGAAGAATCCGGCCCGTCTTCGCGAAAAGTTCAATGCCTACAAGCGTGAGGGATACGGGGTGCTGGTGAGCGGTAACCTGGGCAACAGTGCCGCACGCCGCATCGGAAAGGCTGAAGGTGCTCTTTTGCTGAAGCTCCGCCGGAGCAAGTTCCCTGTCTACACAGATATGCAGCTCTTTGAGGAATACAACCGTCAGGCGGTGCTTCGCGGGCTGAAGACCATCAAGAGTCCTACCACGATGCACAGTTACTTGAATGATCCGGCGGTGATGGTGTGGTGGTATGCCGCGGTAAATGGCGAAAGGGAATTCAAGAACAAGTATATGCCAACCTTCGACACGGTAATGCCGTCCATGCCGAACTCGCTGTGGTACTCAGACGGAACGAAGATAAACCTTTACTACCGTGCTTATGATGAACGGCAGAAACGATGGGTGGCACGCACCACGGATGTGTACGAAGTGATGGATGCCTGCACGGAACTGTTTCTCGGCTACTTTATCGGTGACGGCGAAAACTTCTACAACCAGTACATGGCGTACCGGATGGCACTCCAGACATGGAAGGTGAAGCCTTACGAGATAGTGACCGATAACCAGGGAGGGCATAAGAAACTGGCTTCGCAGGGATTCTTCAAGAAACTCTGTCATCTTCACAAAACCACGATGCCGCACAACGGCCAGTCCAAATCCATCGAGTCCGCTTTCGGACGGTTCCAGCAGCAGGTACTTCACAAACTATACAATTTCACCGGTCAGAACATTACGGCAAAGAAGCTTTCCAGCCGTGCCAATGTTGACGTGGTAATGGCAAACATTGATAAACTGCCCACGCTGGAGGAACTGAAACAGCAGTATGCCGACTGTCGCGAAGAATGGAACTCGATGCAGCATCCTACCAGCCCAACCGGAATGACCCGTTTGGAAATGTACACCGCCATTGAGAATCCGAAAGCCCAACCGCTGGATGATTACGAAGCACACGAAATCTTCATGCTGTTCTCTCAGGCTCCGGTGCAATACACCAAGGAAGGTTTCATCTTCCGAATGAACAAGCAGGAATACAGCTACATGGTGTATGGCGATGACGGACTGGTAGACATGAACTTCCACCTTCAGAACGTAGGTCGTCAGTTCCTCTACCGATATGATCCGGAAGACATGACCCGCATCGAACTCTGGGCGGTTACTGATACCGGAGCCAAATATTCGGCAATAGCCACACCGAAAGTCACCATTCACCGTGCCACTCAGGAACGAACCGACGAGGAAAACGCTTATCTGTTTGCGCAGCTGGAAGCCAACCGCCGCACACGTGCAGCCATGCACATCGCACAAGAGGAACTGTTTATGGAGGAAGCCATGGGCGAGGCATACACCCAGCTCCGCATTCCGCGCCCGGTTGCGGTGAGCGAAAAGCAGCTTGACGGATACCGTGAGGAAATGAAGAGAGGCACACTGGAAGCTCCGGTACAGATGCTCGACACGGACATTCCGGAAGAGCCTGTACTGGCAGACGAACCGCTGACTTTCGCATCAGCCGGTGACTGGACAAAGAAAGTATCGAACCTGACGTTTGATGAACTTGACAGCTTGGGAAAATTCTAACGATTTGATTAAACAATATTTAAATACCTATTAAGACAATGAAATTTACTACAGAAATGAAAGAACAGGTGCGTACCGCACTGATTGCCTATTGTGAAAATTATCCTACCCGTAACCGTGCGGCAGAAAGTCTGCAAAATGTCAGCTCTGCCACCGTCAGCCAGTTGTGCAACGGAAAATATGACCTGATCAGTGATGACATGTTTACCCGCATTGCGGTGCAGATAGGCTTTGCCTTCGATTCGTGGACGCTGCACGAGGGAAAGACCTTCAAGGAAATCACGTTTGCGCTGAGTGACGCACAGGCATATAAGAACGTGACATGGGTGGTTGGCGATGCCGGATGCGGAAAGACTACCGCAGCCATCGAGTACCGCCGCACGCACCGCAACGTGTTCTATATCCTTTGTTCTGAAGACATGCGCCGTTCAGATTTCGTACGTGAGATAGCCAAGCAGGTAGGAGCGCCGACGGACTCCAGCAATCTGCGTGACATGCTGGAAAATGCCATCAGCATGATTGCTTTCCTGAGCAACCCGCTGCTGGTGTTTGATGAAGGCGACAAGCTTACCGACAGCGTGTTCAATTACTTTATCAGCATTTACAACCGTCTGGAAGGACACTCCGGCATCGTGTTTCTCAGCACCGACTACATCAAGCGCCGCATGGAAGCCGGACTTCGCTACAACAAGAAAGGTTACAAGGAAATAAACAGCCGTATCGGACGCCGTTTCTTCGATGTATCTCCCACGGAACAGACAGACATATACGCCATCTGTCAGGCTAACAATCTGACCGACCGTGCCGATATCGAAGAGGTGCTGAAGGATGCCAGGCGAAGCGACAACGATCTTCGCCGCGTGAAACGATGCATCCACCGTCAGAAACGTATTATCGAAGCCCGCATAAAGAAAGGAGGAAGCAATGAATAAAGAAGACACTACCCCACCCCCACAGAAAAAGAAGTTCACCTTCGATCGAAACGCAAAAGGAGTTCGTGAGCTTCTATCCATGAAATTCGATGTAATGCAGTTTGATGGTCCCTGGTATGATGCATTCGGCACGCCTGAACGCCGTGGAGTCTGGATCATCTGGGGAAACTCCGGAAGCGGAAAGACCAGTTTTGCCCTTCAGCTTTGCAAGTATTTGTGCCGTTTTGGTCGCGTAGCTTACGACTCCATGGAGGAAGGTGCTTGCCGCACTATGCAGGATGCCATACGGCGTACAGGCATGATGGAAGTAAACAAGAGATTTCTGCTGATTGACAATGAGAGCATGGAAGAGCTTAGCATCCGTCTTCGGCGACAGAAAAGCCCCGATATCGTGGTAATCGACTCCTTCCAGTATACCCGCATGACGTACCGCCAGTATATCGACTTCAAGGAGCAGCACAAACGGAAGCTGCTCATCTTCATCAGCCATGCCGAAGGCCAGTTGCCAAACGGACGCGCCGCCAAAGGAGTGATGTACGATGCCTCGCTGAAAATCTACGTGGAAGGTTTTAGAGCCTTTTCAAAGGGTCGGTTTATCGGTCCGGTAGGACATTACGACATCGTGCCGGAGAAAGCCCGGCAATATCACGGAGAAGAATAATCATAAAACACACAGTCATGAAAACAATAATGAAAGAACGCTTCATAACCCCGCAGCAGATCAAGGCACTGCAAGCCCAGTTTCACAAGATGGGTTTTACCGATGAAGACCGCCACGGATTTATCAGCCAGTTCACAGCTGGTCGTACAGACAGTACTTCAGGGCTGACCAAAGAAGAAGCCGGACTGCTATTGAGCCGCTTCAACAAGGAATCAGCCGACCGCATACGTAAGGAAGCGCGTGCCTTGGTAAAGCAGATATTTTCATTGTCGTTCCGCATTTCCTGCCTGAACCGGAACTACACGAACGACACACCGGAGGATTTTGAAATGAACAAAGCTAAAATCAACCAGTTCTGCCGCACACGTAGCAAGTTCCGCAAGAACCTGACGGAAATGTCACTGGCAGAACTAAAAGAAGTAAAACGACAGTTTGAGGCAATGGCAAGAAAGGAGGAGAAATGAGAAAACAATCAGAAATAAATCGGGCAATAGAGCACTTGAAGGCTTATACAGACGCAGCGAGCCGAATACAGGTGGAAGTCCTGGAAATGAAGCGCAGCGAAACATGGGTATTCAATCAGTATGTGCGCGACGTTCCGGAAGACGAGCGAAACGAAACCCTATTCTATGCCGCACGCGATGCAGCCCAGTTCCTCGCCGGAAAGATTGGTATCAGTTCCATCTGTCCGGATCTGGAGGACGAACCGGAAGAGGAAGAAGAAACTATTACATTGAGCCTCTCGGAATACAAGAAACTTCTGCGCCGATTGGATCGTGTAGAAAGAAGATTAGGACTCAGGGTCGGTTCTTTAGAGAAAGTACCTAGAAAGGATATTTCAGAAGCACCGGACGATTTGATAGGTCAGGCTGACGCATGCAGATTAATAGGATGTGGAAAAACAACTATAAAAAGATGGGCTAACAAAGGGCTGATAACAGGATATCAGAAAGGACGTAGCGTGTATTACAGCAGACGCGAGCTGATTGGTAGCCCGGTAGTGAAAGATTACAAGGACAGTAAATCAAACAAGGAATAATCATGGAACAGACAATCGAACAAATCCAGAATGACATTATGAACCACATGCAGCAGTTTGATTTCACCGACCAGGTACTCATCCTGCGGGAACTGGAAAATTTCTGCGGACAGCAGGCAGACGAAGCTCTGAAGATGGAATATGACATGGCGGCAATGGAAGACGAATTAACCGACAATTAATAATCATTTAAACAATCATTAAAAACCCAATTAAGTATGGCAACAAAAAGAACCAAGAAAACAGTAATCAGCGGAGTAAGCCGCGAACAGTACGAACAGGCATTCGCCGATTTTGCGATGGCAGACGCAAAGGCTCAGGCTATCGCAGCTAAGATGGACCAGGAAATGACAAAGATCCGTGAGAAGTACGCCGACCAGCTGGCAGAACTGAACGAAACGAAAGACCGCACTTTCGAAGTGATGCAGACCTATGCCACCGAAAACAAGGACACGCTTTTTTCTAAGAAAAAGAGTCTGGAATCGGCACACGGCATTATCGGTTTCCGCACCGGCAACCCAAAGCTGAAGAACATGAAAGGTTTCACCTGGGCAGCTGTGACAAACCTCTGCAAAGAGTTCCTTCCACAGTATATCCGCACAACCGAGGAACTGGCTAAAGACAAGCTGCTGGCCGACCGTGACATTCCTGAAATTGCGGAACAGTTCGCAAACATCGGCGTACAAGTGGTGCAGGATGAATCGTTCTATGTGGAACCTAAAAAGGAAAGCGATGCGGTCCAGACGACCTAAATACACGTATGAACGCCGTGGTCCTCTTTGGATCGTGTATCGGAATGAATATACTGATACAATTTGCACAGGCACTCCCATAGCGGAGTGCCGATCCAAAGAGAAAGCACGGGATATGGTTTACGAACTTAACGGATGGAAACATGAAAAGAAAGTCTAAATACAAATGGTACGCAATATGGACCGTATACTGTATACTGGTGATTCCTCTTGGTATTATGATTATGATATCTCACTATATAAGGCTTCCATTTGAATTATTGCTTGAATGGATAGAAAATGTAAAATGGTGGCTTGTAAAAAGATATAAACCGGAATAGCTATGGCAGAACTCACTTTTAAAACAAATATCCGGCGTGACAAGTGGCCGCGCTGGATGAAGAAACTGCACGAGTACATGACCCGTGTAACTCAGAACCGGGAACTGGAGCCTACCCGTGATGAATATCTTCGCCTGAAAATGATAATGGAGAGTTGTCTTGGAGAATTAAAAAATGAGGAAGACGCACGCCGGGCTTCTGTCCGTGTATTGCTCGGAGAAGACAATGACCGGTTATCTCTCATAATAATGCGAAGCAATCTGGTAATAACATCTTATTACATCGAATAATGAACAAACGTACACAAATCATTCTTTTCACAGCCTTTTCTCTTATCATCGGTCCGCTGATTATTATGGGCTTCATTCTGAAACTTGCGGGAAAGATGCTCGATATACTTGGCTGGCTCTGCTGGATGGAACCACGCATGGCGCGGAAAGGATGGAATGAATTAATCAGAAAAATAAAAGAATCATGGAGCACAAATTAGGAGAAACCTTCACCTGGCACGGACAAACGCTCGCGGTCGCCGAGGTGAAAGATCAGGAAGAACCTTGCAGCGGATGCTGGTTTTTTGAGCACGCCATCCCCTGCTACGGTAACGAGCTTAACTGTACGGACGATTCGAGAAGAGACCATACTAACGTAATATTTAAACAATCAACAAAAACAGAAGAATTATGATGCACAACTGGTTTACATGCAAAATCCGTTATGAGAAAACGATGGAAAACGGAATGCAGAAGAAAGTAACAGAACCCTATCTGGTAGATGCTCTCAGCTTCACCGAAGCCGAAAGCCGTATCATCGAAGAAATGACACCGTTTATTAGCGGAGAGTTTGAGGTGGCTGGAGTTGCAAAAGCTAATTTCAATGAACTGTTCCCAAGTGAAGAAGAGTTTGCCGACCGCTGGTTCAAATGTAAACTCTGGTTTATTACACTGGATGAGAAGAGCGGAGCAGAAAAACGTACTGCCAGCAACGTACTTGTACAAGCTTCCGACCTTCGCGACGCCATCAAGAAGCTGGACGAAGGCATGAAAGGAACTTTGGCAGACTATGTGATAGCTTCCGTAGCTGAAACCGCCATCATGGATGTGTACCCCTACGAAGCAGAACCTGATGTAAAACCCGAATTTGAAAACGCAGATAAGAGATGAATACAGAGAAGACTTATATCCATCGCCGCGTATGCCTCTGCCGTCAGTGCGGAGGAACCGGCTCAGTAACCGTATATGCAGAGAAAGATGTGCGACGGGAATATCCCCAGCAGAAAGTATGTCCGCAATGCCAGGGCAGCGGACGCATCTGGCTCAGCGGAACAGTAATCAAACAGATTGAACCCTATGCAGAACCAGAACCTTAATCTGTTCAAGCCTCGCAGGGTGGCAGCCAAAGTCCATTACAGCGCAATCAATCAGTTTATGTTCGTTTGGATCAAGCACAGCCGCCCCTGCGACTTGAAGGTGCAGCGTTCGAAGCAGAACCCGGAATACCTGGGCATCTGCTTCGATGTGGAAAACAATGACACTATCGACATGATGTGTGATTTAAAAACAAGTCTGAAAATTCAAATTGTTGATTTATGAAAAAAGAAGATATTAAGCAAGAAGCTCAACATATGTGCGATAAAAGATTTTCCTACTTGCATAATAGTGCTTTTTTCGATGGCTTTGTTACCGGTGCAGAATGGAGAATCAATTCAGTTTGGCATAATGCAGATGAAGTTCCGAAAGAGAAAGGATATATACTTGTAGAGGTCAATGGAAGTCAGCCTATTTTTGTTACATGGAATATAAATGTTATTCCTACAAATTGGGATAAAATCGTAAAGGAAAACAATGTTGTCAAGTGGGCATACGTTAAGGATTTAATACCTATTATGGAGGATTAATTATGAACGCAAGCGATCAAGAGAGAGTATGTAAAGCAGGATATGTCATTCTCAGAAGGATGGACACTCCAAAGCCTCACATAAAGTACAAGAGTAAGTCAAATCCAAGGTCATGGAAAAAATATGATGATTACGTAAGTAAAGCTCACCGTGATAAGGTGATGAGAGAATTACTTCAAAAAGATAATTACATTGAAGACTGACACAAAAATCCCCGACACCGAAAACCGATGCCGGGGATTGCTGTATATTATTCACCTGGTTCTCCAAGGAAATGACATATCGCTTCGTGCTGCAAGGGAGTCAGGCTTCGCTGTCCCTTATGGAAATGCAGTTCCGTAAGCCGTTGCTGTAAGTCTTCGTTCAGCACTATCCAGCGGCGAAGCTGCGCTACGGCACTCCGGGTACTGGATTTAGGGAAATATTGCTGAGCCAGGTCTGTAAGGTATATCGCTTTCATATAGGTAAAGATACGAATTATTTTTTGTACTGCAAAAATTACCCTGCGGTAAACGTCCTGTTTCCGCAGGGTTATGGATCATTTTTCCGGCGGTAAATTATTCACCTTCCAGTTCCTTATACGATTTCACCTTCTTAAACTGAAGGTTCTCCAGTGCCAGCGTGCTTTGCAGTCCCAGCCCCGGACGGAACTGAAGATGAACCTGACGGATGTAACTTTCGTTGAAGTCTTCCGACGTTTCCGAACCGTTGCTGCGTATCTGAGCCTGGAATGTTCCCAGATTCTCCAGTTTTACGATTTCCCCTTTGGCGATGTGGCGGTTTATCTGCTTGATCAGCGCACGGATCACGTTCAGCACGTCACCGTCGGTCAAGGTCGTACTGTAGGCGATATCATCCGCCAGCTCGTTGATTTCGACTGTTCCGCTCGCCTGTGCCTTGGCGTAATACTTCGCAGTGCCTTCCAGATCTCCCGGCTTCTTGTAAGCCGCAATAGAATAGTTGATAGCCATGTGTCTGTCTTTTTTAAATGTTTGTAAAAATGTGGTTAACTTGTCATGACAGTACAAATCTACGGCAGTACAAGTCCATACTGTCGTAATAGCAGTTATTATGTGCGTGAATGGGATAATGTCCGCTTTTTTTTGTACTTTTGCGATAAATCGTTGTCTATGGATTCTCAACTGGAGCTGTTCCCATCACACAAGCTTTCGCTATCGGAAATGACCCGAAAAGTCACTCTTCCTTTACAGCGTATGGCTTCAGACCGAAAAGAGCGTCTGATGCTGCGCAACCGTGCGATGGTGGCACGCAAATATTATTGGGAGGAAATCATGCGCCGCCGCCCTGACGACGTGACTGTGATACTGGCTGAACATGAATTTTTTGTAGACGAACGTACCATCCAGAACGCGCTGATGGAAAACGCGGATTTCTATACAGATCTTTGCCGCCGTAAAGTAACGGCACGCCAGCTTCAGAAAATGTTTCCTACGTGGAAATTCTGATTATTCGATTACAGCCGCTTCAAATGTCATTTCATATACTTTCAGTCCGTCTTCCCTTTTCAGAGGTACACAGCTTCGGCGCATGTATGGTTGCTGGAAATGGTCAAGCCACCGCCCATGTATCGTTTGCTTTATCTTTTCCAGCAGGTCAAAACGTTTCAGAGCAGTATCCCGTACGGATTTCGGGGTACGAGTGTTCAGACTTGCACAATCATTGAAGGCAATGGTAAGCACAGCTCGCAGGGTACATCGTTGGGGCACTATCCCCATGGAAGTCAAATCACGTGTGTCGGGCATAGAAATATCTATCAGACAGCATGGCCATGCCACCGGCGGGCGTTCATCGGTGTAATAATCCAGCTGACCTTCGTCAGCATCAATCCAGCGGAGTTCAGTCACTTCCGCTTCCAACAGTTCGAGCAAATCGATCAAGTATTCTTTCTTCATTTCAATATGGATTTAAAAAGTTGTTCGCTTACTGTCTTTAACTTACGTTCCAGTTCCGGACAGTTACCCATGAACTGTCTTTGGGGAATGTTCATTTTCCGTGTATGACTTTTCACCTCAACGGTCCTTTTCTTTTTCTTTCCTTGTTTCTTTAATTTACGGGTGTGAGCCTTTACCACCACACTTCCGGTAAAACCTTCATTATGAACCTGTGCATAAGGAACTTTGCTGTTCCCGGCGGCAATGACCACCTTCTTTGGGGTTACCCTTACTATACGCACGCTGCCTTGCAGTTTACCGCTGCGTACCAGCATGGTTCCTTTCTTCGGCTTGTATTTCGGCCTCAGTGCCGGCCATGGTTTACCGTCGAAAGACTTTTCTGAGAACCTGCTCCTGGAATATTCCTTGGCTTCTTCCGCTATCAGCTGGGGAAGAGCACCCATAGCCTGGGCCATTTTTTTTACAAATTCATCGTTTGTATTCATTTGTTTTTCAATTAAACAAGTGGTTTAAAATTAAAAACATTATCTTTGTAACGTTCTGACAACCGGACTAGATGGGGCCCTACCTTGGTTTGGCGGGGGGCAGCCGCAAGAAATGGAAAGACGCAAGGTTCGGTCAGAGTAATTCAAGTTGAGGTATGACACCGGCTATCCAATCCGGGCGGGCGGAGAACCACGGGATGGTTCTCCTTTACGGGCCGGACGGACGCAAGGACATACTTCAGCGTTTTTTTATGAGCAGTCCCCACCGGCGTTTATCCCAGATGTTCTTTTTCATATAGGCTACGGTCTTTCCTTTCAGATTAGTCTGCATGACGTACCACGTTTTCAAAACCAATGCCTCACCCTCTATCTTGTAGTTTACTGCCACCACCTCATCGCGATAGAATTTCAGCAGACAGTAGGTGTCAAGCTGTTCTGCCTTTTCGAGCGAGTTCTTCTCTATCTCGTTGTTCAACCATACTTCGTCTGGATTCATCAGCGTATCAAGCATGGCATTCCACAATGCGATGCGGTTATCTCTTCCTTTTGCGGTAGTATGACCGAAAAACTGTTTTTCGTATATGACTACCTTCCGTCCGTCGTAATCGGTCAGCGAAATCACACCATCTACAGCTTTTTCTTCCCAAAGCTGTTTTTCATCGCGTTCCACACGGGGCGGCATGTCGCCAGGAGCATAGTCCTTCATCTGCTGTACGGTGGGAAGCTCCCAGCGGTCGGCGGTCATCTTTTTCAAATAGGATGCTGCCTGCTGCGGGAACTTGCGGATGTACATCTGGTCGGCAGTGAATATCTGTGCGGTGTCGCAACGGTTAACTCCCCATCCTTGGGCTGCCTGCATTTTCCATTCTTTGGTAGCCATAAAGTCCAGTACCCGCTGGCGCATAGCAGCCAAATCCTCACCTTCTACCTGAAATGTCATAAGCCCTCGTACGCGGCAACGGCAGTTCCATCCATTCGGAGGATATATCTTGTTCCAAAGTTCGTCATTAGCCGGAAGAATCACTCCGTGCAGTTTTTTATGTTCCTCACGTACACGGCCATCGGCTACGGTGAGGTACTGCCAGTAAGGGAATACAGTCCTGTTCTGTACCAGTCTACGGTACTGCGAAGTGGCTTCCGCTGTCAGTACGGCAGTGTCGTATTCGGTCTGTTGCCATGTCCGGTTAAATATTTTTGTCACCTGCTGTGCCTTTTCCATAAATTCGGGGTAACTCCCGCTTTCCCGGAACAGACGGTTGAGTTCCTGGATTTCCGCAAGCGTCTTGGCAGCACTGAAATGATATAGATTGGTTTCCATGGCAGTACGGAAAACATCATCGGGAGCATTGTAGGCAAAACCGGTATCAATGTTTCTTACGCCTGATTTAAATGATGTTTGAATTGCATTTAAAAATTCTCCGGAAAAGAACCTGAAAAGATCAGGTGAGAACAGTTCCTCACCGTTCCACACTTCATCGGCTATCTTTTCGTCAAGATCCGAATCATCCCTCATGCGGACTGTGCCAGCCCCGGCTCCCGTCGGGGCTTCTGCGAAAAAACCTTTTATCCATTCCCAAAGGCTTTGTTTGTCCGTATTGCGTACAGGAGGCTCGTTCCCTTTTTCCGGATCTTTCTTCGGCTCCTGAACCTCGTCCGTACGAGGTTTCTTATTCCCGTTTGCAAAAGGCTGCTGTACGGATTCTGCCGGATTCAGGCTTTGCAGAATGTCCTCATCGTTTTTCGGTTCCGGTATGCCAAACTTTTCGTATGCCCATGAGCGGGGAATGGGAAGTATTTCGCTCAGTGTTTTCAGGTCTGTCACGGAAAGTTCGTCTTTCTTGTCTACAAAAGAGAACTTTCCATCACGTACCGGATATCCGCGTTTCTCCAGTAACGGCACAAAAAACTTGTTCAGCATGCGGATAACAAAACGCCGGTCGCTGCGGTGCTTTTTTTCCTGAACAGCCAGATGCACCTGGCTTTGGCTGAGTGATGAACCGCTCTGTGTGGTCATGGTCTGCCCCAGAATCGTAATCAGTATTTCTTCGTTGCACGCCTTCCGGAAATCATCGTAAAGGGCTCCGTTGGTCGTTCCGCTCATCAGGGTGGTTTCTATTTCACTTTCTTTCGGAACTACCATATAAGGTGCGGAACCGGCTGTCTCGAATGCCTCAATCAACATCCTGCGGCTCGTATCGTCCAGAGAGTTATATTTTCCGATACGGATGGGCATACCGAACAGTTCAACAAATTGTGCCCAATCGCCAAAACCGCCCCGCTTATATATAACGTATGGAGCGACTTTCAGCAAAAGCCCCAAATCATCATCTCGTCCCCACTGGATAATCATATCGTCACCGGCATAGCTGATTCCGTCATTGTCTCCCTGTTGGCGTACGATGACCTTTTCTTTGGGGCGGATATGTTTTCGCGGGATTGAGTTGAAGTCAAATTCCGGAGTGAATGTAAATTCATCCACGGATATCCCCCAAAAGCGGCTCCACATGATGCTTTCCAGCAGCCGCTCGAACTCCAGCGAATTGATAAGGTTTTCCATCACATCGGACTGCTTTCCGTCTTTTGTGATAAAATTAATATCGGCATCAGTAATCGCCTCTATACGCTTGTTGATGGCATCCGTCACGGAACCGTCAAGCAGAATACTGGAGTACAGGTCATACAATGGGAAACGGATGCCTATATCGGCTGCACGCAAAGCCGATTTCCAATTCCCTATGTCATTTATTTCCCGTCTGGGAGGCGTGAGTACAAGAGTACTGTAAATAGGGGTAGGCAAAGCCTTGCTTACTGTTGTCGGATCAGGCATGGCAGCCTTTCCCCTATAATTCTTTTTATTTTTCTTTGCCATAGTCGTATCGTTTAAAAATGATTGTCCCGCTTTCGGTTACTTCCGTAATCCATCTGGCAATGGCATCCCGGAGCATGTCCGCAGTCCGTACTGTCCGGTTTGGCAGGAAGATTAGGATTATTACGGTTCTGGTTGTTCTCCAGCCATTCGATAGCCCGGTTGTACCGTTTTTCACGCAGTTCCAGATCCACTCCTGCATTGCAGAGGTTAACGAAGTGCCATGCCGCGATATCTTTTACGAACAGCAGCAGGATAGCGTTTCGTGCGCTGCCTGTTGCGGAAAAAATGGTTTGTGTATCGTATTTGGTAAGATAACCGGATGCTTCCTCTATGGCGGCATCAATGGCAGAAAGCATAACCGCCTCATCGCCGCGACATATAGTTTCGATATTTTCCTGGTAAATATGTGTGTACATATCTTCTGTAGTCAGGTATGCCATAATCTCAGAATCTTTTTTTGTTTGTATATCTTTTCCCATACCAGATACTTCCCGTTTCAATCTTGGCTGAAAGCTGCTGGCACATGTAGTATCCTCCCTCCACTGCATCAGGTCCGTCAGCCGGTGACGGGAGTCCGTCATCAAACAGATTGAACTGTTCCTGAAGCCGCAACATGTGAGGATTGTCTTTTTCTTTAATATTAAAAACCAGTCTTCCGGCACGGTGCAACGGTTCAAGATTACCTTCAATGCGGGCAAACTTCTCCGGTTTCTTCCGTTCGTCCGGACTGATATTAATATAAAATCCACGTTCTTTTCCCTTATTCAGAAAAATAGGTTTGAATACCTGCTCGTAAAACGGGTCCTGAAGGGTGTTGTTCTCAATGAAGCAACGCAGCTGGGCACGCTCCTTCACATAGTCTTGCAGATAGTAGTACCAGTTCACAAATTCATCGTTGGTGACATGCTGAAGGAAACAGGTGTACACATACAGCGTACCTTCATACAGTCCGCACAGGATGTTTGCCTTGAAGGAGTTTTGTGCGGCTTTCTTGCTGACCTTGTTACTGTATGCCGGGTCGCCGTAGCTGACAATGTATTTCAATTTATGTACAGGCGGACATTCCCCCCATTTAATTTCATCGAAATAATGTCCTTCAATGACAGGGTTATTGAAACATTCCTTCTGACCGGCTGCCAGACTGACTTGAGCCAGCACTTCATCTACGGCTTCTTCACTATTCTTTTCGGGCCATACCGATTTTCCGTTCCGATAGTCTTCCTGAGGGTCAGGATGGTTAATGTCTACCATACGCAGGTTGATGATGTCCCAATGTCCCAACGGCTTTTCACGGTCAGCCAGTTCACGGGCCTTGTTTCCGGCACGCACCACACAGCAGTCTTTGGCGATTATGTTGCCCGTCCAGATGGTCAGCAATGCCTCGCTGATGGAGCGGGTGAAGAACAGGGCGTTCTCGAACCATCTCCACTTGTTGTTCAGCACTTCAATGTTCCGGCATTCCTCGTCGGTATCGTAGTCGTCCATGAGCAGCAGGTCAGGCCGCACTTCGTCCAGCTTCACACCACGTGGAGATTGCCCCCATCCCATAGCCATAAATGAAGCCCGGTTTGACAGGATGAAATAGTCTTCCGTCCATTTAGTTCCTCTCATGTCCCCGTAGAAGTATCGCAGGCGTTCGTTTGCTTCAAACTGCGCCCGGTACACATTGAGCAGTTTGATAGCCGCATCACTGGTGGCAGAGGCAAGGATTATCACCCGCTTGTTCTTCTTCACAATCACAAGGTATAGCACAATCATCATTACAATGGTACTTTTTGCCAGCTCACGCGCCCACGAAAGTACCTCGTACCAGTTGCCGTCGGAATGGTTTACGATACGACGAATTGCCTTCTTCTGGAAGCCCGCGAACTCATATTTGGCAAACTTGTAGAAGAAGAATTTCATCCATGCTATCGGATCGCCCTCCAGCTCTTTCAATTTTCGGGACTTCTCTGCATCGCTCATGGTAAAGTCCACCGCAGTAAGTGTGCGCACCTGTCGCAGGAATTCCTCCCAGTCTTCCACCAACTGCTTGTTCTTTCCGGTCAGTTTCTGTCTTGCCATATCATTTCAGTTGTGTCTTAATGAATTCGTCAAACTCGGATGAAATATCGATTGCCTTTTCCGGATTCCGGGCACGCAGCCATGTCAGGAACTTCTTGCTTACTCCGATAATGTCTGCAATGCCGAAATCGCCCTCCATTTTGGCGATGGCCGCAGACAGTTTGTTGATTGTGTCTGCCTGGGCAGGTGTGGCATATTTAGTATCCGATTCGCTGATTGCCTTGTTTATCTGGGCTATCTGCATATACAGATGTCGTATCTGTTCCTCACGGGTGGAGGTGACAGCCGCACGCAGCATCTCCCAGTTCTCCTTTTCCGCCCATCTTCCTACGGTTATACGGCTTACGCCCACTTTCTGCGCAATATCCTGAAAAGTCATGCCTTCCTGCATGAACAGCAACTTTGCCCAGTCCTTTTTCTGTTGGTTTGTCAGGTTGTTTGTCATGTCCGTTCGTGTTATATTTTAAAACAAAGGTAGACAGTTCCGATGAATTGTACCAATCGGTTTGTAATGCTTTCCCTATTTATGTAACTCCTTACATTACAGAATGTAACGCTTACAACCTGATTTGCCTGATTCATTTTTTCACCCGAATTTTGCGATAAACAAGCATGAGCACAATGAACAAATCATACAAATTTACAGTACACGATGAGTCGGTCAATACCTACGGTTTCCGTATGCTGACTGATGGAGCAAACCTGACGGAGTTTGAGAAAAATCCCGTCATACTGTATAACCATAACGACTGGGAAACGCCAATAGGTCGTGCTGACAGGGTATATAAGGAAAACGGAACCATAGTTGCAGAAATCGTATTTGATACAGCCGACCCGAAAGCCGCTGAGATAGCCGGTAAGGTAGAGCGTGGATTTTTGCGTATGGCATCTGTAGGTGCATGGCCTCCGGAAGAGGCTACGGACGATGAACTTATGAAACTGGACGGACAGACCGGACCGACCATTACACGCTGGACACTCCGTGAAATATCAATTTGTCCGATTGGAGCGAACCACAATGCTCTGGCCATGTACGACCGTACAACAGGCAAACGGATTGACCTGTCAGACCGGAGTACGGTCATACGTCTGGCTGACAATATTAAAAATATGAATCTCAACCCTAAAAAAGAAAACAATATGAGTGTGATTACACAAATGCTGCGCCTGTCCGACTCAGCCAGCGAACAGGCAATTGCCGAAGAAGTGCGCAAGCTCATCGCATTGCGTGATCAGTATCAGTCGGAAATAGCCGGATTGAAAACAGAAAAAAAGAATTTACAGCTAAAACTGGACACCTACGAACAAAAGGAACGTGAAACCAGAAAGGCACAGGCTGTCTCTCTGGTGGATGCAGCCGTAAAAGACGGACGTATTAATGCTTCCGGACGTGATGCATGGCTGAAAGATCTGGAGAATGATTTTGAAAATGCTTCCGTACGTCTTTCTTCCATTACCAGACGGCAGACAGTAGCCACACAGGTTATTCCCGAAGGAAAGTCAGGAGCAATAACCCTGCGTGACATGACTTTCCAGGATATTCTGAAAGCCGACCGACTGAAAGAACTGAAGCTGGACAAGGAGCTTTACCGTCAGAAGTTCCGTGAAGCCTACGGACATGAACCGGCTTAAACCGTTTTTACAAACTATTTAAAAAAGACAAAACATGGCAGGACTGAACAAAGAAATCTGGCTCCCCGGAATCGAGGAGCAGTTTATCCCGGATACCTCGTTCGTTGCAGAAGGTAGAAATCTCGATGCATGGACAGATAACGGTTTCCTGAACCTTCAGGAAGCGGGTGTAAATCCGGAAGTAATTGAGAACAATGAAGTATGGCCTATTCCTATTGTAAGACGTGAAGATATTCCACACAAACTGGAGATGAAACGCTTTGATACGGAAAATACCGTACACATCAACGCTATCGAAGTGGAGGAAGCGGCTGGTAAGCGCGAAAGCGTCATACGCGGACACCGTGTGTCTTTGCAGACTAAGTTTGCGAAGATGGCAGGATATAACTGGTCACCGGCAAAAAATACGGAAAACACTCCGGTAAATGTGGTCAGCACAGGAAACAAGAGCAGCATCAACAACACGTACTATGCCTTTACTTATGAAGAACTGCTGAAACTGGATACCCAATGCAACCTGATGGATATGCCTACGGAAGGACGAATCCTCCTGCTTCATCCGTGGCACGCAGCCGACCTTCGCAAGCAGGATCTGGGAATGTACAAAAGCTTCTTCAACGGCAGCTCAATGTTTAATTTCAAGGTATATATCACCGCAATGACTCCACGCTACAATGGGGAAAACGGACAACGTGTAGCATATGGAGCTCCTGTAAACAGTACAGACGCTATTGCCTCAACCTTCTTCTATAAGGAAGCGGTAGGAGCAGCAAAAAGCAATTTCGACATGTACTACCGTCTTAATGATCCGGAATACCGTGGTGACGTTATCGGCTTTAACATGCGCGGACTGGCACTGCCTACTACCGGAAAATATCTGGGAGCCATTGTAACTAAAAAGCATGAGTAACAAACCTTTAAAAAAACGATAAAACTATGAGTTATCTGAATAGTAAATCAGGACGTACATTTGATTTTACCGCCCCTTACACGGAAGAAGGAGAACGCTGCCAGCGTATTCCTTTTCCGATTGCAGTAAACCGTAAGCCAACCGACAGTTCACACATTACGCATGACACAAATCCGCAGGTAATGACGTTCGACAGTGCTGCTTCAGCAGGTTCTTATACTGTAAACACACTGGTACAGCCTGGCTCTTTGTTGATTGTAAACAACGAGCATGCTTCAAACAGACAAACGATAGGTGGCGTAGAATGCGCCGCAAACGACAGTACTGTACTGATGTGGACCGGAAAGAAGTATGTACAAATATCTAATGCAGGAGTAGGAGGATAAGTCATGAAACACTTTACAATGGGAGAACTTTGTGCCAGTACCACCGCCGACGTTCATGGAATCAAGAATACACCGCCTCTTCAGGAGGCGGGGAACCTGAAAGTCCTTGCCGACAATGTGCTTGACCCGCTCCGTGAATGGTACGGAAAACCGATTACAGTCAATTCCGGTTACCGGTGTCCGCAACTGAACCGCATGGTAGGAGGCAAACCGACCTCCCAGCATCTCAAAGGGGAAGCTGCCGACATCACTGCCGGAAGCAAGGAAGAAAACCGGAAACTCTTTGCCTATATCAGAGCGAACCTGACTTTCGACCAGCTGATTGACGAGAAGGACTTCTCATGGGTACACGTGTCGTTCAAACGCAACGGAGAGAACAGGAAGCAGATTCTTCCCCTTTAAAAACATAGCCATGAGCGATACTATCAGGGAAATCATACAATGGCTGTTCGCCGGTGGAGGGCTGCTTGCCCTGATAGAGCTGTGGCGGACACGCCGGAAAAACAGGGCTGCATCGCAGAAAGACGTGGAATCGTACTTCCAGACCATGTACGAGGCTAACGGCAAGACGATGATCGGCTTACAGATGAAAATAGACGAATTACAGGACTTAACCATCAGACAGGATGAAAGGATATTCAAGTTGGAACGTATTACGCGAAGGGCTTCGGTGTGCCGTTATTGGAGCAGCTGCCCTATCCGTCCTGAGCTGCAAAAGTACAAGCAGCTTGCAGGAGAACCGGACAGTAGACCGAAAGGACAGTCTGAGGCAGACCGTAACGAAGGTGATAACCTACGAACCGGTCCCGAAGACACAGACGAGCCTGACACTGGATGCCGACCGCCTCCTTAGCCTCTCCCGGTTACCAGAAGGTATCGGCTTCACTGCGCACGACGGCCGTCTGTCTCTCCATGCCGAGAGCGACGGGAAAGGTGGTGTGAACATCACGGCGCAGCATGAGGGCGAAAGCCAGAAGGTAATTACAGAGGAAAAGGATGTGACAAACCGCATACGCGATGAAGCGGAAAGTCAACTGGAAGAAGTAAAGGAAACACGCCCCGCAGCCCAGGGATGGCTGACAGGAACAGCCCTGACCCTGCTGGGGATTATCCTTATCTGGCAACTGATTAAATATCATTTAAGCAAACATTAAAAACGACAAAATTATGGCAGATAAAAGCAACGGACTGATGTATGGTGTGGCCGCCGTAAAGTTCAAGACACCGGAAGGCGAGGAAAAGACGTTGGGCTGGCTGGATGAAAACGGGATGCAGCCTGCGGGAAATGCGCCTACCTTTATGGATGTGAATGCCGCACAGGTAACAGACGGACCCGTAGACAGCATTATGACCAATCCGGGAAGCGATGCATTCACGATGAACCTCATCAAGCTGGATGCACAAAGCATGGTCGATGTATTCGGTGGAAAGAAAGAAAAGGATGATTCTTATACTCCTCCGGTTAAGTTTGTAGCAAACGGTGTGCTGACAATATCCATGCATTCCGGACACAGCTTCCGCATATTCAATGCACGTCTGAGCCGTAACGGCTTCCAGAACGGAATCAATATGCAGAATGTACTGGCAATGGGTATCCGTGTGGACATGCTGAAACCTACAGACGGAAAAGACAGACGCTACCGTACTTATCCTCCCGGAGTGGAACCTGATACCGCAGACTCAACCGCAGACGCAGCAGGATAAGTATGAAGGCACAGGATATAGAACTGCTGGCAGGCATCTCCCTCAGTGACGGGGGAATCAGCCTGCCGCTTCATACGGTACTGCGGAAACATCCGTTCCGCATCACGATGAAGATACCTACCACACGCAGTCTGCTACGTGTCAGCAAACGTTACCTGCGCATCGGTGTTACTCCGGAAGAATATGATGCATATAATCTGGACCAGCGAATCCGGTTTGTCTACCTGCATGGAAAGGATATCAGCCGGATAGTAGCATACGGCATTGTTCGAGGGCCGGTACTGGGAAGGTTACTTAACCGCCCGGTGGCATGGATGCTTCGGGAACTGATGACACCCGATGAACTTTCCTCCGCATGGCGGCAGATACTGAACAGTACATCTACCACGTCTTTCGGGATTATTATCGCATCGGCAGCAGCACTGAACAAGATGCAGCCCTTAGCGAGCCGGAACGAGAGCGCAAACGAAACGAGGAGTTAAAGAAGGGACATACGGAACCTTCGCATAGCCTTTTCGGCGTGATAGGTCAAATAGCCACGGAAACAGGCTGGAGCATTGACTACATTCTGGACAAAGTGAATGTAGTAACCCTGCAAATGATGATGGCAGACATGCCGCACTGGGTTCCACCGCAAAAGCTGGACATGATGCAGCAGATACGTGAAATGGAGGAACGGGAGAAACAAAGAAACAGTCACATACAAACAGATAACACGAACACGACAAAGGGAATGAACCCGATGGAGTTCTTTACCCATTATGCAATAAAAGATTAAGGATATGGCAGTACCTGTTGAACTTGAAATATTCATGAAAGACCTTACCAAAGCCGGACTACAGAGCGTGGGTAAGAATGTGGATGATGTGGAAAATCAGACTCTGCAACTGATTGACGCGCTGAAACTGGTACGTGCCGAGCAGATTAAACAGCTTGAATCGAATAAGCAGGCGGGGAAAAGCTATACGCAGGAAGCGGCCAACGTACAGGCTTTGACGGGGCAGATCAACGGATTGAAGACAGGTCTGAAAGACTTGCAGAAAACGAAAGAGGAAACCGCAAAAACGCAGACCATTGACATCGACACCGAAGCCGTAACCCGTAAGACAAACAACCTGAAGATGCAGTTCAGCCAGGTAGCAAGAGAGCTGCCTTCACTTGCCATGGGGCCGCAGATGTTTATCCTCGCTATCTCAAACAACCTTCCTATGCTGGCGGATGCCATTTCGGATGTACGCAAGCAGAATGAGTTACTGAAAGCATCCGGGCAAAAAGGTGTGCCGGTATGGAAACAATTGGCCGGTGCAGTATTCTCATGGCAGACTGCACTAGTAGCTGCTATCTCTTTAGGGATTGTATATGGAAAAGAGATTGGAAATTGGGTAAAGAGCCTGGGAAAAGTAAAGAAAGAGCTGATAGATACTCAGAAAATACAAGACGACTTAAACAAGGTTCAGGTGGAAGGAGGAAAAGCTGCAGCCGAGGAAACGACAAAGCTCCGTCTACTTTACACGGCAAGCCAAGATACATCAAAATCTATGAAGGAAAGAAATAAGGTTGTAGATGAATTACAGAAAATGTATCCTTCCTATTTTGGGAAATTGAGTAACGAAGAAATTTTGGCCGGTAAGGCATCTGATGCTTATGACCGTCTGACGAAATCAATAATATCATCAGCTAAGGCAAGAGCGGCCATGAGCAAAATGGTGGATGAACAAGGGAAGATACTGGAAAATGAACAAAAGATAAATGATGCGTACTCCAGATTAGATCCTCTTTTACCAAAACTTGAAGCGGCAGAAAAGAAATTAAATATAGCAAAAACGTCTGCAAGTCTGAATGCAGGAAAACTTTCAACTTCCGGAACTAGAAATCTTTCAGCCGGAGGAAATGTCGCGGTTCAGCAGGCTCAATCAGACTATGACCAGTTAAAGAAAGAAACGGATGCTATTTACGAAGAAATTGCAGGATACCGTGCAACCATATATGAATCGAACAGGATTTCTAAGGAATTGGAAAAAAGCATTAAGGTAGATGACATTGTTACAGAGGAAAAAGGTAGTGGTACAGGTTCCGGAAAAACCGACTACGCTTCCCAGCTGGCGGATGCCCGTGTAAAAGCTCAGCAAACTACAGAGAAACTGCGTCTGCAAATCATGCAGGAAGGTATTGCCAAGCGCAAGGCACTGGCTAAGCAAGAATACGATGAGCAGCTTGCCGACATTGACAAGCAGGAACAGGACACGATTGCCAAAATGGATCAGGCTCGCAAGCAGGGTGACAACATCCCGCAGAGCCAGTATGATGACGTGAAAGCAGAAACGAACGAACAAAGGCTTTTAGCGGAAAAAATATTAGCGGAAAAGATATATCAGATCAATAAAGAATATCTTGACAAAACACTGGACGCTGAAATAGAGTACAATAAACAATATGGAACCTGGCAGGAAAAAAGAGAAGCTGTAGCTTTGGAGTATACAAAAAAAATAGCCTTGGCGCAGACTGAAGCCGAAAAGAAACTTTTAAAAGAAAAAGGGAAAGAAGCTGTTGCCGCTGTAGATTTTGAGGAGTTTAAGGAAAGTATCAATTGGGAGTTGATTTTTGGAAATCTTGACAAGGTAGCGAAACAAGAGTTGCAGAAATTACGCGCACAACTGGAACAATTCCGCCAGTCGCCGGAATATAAAAATATGGCGATTGATGAGCGTAAGGTATTGGATGAAGCTTTAAATGAAATCCAGCAGAATATAATTGAGAAAGGCGGATTGCTTGGAAATTTGCCGGAGCAGTTACAGGTATTGGCAGAGGCACAGAATGAGTTGGAAAAGGCACAGTCGGAATACAATAAATCCCTTATTTTGGGGACAGAAGCAGAGAAAGAAGCGGCTTTGAAGAAAAGAAATCAGGCTCAGGCTAATGTCATCAGCGCTCAGGCTAATGTTAACGCGGCCGCTGATCAGGCTGGACAAAGATTCTCTAAAGTTACAGACAGTATGATTCGACTTAGTGAAGCTGGAAGTGACCTCTCCCGACTGGGAAATTCTATCGGGACACTGATAGACGCGTTTTCTGACGCAGACTCGAAAATAGGCGGTATAGTAGGTTCTATTATCGGAGTTTTGGAGCAGTTGGGAGATCAGGGAATATCCGGCTTTGTCGGAGGTATATTGGAGAATGTCGGTAATCTGGCCGGACATATGTGGGATACAATTGGAAGCTTTTTTGGAGTAAAAGGACTTGGAGGTATTTTTTACGGCGCGGATTATTCTGAATATGAAAATATGAAATCTCAATATGAAACCTTGTCGGACATTTGGGATGAGCTGATAGACAAGAAACAACAATATATCGATATCAGTTATGGAGAAGAAGCGGAAAAAGCTTATCAAGAATCAGTTAACCTGCTGAACCAGAAAATGCAACAGGCATATGCTCTTGCTGATGCCCGTAAATCTGCCGGCAGCAGTTTAGGTTCTCATAGCATCGCATATCGGCAAAACAGGGATTTGAGTGGATATGCCACAGAATTATATAAGTATGTCAATCAGAATGGCAATTATGATGATATAACGAACGCTTTGTTGGGAGCGTCAGCTGATCAGTTACGTAATGTCCGTGATAATATGTGGGCATTTTGGGCTGGACTGGATTCTGAATTTCGTAATGCCTTGGAACAGATTATCGCTTGTGATGACCAAATTGATGATTTGGGTGATAAAATGAATGAAGTGATGACAGGTGTTGATTTCAGCAGCTTCCAAAACAGCTTTGTAGATATGCTGAATGATCTGGATTCTACCAACCAGGATTTTGCTGACAACTTTGAAAAGTATTTGCAGAATGCAGTATTCTCATCACTTATTGCAAACAAATACAAGTCAAGGATTGAAGCTTTATACAAAGATTGGACCGAAAAAGCGGATGGCGGTTTAACTACTGATGAAGTAAATAAGCTCAGACAAGATTATCAGAATATAATAAACGATATGTTGGCAGAACGGGAGCAGATTATGAACAGTTTCGGCTGGGAAAGCTCATCCTCCGGTAGCAGCCAGTCGCCCAGCAGCGGCGCGCTGACTACCATCACTCAGGACAGCATATCTACCTTTGAGGCAATAGGAAGAAACATGCAGACGCATCTGGCCAATACAGACAAATTCGTGCAGGAAATCCGTAACGCGCAGAAGCAGGATAGCCAGACGCTTGCAACCATAGCATCTCATACGGCATACATTGTGCTGATATACGACTTGATGGAAGACTTGAAGTTGAACGGAATACAGTTGAAATAATATGGACTTGACAGGATACCTTACAATCAACGAAACAGACGTATGGACGGAATACGGTGCGTTCCTTGGAGAAACGGAAGCGGGAGGTCACGTGAACATGGACGCTTTGCTCCGTATGCCCAAGGCGAAGGACATTACCACAGTAGATTTCCGGGAACGGAACGGAGTGGAGCTTCCTCAGAACCCGAACGTGAAGCTGAACAGCATCGAACGTACCTTGCAGTTCTGGCTTCGTGGAAGCTCCGCAGACGACCGACTGGAGAAATACCAGCGTATGATGACGCTGATTACGTCCGGAATGCTTGCTATTGCCGTAAAGAATTACCGAACCTACAATATGGTATATCAGGATATGCCGGCAGAACCGGACTGGTACGAAAGCTACGAAGGCAACCGTTTCTATGTGCTGTTCTCCGTAAAGTTTCTGGAACCGCAGCCTTCCGTTTAGAAATTGATTAAATATAGATTAAATGACGATAAAATGGAACTGAAAATATACGATAAAGCAAATAGCCTTCGACTGACAGCCAGCCCGAACACTTCTTCTTCTGTCACGGAAGAAATAGGTGGAGAATGCAGCGTATCTGCGTCGTTCACTCATACCGAATACGTGCCGCTGGATGTGGATGACTACATCGAACTGGAAAGCGTGCGTTATAAAGTAAAATCCCGTTATCGTCCGAAACACAAGAACACACAGACTTACGAGTACAGCGTGAAATTCTATGCTCCGATACACGATGCTGAAGACACGCTGATGCTGTTCCAGGAAGGAGGAACTACTTCTGAATTCAGTTACGACGGTGGTCCGCGTGAACACCTTCAGCTTTGGATTGACAACATGAACCGCCGTGCCGATGCAAATCTATGGAGTATCGGAACGGTGATTACCGCAGATAACAAGACTATTGATTATCGGAATGTGAAGTGCTGGGATGCAGCCTTCGGCAGCAACGGCATCGCCGCCACATTCGAAACGGAAATGTGGGCGGACGGTTATGTGATAAATCTCTGCAAGGCAGAACGTGGCGAAATGGTAGAGCTGGGATATCTTCAGGGACTTACCAACCTGGCACAGGAAGATAACGGAGAAGTGAAGTTCTTTACCCGTCTGTTCCCTCTTGGTTCTACGAGAAACATAAATGCAGCCAAGTACGGATATTCCCGTCTGCAACTTCCTGACCGCTCTCTATATGTAGATAAGAACGTGGACCTGTATGGTGTGAAGGAAGAAACGGAAGAAACAGCCTTCTCAGAGATATTCCCAAAATACATTGGTACAATTTCCTCTGTGCGCTCAGAAGAAAAAGAGAATGAGGAAGGACGGAAGTACACCGTATATTATTTCAAGGACAACGGTATGAACTGGAATCCGAAAGACTACGAGATTCCGGATCTGGACTACATGCTGAAATTCCAGACAGGCGAACTGGCAGGCCGTGGAACTGACGGCTCTTTCCAGGCTGCGTGGCACGAAGACACAAGGGAATGGGAAATTATAAACGTGTATCCTGATGATACTACTCAGATTCCGGGTGGTACAATTATCCCAACTCCGGGCGATCAGTACATTCCCTGGAATTTCGCCATGCCGCAGGAATACATCACCGAGGCAGAACAGGAATACAAGCAGGCTGTAGATGATTATCTTAATACTTACAGTTTCGATCCGAACAAGTACACAGGCACCACTGATCGAAACTACATCGAGAAGAACCATACCCCACTCCACATCGGATGGAATGTGCGCCTACTATCGGACCAGTATTTCGAAGCCATCGGCGGATACAAGGACACCCGTATTACGAAAGTGCAGCGCAAACTGAATGACTTGTGCCAAGCTACGATTACCTGCTCCGATGAGGTGGGTACGGGATGGAAGTCGTCTGTAGACAACTCTTTGAACTCGTTACGCTATGAGGTGGCCAGACAAGCAGAACAATATGTGTATGATATAATCAAATCTTTTGAGACAAAAACTCCTAGTGACAATAATGTCTTTTCTGCATTAAAGTCATTGAAAACACTTCTTCGTAAGGACCAGTCAGACGGAACCAGCTTTCTGCTAAAGTTACTGGGAGGTGCAGAGTTCGGAAAATATGCTTCTGGCATATCCGGCGGAAAGATTGATGAGCAAGGCGCAGCGGAATTACTCTCACTATTGCTGCGTGGTGCGTTGACGATAGGAGAATATAAAAAAGGACTGAAAGGTGCTAAAATAGATGAAGAAGGTGCTGCCGATTTGCTTTCCATTCTGGTCAGGGACGGAATAGAATCAAATAATTTCTCTACTGGAGCACTTGGTTCTGGATTTTGTCTTAAGAAGAAAGAAAATGGTGATAGCTATCTAGAAGTTGACAGTATGTTAGTTAGAAAAGACGCCACTTTTGTAAAGCTACTTATTCAGCAAATTAAGCATGTTGGCGGTCAGATTATCCTTACTCCTGCTTCGATGTCTTGTGTAAAAGTAGAGGATAAAGGAGATTTCTACCGTTGCTATTTTGATAATACAGACGGAGAAAGAACAATAGAGCAGGAATTTGTGGTCGGTGACTTGGCAAGAGCACAGACATTCAATGTTAAAGAAGGTGTTAATCAGAATGTAACTAACACATATTATTGGCGTGCTGTTGTTGGAACAGGAGATAATTATATAGACTTGTCTAAAACCGATTGCGATGCGGGTTCTACCGAGCCAAAAGCAGGTGATGATATTGTACAGTTAGGTAACAAGTCTGACGCTACACGTCAGGCAGCTATTATCTTGTCTGCATACGGCAATGATGCACCTTATTTCAAGTTGTACAGAGGAATTAATTCTTATTCACTAGACGGAAAAGAATTTGTTTCTTTTTCACGCTCGGAAGTAATGATTATTGCCGATGCAATAAAATTCAGTTCTGGAGAAAGCGTAAAGGACTATATCGACAACGCGGTAGGGGAAGTTAATACAAAAGTAGACGATGCTATATCTGATTTATCTGAAAACATTTCATTTGTAAATCAGTTATCTAAGGATTTAGAAGCTGTTAAAAACCAAATAGACGGTGCTATTGAAACATGGTTTTATGAACCAGTTCCTACATTAAGTAACGAACCTGCTGTAAATTGGACTACAAGCGAAGATAAGAATGTACATTTAGGTGACTTGTATTATGATGGAAACGGAAAGGCTTACCGTTTCCAAATGTCAGGTATTTCTTATGTATGGCAGGTAATAACCGATTCTGATATCACAAAAGCTTTGGCTGACGCTAAAAAAGCACAAGACACAGCAGATGGAAAGAGAAGGGTATTTGTTACAACCCCTACAAATACGTCTGTATACGATATAGGCGACTTATGGGTAAATGCTACATACGGAAGCTACAAGAATGATTTGCTTCGATGCAAAACGTCTAAACAAGCAAACGCACAGTTTACGATTGAGCACTGGGAACTTGCATCAAAATATACAGACGATACAAAAGCTAATCAGGCTCAGGCTGCGGCAGATGCAGCTAAACAAGCCGCTGACAGTGCGCAGCAGACAGCTAACAATGCGGTTCAAAGTGCGGCAACTGCAAACGCCTTATTGTCTGATATAGCAAATGATAACAAGCTGACTGCTCAGGAAAAGCAGGAAACAAAAAAAGAATGGGATATTATTGTTTCTGAAAAGCCTAAAAATGATGCAAGTGCTGACAAGTACGGAGTAAGCAAGACTGCTTACGGAACGTCTTATAATACGTTAAGCACTTATATAACACCGTTACTTTCAAGTCTTTCAACAACAAGTGATATATCAGGAGCTACATTCAGAAGCAAGTTTAAGGCTTACTACGATGCTCGCACCGATTTATTGAACGCTATATCGGCAAAGGCTAAATCACTTGCAGATACTGCACAACAAACTGCAAATGCGGCACAAGAAAAAGCTAATCAGGCAATAAAAGATGCTGCCAACGCAAAAGCAGCAGCAGACAACGCACAAACTGATGCAAATGAAGCAAAAGAAAGATTAGATAACTGGGCTTCTGATGGTTCTATTTCTCCAACGGAAAAGCAGTCACTAAAAGAAGAGATATCAAGGATTGACGCAGACAAGACACAGATTGCAAACGGATATGCTAAGTATAACTTAGGTGCTCCAACAAATTACAACAATGCACACACGGCTTATCGTGCTGTGTTGGTAACTCTTACTGCATCTTCTCCTGAAACAATCACTATTCCTTCTGATTTTGCTACAAAGCAGACAACGTATTATACACAGAGAACGACGGCTCTAACGGCAATATCGAATGCGGCACGTGACTATGCGCAAGGTATAGCCAACGATTTAAGTTCTTATAAGAAAACGGTAAGTTCGCAATTTGAGCAGACCAACAATAGTATTACTGCTGCTGTAACTTCATCTAAGGAGTACACCAATAGTGCTATTAATAATATTCAGATTGGAGGTAGAAATTTATTTAGAAATACTAAATATGGCGGTGACTGGTATGCTAATAATTGGGGTACAGGAAAATATTCTGTTTCAAAAGAACAAGTATCTGAAAATGTAGGAGGGATACCATTAGATGAAGTTACTGTTTCCTTGAAAACTCAGGCAGGAACTGGAGATATAAAAATGGCATCAACTTCTTACTCTAATATACCTTATGCGGAGTTAGAAAACAAAAATGTCACAATTTCATTTTATGCTAAATGCCAAGAGAATATAAAAGCCTCAGTGTATATAGCAATTCAAAATAAATATAATGCAGCTATATCATCAAAGGGTTGGACTATAAGTGAGTTATCAGATAATTGGGTAAAGTATCAACATACATTTCCTATTGATAAAACAACAAATAGAGAAGGCTGTTTGATTTTTTTTACTATACCAGATAGTTTTTTAAATAAGAAGATATACATCTGTCTTTTAAAGGGAGAAATAAGCAACAAAGCAACCGACTGGTCACCCGCTCCTGAAGATGCAGAAAACGCTTTGACTGAATATAAAAAAGAAGTTACGGCACAATTCAGTGTACTAGAAGGAGAAATTAGCAGCAAGGTTTCTTCCACAGAAATTACTACTATTAAGCAGGAAATAATTAATACGGCAGCAAGCGATGCAACCAAAAAGGCGAATGATGCAAAGACTTCAGCAATAAGTACTGCCTCTGCTGACGCAACTTCCAAGGCAAATAAGGCAAAGCAGGATGCTATATCTACTGCTGCTACAGATGCTACCAACAAGGCAAATAAGGCTAAGAATGATGCTATAACAACATCCGGACAAAATGCAGACAAGAAGTACGCAACGATTACTACCGTATCATCTATGCAAACTTCAATTACTCAATTAAGCAGTAGTTTGTCTTTGAAAGCCGAAAAGTCAGAAGTTACTGCTGTTCAGAGCAGTTTAAATCAGACAAACGGTAACCTTTCTTCGTTAACAACAAGAGTTAGCGAAGCTGAGGTTAAATTGCAACCTGATAATATTTGGATTGGGATTTCATCTAAGGTCACAACAACATCAAAGGTAAACAATATTGTTCCTGATAGTTGCTTCGATGATGCTAATTATAGCTTGCTTTATACCGGAGGTTCAAGAGTTAGTGCATCAACTGCTAACAATAGTTGTCCTACAAGTTATTGTATGAAGTCTACTCAACGTGATGTGCAAGCTAAAAATTATGTAGCTGTTGCAGAAGGCGAAAAATATTACGTTTCAGCGTATGTAAATGCTCAATTAGCTAATTATACTGTAAGAGTTGGTCTTATACTAAAAAAATCCGACGGTACTACAAGCTGGCATAATAATGGTTCTTCTGTTGCAGCTAAAACTAGCGGATGGCAAAAGCTATCAGGTTATATTACAATTCCCGCTGGATATACAAAAGCTGGTATTTGGTTTCAAATTGATGGAGGTTCAAACTTTGGTTCGGCTTACTTTACAAAGGTTTATGCTTATAAAGTTGATGAATCTGTCAATCAAAATTACGCTTTATTGACAAGTAATGAAAAAAGGTTGACTACTTTTAATAATGTAGTCAATCAGGCGTGGGGTGTATATAACGTTAAAGGCTTAAAAGCAGGTGATATAGTTACTGTTTCATTTGAATACCAAGCGAGCAATCTTAACTTTAATACAACATCCGAACGTACAGCGAGAATTACAACTCAATTCACAGAACAATATGGCTGGGTAGGAAGTAATTTTGATTTAAGAACTAATGGCTCGGGTAAATTTATATCTACCCCTTTTACTATTGGAGGCTCAGCAACAGAAAATAGTGTAGTTGTATTTAGATTTCGCTTAGATTACATCTCATCCGTGCTGCAAAACGGCAGCCCGATAGGTTACTTCCGTGTTTGGAATCTGAAAGTAGAAAAAGGCGAAAGGTCAACACCGTGGAGTGCCGCACCTAGTGATTATTCCACAACAGAAGAGATTAAGGCTGGTATGCAGATAACTGACAAGGGATTTAACTTCTTTGGTCAGGAATTTAACTTTTCAGGGAGGATATCTGTCGGAGATTTAGACCCGACAATTATCGAAGATGGATATTTGCGTGCAAGTCTTATTAATGCCGATACACTTGTGGCTAAAACACTTAATGCTGTAAATTCTAAAGGTATAAATACGTTAGTAGATAAGGACGGTATAACATTAACAGATTCTTCCACAAAGAATGTTCTGTTGAAAACAGAAATTATAGGAACAAGCGCAGCAAGCTATGCTGGTTCTTTAGTCCTAAAAGGAGGATTTAGTTCCGGAAGTAGCCGAGAAGCTAACCTTAGTGCTTTTAGCCTTACTATGAGCAGTGATGGAGGTGGAACATCAGACAAGTATAGTATTAATTTATCCCAATACGGTTTACAAGTCTTTACCAACAGCAAAGGGCTTTCAAGGCCTAGAATTGTATGGTGCGGATATATTTCAGGATCAGGAATCATATCACGACAATATGGAAATTATTTAAGTGTTAGAGTTAAAAGAAATAGTACAGGGAATTATACTGTTACTCATAATATAGGAATGAGTGCTTATTATGCTTTTGTAAATCCAGTTTTAGGAGGATTTATATGTGTAGCTCAGATAAACAATATGTCAAGTAATTCATTTTTATATACCGTAGCTAATGCTAATGATGGTGCTCAAAAGGCTGTTGATGTACCATGTATGGTATTTATAGTCTACAATCCGTCTAATATAATGGATGCTTAATTTAAATTTATTATATTTGTAAGAATTATTTAATTATGAAAAAACTGAATTTTAAAGCCGTTCCGACAAGGGACATCGAAGGCAACCTAGAACCTCGTGATATATCCAAAGAATTGGGTAATTATATATATCGTGAAACTTCTGACTTAGGAGAATTAGATTTAGCACAGCGTATCTATAAAGATGGTGAAGTAGAAGTTAATGATGCTGAAATAGAAATAATTAAGAAATATATAGATAATGCGTATAAAGCCTTTGTTAAAAAAGCTTTTGAAGAAATGTTAAACAGTTAATTATGAGAGAATCTATATTTACAAAACCTCTGTTTATTAATCCATAGGCATATTTTGTAATACCAGAATTATCTACTATTAGTAAATGTATACCATTTGAATTTAATAATGGTAGTTATACATTCAAAATTAATACAAACGGTATAATAGACACTAAAGTAATTAATACTAATAAAGAAACAATATTGCGTTTAGATTTAATCCTTAATACAGGTAATGTTGTTTTAGGCGAGTGGATTATAGGTTAGTAGTTAAGTGATATTAAAATAAATTAGTATAGCAACATAATACAAATATCTTTATCAGAACAACCATCTAAAGAATGTATATTTCTTATGGAAGATTCATCAATATTCTTAATGGAGGATGATAATATATTTGTTATGGAAAATCAATAAAATTATGACAGCAAACGGAAAGAAACTAAGTGAACTTACGGATAAAGTAAGTGATATACAAGGTACAGAAAGAATATACGTTTCTGACGGAAGCGGTGTACCTAAATATATTAAAACAAATCAGTTGGCTAAACCAAGTGATATACCTGATGTAAGCGGTTTTATCACATCTACTCAGGCAGACGGAAAGTATGCTACACTTGCGCAGGTTGGAGATATTAATGCAATACTTGATAACATTAACGGTGAAGTGATTTGATATGGGAACAACGGCAGAGAAATTAAATAAAATATTAGATAGCAAAGCAAAGATTAAGGCTGCTATCGAAGCGAAAGGCGTTAGTAATGTGGGAGATGTGTTGGCTAACTACCCCGATAAGATTGCAAGTATTCAAAGCGGTGGTGGAAGTAGTGGTTTTACAGGTCATGCAGACGTAGAGGGATTGAAAGCTATTGGTTGGACTGATGAAGATATAGAATACTATCAGACGCACGGTGTTAATTGGAATGAAGAAGATGATGCTTATCATAAAGTACCGCAGGATAATATTGACCTGTATGGTGTGTTGACTATTGATAATATTCAGGAATATAAAGATAGAATTGTTTATCTTCCTAAGATTGATACAAGCAAAAGGACAAGTTTAAGCAAATTGTTTAAAGATTGTAGTTCGCTAATATTCATTCCTATGATTGATACAAGCAGTATTATAGGTATGAGTTATATGTTTGTTAATTGCTATTCTCTAATTTATACACTACAGTTTGATGCAAGTAATGATGTGGATATTGATTATATGTTTACTAATTGTGTGTCTATGCAATTTGCAAACATATCAAAACTTAATACATCGTTAAATATAACTAGTTCATCATTATTTGCCAAAGACAGCCTACTTTACATCATTAACAACGCAGCACCAACAAAAAAAATTACAATTACACTTTCGGCTTATTGTTATAATAAGTATAATGCTGACCCTGATGTAGTAGCAGCACTTGAAGCACAACCAAATGTTTCACTTGCATCCGCATAACGAAAGGAGTAATTATGAAAGAGATAAAAGCAAAAGTATATAGAAATAGTATAACTTAAAATTTTAATATTATGACATTTTTTAAAGAATATAACGTAGCACCTAATCCAAAAGAATGTAAATACTGGATAGATCTTGCAAAAGATCCAAATGGAGGTATTATTAAATTTTATAATGGAAAAGAATGGGTTAATTTAAATGGATCTGATATTGATTCTGATTTAGAAGAAATAAAAGAAACTTTAAATTAGAAAGCATCAAAAGATATAGCTACTAGTAGTACTAATGGTTTGATGTCTAGTTCAGATAAACGTAAATTAGATGGTATTTAGGCTAATGCTAAAAATATTACAGTGGAAAATATTTTAACATCATCTAGTATAACAAATGCTTTATCTGCAGCACAAGGAAAAGCATTAAAAGCTTTAATAGATAGTTTAACACAAAGAGTTAGTACATTAGAATCTCAAACAGTTTAATATTATGGTAACAAATGCTATTAAATTCTTTGCTAGCTATGTTTCACCCAATCCTATGGAAATAGACTATTGGATAGATTTATCTTCTGATCTTTATGGTCGGAAGATAAAAATATTCGATGGTGATAATTGGGTAGATTGGAATGTAACTAAAGAAGAATTAGAAGACGTATATAAAGAATTAAATTCTAAATTTGTAGAAGATGCTCCAAAAGATGGAAATATTTATGGTAGATGTAATGGTGAATGGTATATAGTAAGCAGTTAGGGAGAAGGTATAAAAATAGATGATACTTTATCTATAGATTCAATAAATCCTGTTTAGAATAAAATAATTACGTCTGAAATAAATTCTTTAAAAGAAAATAAAGCAAATGTTTCAGATATTCCTTCAATCGACAATTTGGTAACTACAGAATAGTTACAACAATCTATAGATAACTTAGCAACTAAACAAGAAGTAACACAATAGTTATCTGCAAAAGTAGACAATAACACATATACTAAGGATAAACAAACATTTGCATTAAAAGAAGAATTACCAAATTTAGAAGGATATGCAACCGAATCATGGGTTGAACAAAAAGGTTATTTAACAGAGCACTAGAGCCTTAAAGATTACTTAACTAAAGAATCTGCTCAATCTACATATCAACCTATAGGCGAATATCTAACAGAAATACCATCTGAATATGTTACTGATACAGAATTAAATTCTAAACAGTATGCTACTACAACACAACTATCTAAAAAAGCAGATTTAGTTGCATTAGACAACTATGTAACAGTAGACACAGCTAATAATACTTATGCCAAAAAGACAGAAATACCGCAAACTTACGAATTACCAATTGCAACAAATAATAGATTGGGTGGCATAAAAGTTGGAGCAGGATTAGAAGTAAATCCTGAAACAGGTGTATTAAATGCTACGGGAGGTGGTACTGCAGATTCTGTTGATTGGTAGAATATAACAAGTAAACCTAAAACGTTTACTCCTAGTGCACACCAACATGTAGCTAGTGATATTACAGATCTTTCTAGTAAACTAGATTTAAAAGCCGATAAAACTGAAATACCATCACTCGATAATTATGCTACTACTTCAGTTTTACAACAGCATACATCTAATACAAATAATCCTCATAGTGTTACTAAAGACTAGATCGGTCTTAATAATGTGACTAATGATCAACAAGTTAAAAGATCTGAAATGGGCGTTGCTGATGGTGTAGCTACTCTGGATAGTACAGGTAAAATACCAACTTCGCAATTACCTTCTTATGTAGACGATGTAATAGAATCTGAAACTTATGATAGTTTACCAGAAAAAGGTGAAAGTGGAAAAATATATGTAGCAAAAGATACTAATCTTGTATATAGATGGTCAGGTTCAGCATATATAGAAATATCTGCATCACTTGCTTTAGGCGAAACATCTAGTACAGCATATGCTGGGGACAAGGGTAAAGCCACTACAGATAAAATAAACACACATGTTTCCAATACATCTAATCCACATTCTGTAACAAAAGCGCAAGTAGGATTAAGTAATGTGAATAATACTTCTGATTTAAATAAACCTATTTCTACTGCAACACAAGAAGCATTAGATCTTAAAGCTGATAAAACACAATTATCTGATATGGAAACTAAGACAAATGCCGCTGCAACATATTAGGTTAAAGGTAATTATTTAACATCTATTCCAGCCGAATATATTACAGAAACAGAATTATCTTAGAAATCTTATGCTACTTAGTCTTGGGTTTCTTCGCAAGGTTTTATAACAGAACATTAGGATATATCATAGCTTGCTACAAAAGTAGAAGTACAAGAAGGATTAAATACAAAATTAACTACAACCGCATATAATCAAGATAAAGCTACTTTTGCTTTAAAAGCAGAAATCCCTCAGAATGTATCTGATCTTACTAATGATGCTGGATATTTAACATCAGTACCATCATAGTATGTTACTACTGATTAGTTAAATTTAAAAGCTGACAAAACTGCTATATCAGATATGTTAACTAAAACAGAAGCAAATTCTAAATATCAACATAAAGTAAACATCATTGATTTGTTTAATAAAATCATTTAGCAAGAATAGGTATCAGTAGACGAATTCAACCAATTGAAGAACTACGCGATTAATGCTTATTACACATATGCGTCGGATGGACAAGCGTTTTTACCGATTCATCTGGAATTGTTTTCGGACAATTCTAATGCGGTAATTAATCTTAAAATGGAAATGAATTATCCTAGCAGAAATGTATATGATAGTTATACTTTAATATTGAACAATGACAATGTTACGATTTCTAATGAAAACGATTAGTACATTACATCATCTGCTGTATCCTCATGCAGTTTGACAGGTTATCAACCACAAGAAGTTTATTCGAAAATAACTTCATCAGATAGTATAAACAGTGCAATTGGTAAATTGGAGGCTGCTATAGATTCAGAAATATATTATGTACCGACAGGTATATTGGATTTAAGTAGAACTTCAACAAAAGATGATTTCATCAATGTTTTTGGTGGAGATATTAAAAATATAAAAGCTATGCTAGATGCTGCATCTAGTGGAAAAATGATAGCTGCCAGACATATAAATACTACTGCTGCTGGGAAGGCTAGTGTAATACCAATTACGTTAAATTAGTTTAAGTTTGCTGGATCGTTCGTTTCAATGGGATTTTATGTTAGAAAAAATAGTTCTGGTGGTGATTTAATATTTAAACAAATTAATTTTGTTATTGCTTCAACTGATATTATATCATCATATTCTATAAAAATATTATATCCAAACGGCTATTATATACCAATAGATGTTATAACATTAGAAGAAAAGGCTACTAGTGAACAAATATCTTCTGCGTTCGGTGGAAAAACCGGACTTAAAAATTTAATTTATGCCGTACAAGATGGCAATACCATAATTACAAAAGGATTTCCGGAAGGTGAACAATATACTAGTCTTAAAGAAATAATCGGTACTTATAATATTTAGTTGCATATATAGTCTTATGACATTAAAAGTGATGATTCGCTTTTGATTAATTTTGATATGCGCGTTTACGTAGGTATTGGTGTTTCGTGGAATTTGTATGTTATATCATATAATGCAAGTACAGATACATTTAGTATTACTTTGTCGTCGTTGCAAGGATAAACTTAATAAACAGCTATTACATTATAATTAATGATGTTTTGTAAATGAAACATAAATTATTATATGCCGTTTTTATATAAAAATCTTATCTAATAATATCTTAAATTTTAAAAAACTAGAGTGAACAATATATTAATAAATATAGAATTACTGATGAAAAAACTAGTAACAGATGGTTACCAAATGCTCATCGGTTTTATATCCGGTATTATAACATTATTCGCTCCAGCTATTCCTGTAATAATAACAGTATTTTGTTTTATTATAGCCGATGCTTATTATGGATATCAAGTTTCTAAAAAATGTGGATAGAAATATTTCGAATCAAATAAAGTATGGAAAACCGTACACAAATTAACAGAAGCTTTGAGTGTAATAGTATTAGCTTTATTAATAGATAAATATATACTAATGACTTATGCAAATTTATCTGCAGTAAAAGCAACATCAGGAGTAGTTTGTTTAGCAGAAGGTTTATCTTTATTAGAATCTTTCAGAGCATTACATCCTCACTCTTTATTATCTAAGATATTATCTAGAGTAATAAAATCTAAAGCAGAGAAATATTTGGATATTGATATTTCGGATATAATAGATTTAAATAATAACAATAATACCAATGATAACAACGATAATACAAAGCGTACTAAATAATATTATCAATTGGTTTAAAACGAATTTCAATGTAATAGCAGTGATTATCATAAGTATATTCATTGCTATTATTTTTTTATAGAATAACCAATTGTCAAATAAAAATAATGAGATTGACAGATTAAATAATAATGTACAGTTTTATTAGGGATAGGCTGATGAAGCTAATGGTAATTACGGTATTTTAAAACTAACCGTAAATGAATTAAACAATTCCAATGATAGTATTATTAAGGAATTAGTTAATGTAAAAAATGAATTAGAAATCAAAGATAAACAACTACAGTAGGCTCAATCACAAAAACAGTAGATTAAATTGGATACTACAATTGTCGTTAAATCTAATGACTTTTATCAGGAAATCAAACCAAATAATTTAACATCAATAATTATAGCCAAGAAGGATTCATTCCTTACTACAAAAATTGATATTTAGAATACTCAATCTGGATTCTTAAAAGTATCAAGAGTATATAAAAATACATATAAAAACTTTTTTAGTAGATTGTTTCACTTTGATTTCAAGAAAAAGAATTAGTATGAATTTACAATACACAATAGCAATGATCTTATCAAAGTAACTGATACCAGATTAATAGAAATTACAGAATAATTATCAAAATAAAAAAATATTATAAATCAATTATAAATAGTAAATAATATGCATAATAAAAAAGAATTTGAACTTTATGAGCAAACATATGGACCACATTTTAATGAAAAATATGCGTTAAAAGCTGTATCAAAAATGGAAAACGAAGATGGTTCAAAGGGTGCATATTGGGATTTGCAACAGACTACTTCAGTAGCAAAACAATATAATATTGATTTAAACGTAAGTTTTAATAAATATGATTGGTTTGTCGCATTGAATATGGTTAGATCAGACTATTATAAATTTATAGTTAATTTAACTAATAGTGATAATGTAAAATACTTTGTTGAATTAGCTAAAGCTTGGTTAAACGACAAAGATATTACTGAAGGAAAGATGTGGCACTACTTTAGATATGTAATGTGTCCTGAGGTAGAATCTAAAGTATACGAAGATGAATATGAAGATGATGACGATTATAGTTATTATGGATCTCGTAGAAATGCACCAAAAGTAAAACGTGTTCAACGTAGAGAATACGATGATGATGACGATGATGAAGAAGAATATTATCGTACTCGTATGTATAGACGTGGACCTAGATATATATCAAGATATTAATTAATCAAATAAAAAAATTATGGTAGAAGATAGAATTTATGTGGATCGTGGTACAGATCCTATGGCTATGCTAGCTGCTATGAATAATGGTGGCATGAATGGTAATAACTGGATGAATAATCCTTTTATTTACTTGGTTTTTCTCATGATGTTTGGTAGAAATGGTTTGTGGGGAAATAACTCTGGTGAATGTGGTTGTAACAATCCTCAGATTGCAGCATTGTCTGCTCAAATGAGCGATAATCAGAATTCTGGTCTTATAATGGACGGTATTAAAGGCAATACTTGTGCAATCAATACTTTGGCATCTAATTTGAATTGTGATTTCAATGCTTTGAATAACTCTATATGTGCTGTACAGAACGCTATCAATACAGTTGCTGGTCAGTTAGGATTTAGCGCAGAAAGAGTAATTAATGCAGTAAACATGGGTGACTGTGGCGTTATCACAGCTATTAAAGATTGTTGCTGCAACACTCAGAAAGCCATTCTTGAAATGGGATACTAGAATCAATTGCAGAACTGTCAGTAGACTAATACTTTGACATCTGAAATGACTCGTGGTTTCAGTGGTTTGAATTACGCAGTGTCTAATGGCTTCGCTAATATTGGTTATGCTAATGCACAATAGACTTGTGAATTACTGAACGCTGGTAGTGCAAACACTCAACGTATTATTGATACTTTGAATAATCATTGGACATCAGATTTGCAGTAGAAATATAATGATGCTCGTCTTGAACTTTCTCAGAAAGCTCAGAATGAATATCTTATTTCTCAGTTGAAAACCACAACTGCTGCTGCGTAATTATAATAAAAGGGAGTAATTCTACTCCCTTTTTTAAATTAATGTTATATGGAATTTAAAGATTTAAAAATAGGAGATTAGGTTTATATATTAGAAAATACTGGTACATTCAGAAAGATAACTACATATAATATTGGTACAGTAGTTAGTGTTACAACTCCATATGACGATAACAGTATGAATAACCAGTATTTATCACAAATGCTGAAAACCAAATTAGTTGATATTAACATAAGTTGTGAAGGTACACAAAAGAAAATAACAGTTGGAGCTTCTAAGACAACTATAACCGATAATACGATAGGTTTAACGATATCAACAAGTAAAGATGATTTGGTTACTTAGATAAGTAATCAATGTAAAGAATACGAAACTAAAATAGCGCAAATTGATAATTATCGCGAAGAACTTGAAAAATGTAAGCGCATATTAAATTAGTTAAATGGTATCAACAACGATGACATTGTTGTACAATCTAATACTGATAACAAAGAAATAATTAAGGTTAGCTAAAAAGCTAACCTTTTTTATTATATACACTTTTTAAAAGAGCTATTGCTTTTATTTCGTAATGTAAGTATATTAAATAATTCTATTACAGAAATACTTAAAATGCGTTTTTAATTAAATTATAATTAATACGTATTAATATGACTTTATAGAATTTAATAGACGATGTACTACTTGAAGCTAGAAATAGTAGTATTTCAGAAAGTGAACATCTAAGTAGACACTAGATAGAATTATGGATTAAATCCTATCGTGCTTACTTAATTAAATAGGAAATAAATAAGGATAAATATATAGATCCTTTATATACTCAAACTATTAGAATGCATATATCTAAAGTTCAAGAAGAACTTGGACATTATGAATATAAGAGTGATGAAAAGTTACCAACATTAATAAATTCTAATAATAAGATTGGTATAATCTCAGTAAAAGATATACACGGTAATGTTATTTAGGTTGGTTCAGAAACCAAAATGAAATATTAGAAATATCGTAAGTTTACATGTAGAGATTATATTGCATATAGAAATGGTGATTATCTTTATGTTGAAGGTAATAACTTGTTAGAATATGTTGACGTTGAAGTGATAGCTGAAGATCCTACCGATGCTATACTTTGTTATAATCCATACGAAGATGAATATCCTTTACCAGCGGCAATGTGGGCAACTATAAAATAGTTTATATTTGAAAGAGATATACCTACGTTACTTAGAACAGTAACTGATGATAAAAATGATAGTGATGATAATACTCAAAATGTAACTGTATAGAAATGAATTAGAAAGTAAAAAGTGCTAATAAGACAAGTTCATATACAGTTCCTTCATTTTATAATTATTATCTAGATTAGATTGAATAGGATACTGTATATGATATAACATATGAATTGTATCGAAAAATAATAATAGATTATTTCTCCTACTTAAGAGATGAATTGATAGAGAATGGTAAAAAGGTTAAACTTCCAAACAGATTAGGTTCTATTTAGATAGTAAAGCGTTAGCCAAAGTATTGGGACAGTAGAAGTTTAAGAATAGACTATCAAGCATCCAAAAAAGAAAACAAATTAGTATATCTACTTAATGAACACTCTAACTTTTATAAATATAGATGCTATTGGGATAAAGGAGATATGCTTGTTAAGAATAAAACAAAATATTAGTTAATAATGACTAGAGCCAATAAACGGCATCTTGCGCAAATAATCAAAAATAAAATAAGAGATTTCGAAGAATTATGATATATAAAATGATTACATCTAAAGCAGTCATTGCTAAGATTATTGCAGATTTGGCTTTAGAGGAAGATAAGATAAAGATTACGGATATTAAATCTTGGATTGGAGAGGCTATTAATAAAATAGGTTCTGTTAATTAGTATGATAACAAAGTATGCATACTTAAGTTAAAAGATTATCAAGCTAAATTACCTTGTGATTTAGAAAGTATAAATTTTGTAGCATATGCATCAAATAATGATGGTGGTTGGATTCCTATGAAAAAATCTACAGGTGCTTTTAGTGTATATGATAAAATTGATAATAATGGAGAATGTAATATGCTTATTCAAGATGAAGCTATAATCCCTATTATTAAAAATCTTTTCGGTTTAGACGATGATAAAAAAGCATTAGAAATACTAAACAAAGATTGGAATATTAGATAGACATTAAGTACTTTGATTAATGACTATACATTCTGTAGTCCAGACTGTAAAAAAGGAACTAATTTTAGTAATACTGTATAGTATGATATTAAACCAGGATATATGTTTAGTAATGTTAGAAACGGATATGTAAAATTATCATATATTGCTTAGTATGTTGATGAAGAAGGAATGCCGTTAATTCCAGATAATCAATCTTATTTTGAAGCAATATATTGGTATGTCGCAATGAAATTACTTTATATAGAATATTATACTGGTAGAAAACCATAGCATTTGTATTATGATGCTAAGAGAAGTTGGAATTTCTATAGACAACAGGCATATGCGGAATCATTATTACCAAATCAAAATGAATTGGAAAATATAAAAAATACGTGGCATACTTTAATACCAGAATATGATTCTTATGATATGTTTTTTAGTACTACTGGAGATGAATAGAAAATTTATAATTGGAATAGATAAATATTATGGCTACAGAAATAAATGCACAAACTAATACTTTCTCTGGCGGTATGGATTTAGATACGGATCTTTCTATGCTTGCATCCAATAAATATCGTTATGCAGAGAATATAAGATTATTATCCGATATAAATGGATTGAATGGTACTATTCAAAATATAGAAGATATATATAAATACATATTAGATGATGACCTTGCTAATAATAAAGATATAACAATACTTGGTGTAGCTACAGGTAAAGCATATAACTATAATGATAAATATACAAATATTGCATGGATTCTTACAAAACAAACAATTGATGGAGAAGTATATAATGAAATAAAAGAAATTTCAGGATTTGATGCGAATACTTTATTTGTTGCTTCATTGTATAAAGGAAAATGGAATATTACAAATGAAGTACAAATAGTCGTAAATTATGAAAGAAAAAACATATGTAAATTATATATTACTAACGGTGAGGGATCTATAAAAGTATTTGATGTTGCTGATACTTATAATAATGTAAATGATGATGTATAGCAATACGAATTGATACCATGCTGTTTATTATCACCTTTTCAATTAGTAGAAATGGTTGATGGTGCATTGCCAGCTTGTTAGATATAGTATTGTTATCAATTATTTAATCAACACGGCAAAGAAAGTACTACATCTAGTTTAAGTCCGAAAATACCAATTGTTCCATCTTTTACGGATACAGATAATTTAAACGGATATGAAAGTGAAACTACAAGTAATAGAGGATGTAAGATAAAAGCATAGATTTATAATCCTAATAAATTAATGCAGTACATTCGTATATATAGTATATAGTACATAAACGCTACAGATACCCCTAACATATATATTATAAATGAATCAAAACTTCCACAAACTAGTGAAAACATTGATTTCTATTATATTGATAATGGATAGAATTTTGTTAGTTAGATAACTGTTGAAGAATTTAATGATTTGATACCGTTTGATTTCATAGCATAGACTATTGCTAAGAAAGATAATATTCTATTTGCAGCGAATATCGAAGAAAAAACATGGGATGTTGATTTTGATGCGAGAGCATATAGATGCAATAAAGATGGTATAATAAAATTACAATCTTCTGAAGAATCTGCAACAATGGAATTTTCTTCAGATGATTTGTTTAACGGTAATGTAATCGTTCCAGAAGATCACGATTGTATTAATCCTATAAACATTTAGATAGTGTGTCCACAAGATGGTGTTAATAATTATTCTTATTTCAAAGAGCAAGACAATTATTATTTTGGTGGAAAAGGTCTAAATGTAAAATATGAATTTGTATAGTTAAATCTACTTGGTTCTGATATTAATTGTAATAAAACAGGGAATACAGCAGAACTTTCTTATACTATAAAAAATAATATTTATACAACAACTTCACAAATAAAAGGAAGAGTAGAAAGCGATAAATCAGAAGTTACTATTACATTTGAAGAAGATGATGTTATACCTAGTTATGCTGATCCAAAAGTATCATCAACAATATTATCATATCAACGTGATGAAATTTATAGATATGGTATAATCTTTTATAATAATAAAAATATAACAACGCCTGTACATTGGATAGGCGACATAAGATTTCCATCAGCAGATACTTGGATTGATGATGAAAAATCATTCAATCCTTTTACTTTTAATTCTTCTTTGGATAATGTAGCATCCGATACTTTAGATACAGAGAATAAAGAATTAATTACTAGACCAATCGGTTTAAGATTTACCGTTAGTAATATCCCAGAAGATGCTGAAGCTTTTGAAATAGTAAGATGCAGAAGAACTGTATCGGATAGAACTGTTGTTGCTCATGGTGCTCTTAGCAAAACATGTAATTTTCATGGTTGGAAAAATGATGAAATTGATTATACTTGGTCTGGTGGATTAAATGATGTAAGACCATATATGTTTCCAAACTTTGCATATGATCCAAGAATTGCAAAATCTGGTGATGATTTAGAAGGTTCTGGATATATATATAGTAGAGTAAATCATGATTTTAATCCAGTAAATAATGATATATATCAATTAATTACTGCAGAATAGTGCTTTAATAAAGATGAAGAGTTAATAAAACCAGGATATTACATTGTTCCATTATACTGTGCTTCACATAATGCGAATACTTATAGTGGTAGGGATTTTTCTAATTATTGGAGTTAGAATAAAGGTTCAATGCTAGGTTATGGAGCAAAATTAGTAGGTAGAGCTGGAATACAATTTGATGTAGAGGATTCTGGTGCAAATAAAGCTAAATTTAATTATTTTGGTTAGATAGTTGCCCAATTGGATAATGTTAATAATTTATCACAAATAACTAAAGAAAATGCAGAAGGTTTTGCTATAATAGATGGACCTGATACTTATGGTTATCCTGAATAGTATGGTGAATGGTATATACCAGCAGGTGTTATAAAGTTCTATAAAACATATGATAAAAAATATGCAAATAAAGATAATTCTATAGAAAAGAAATATTATAATATTTTAAATGCTGTAATACCTACTAACATAAATCCAACTATAATCAATTTATAGGCTAATGAAATAACAAACACCTTTATTGATTATATAGGGGAATACGGATATAGAAATATTACTATTGGTGGTAAACATCATTGTGGGTTAGCTGGTGTTTCTACTATATTAAATTGTCCAAGTTTGCATGATGAATATTATGGTATAAAAGATGTTAATACTACTCAAATGTGGGCTGATAATGCTTATGGTATAGGAACCGTATTAATGGTGGATATAAAGAAACCATCTACTAATCAGTATGGTGGTAATACCTATTCAGCAAGATAGAATTCTATATATCAAATAAATTGTGCTTATGTAAAGAAATCAGAAAATAAGCCTATAATTTGTTTTAATGGTGATACATATCTTGGAGTATTAGATTATACGCATTCTTAGTTATTTTATCCTAATGATATTACAAACGATTTATACAAAATGAATAGGTGTTTTGTATAGGCATATATTCCATTAGAATCAAATATAAATGTATATTATCGTAACGATAATCATTTTATGCAATCTACTAAGCCTGGAACTGAAACAGGTGTTGGAGGAACAGGTGAAGCTGGATACATGAATGACCCTGGTATTAATACTTTATATACTTAGGAAAAACCAATGTATTCTTATAATGCAGCATACTCTAACACAATGGGTGGAAAAAGTTATGTATAGAAGAAAATGTTTGACACAGGTGATGATATTATTTTTAATAGAATAAGTTGTTCTGAACCAAAAACAAACGGTGAAATTACAGATAGTTGGACTAAATTTAAATTTGCAAATTATATTGACGTAGATAATCAATATGGTCCTATTACTAATTTAAAAGTATTTAATAATAAACTTTATTTCTTATAGAATGAAGCTGTAGGTATAGCATCCATAAATGATAGATCTCTTATAACTGATAATAATGCATCTGAATTAGTATTAGGTACCGGAGGTATTCTTACTAGATATGATTATATAACCGTATTAAATGGTGATAGTAAAGTAAGAGATAAAAGTATAGTAAATTCAAATTCTACTTTGTATTGGTACGATTTGGATAAAAATGTATTATGCGCTTTAAATAATACAATTATAGAATTATCTAAAGCAAAAAGTATTCAATCTTTATTGAATACATTATCTGTAGATTAGAGAGGTGATGCTACATCAATGTTTGATCCTAAATATAATGAAATCTGGTTTAGAATAAATGATAAAACAATAATATTTAACGAACAGTTAAATTGTTTTACTTCTTATTGTACACATTGTCCTAAATGGGCTTTACCGTTTTCTGATTACGTTGCCACAATAAAAGATAATAATATTTACTATATACATAATTAGTATAATTTAGAATCAAATGAAAAAGAAGATAGAACCGTTAAATTAACATTTGTTGTAAATGATAACTATTCAAACACAAAAGTGTATGACAATGTTTGGTTTGATGCTGATTTTAATGACGCTAACGATATAATTTCATCTGTAATATTTTATACAAAAACATAGAAAACTAAATCTATAAGTTAGAAAGATATCGAAAGTAGAGAAGATACTTATAGATTCTATGTACCTAGAGAATATAAAGAATCGCAAGTATCTACATGTAGATCGTATGCTGGTCGAATGAGAGGTAAGTATATGATTTGTGAATACATTTTTGATTGCAATAACAAAGAAATGCAAATACCGTATATTAAAACAACTTATAGATATTCAATGTTATAATTATGAAAAAAAATATAAAAAACAGAATACCGAAATATAAATTCGGAGCTAGTGATGTTACAAATATTATTTCTGGATTAGGATAGTTTGCTGGTTAGACTGTATCATCTACTAATCAAAAAGCAGATCCACTAGGCGGTGCATTATCTGGTATGTCTGCAGGAGCAAGTATTGGTAGTTTTGGAGGACCTATCGGAGCTGGTATAGGCGCAGCCGTAGGAGCTGCCGGTGGAGCTATAATGGGTTTGATTGGTAATAAAGGGTCAGTAGATCCAATTACTGGCGAAATAACATATGGTAGTGGAATTAAAGGTCGTAAAGGACCTAGTGATGAAGAATTAGAACAAATGTCAGGAATGATAAAAAACAATAATGCTAATAGACAGAATTCACAGATATATGCTAATCAGTATTATTAGAACAATGGCGTAAATGACATAAGTTATGTTTCTAAAGGAGGGACTGTACCAAATACTTTAGCTTACTTAGATGATGGAGAATTACTTAGAACTCCAGATGGTAATATAGTAGAAGTACCTGAAGAAGGCAAACCTACAGATAGTAATTTAGCTAATGTTCCAGTTGGAACACAGGTATTAAGTGATAAATTAAAAGTTCCTGGAACTAAAAAAACATTTGCATAGATGGGTAAAAGTATAATAAAAAACAAAAAGTACGGTAATGATATATATGCTCAAAATAGTAAGAAATTAAACGATATGAATAACCAGATAGCATATGATGAATTACTTGCTTTATAGGAGAATATGAAAACAAAGAAAAATGGTAAAAAAAGAGGTATACAGAAAGCAGCTCTTGGAGATATTAATCTAGATGAATTGACTCCATATTATAATGGAAGATTTTCTTCATAGAATATAGGTACTGCATTTAAACCTATAACTAAAACAGCTACAGAATTGGTTTAGGATAGTTATAATACCAATAATAAAAGTAAAGTTAATTATTTATCTTTCCTTCCACAGATTGGTAGTTTAACTAGTTCTATACTTGCCGCAAGACAAAATATAAAAGATTCTGATCCAGAGTATGTACAAACGTATTCTTATTCTCCACAATTTGTGCCAGTAGATTATAATATAGAACCATTATTAAATGAAATAAACCGTAGCGATGCTATTGCTAGATACAATAATAGAAATATTGGTGGTGGTGCTAGTCTTGCATAGGGAGTGCAGTTAGCTGTTACTAGGGATAAAGCTGTTGCAGAAGCCTATAATATGAAGCGTAATGCAGAAAATAATGTTAGAGCGACTAATGCAAATATCTATAACCAATGGGGATAGTTCGATGCTAACGCTAGAAAGGTAGCTGCTACAGAAAATGCATAGAATAGAGCTGCGGCTAGAAATATTCGTAGACAAGGCATAAGTCAGTTAGGTACAATTGTGCCATCATTTATTAAAGATATGCGTTTGGAAAGTAGAGATGCAGCGATGTTTAATGCCATGTTACCTTACTTGGAATATGGTATGACAAAAGATCAGATAAATAAATTAACAAAATTATTTGGATAATATGGCAGTAAATAGATTTGATTAGCCTGTTTAGGCGTAGTATATAAGTTAGTATGTACCGATACCATTTGAATAGTTATATAAACTTGGAGAATAGTATAATAAACAAGTAGATAAGAACTATTCAGATTTAGGTACAGCTATAACTAAGTTTTCAGATTTTCAATCTCCTTCTACAAAAGATATGTAGACTTGGAATAGATTAACTGTTGAACCAGCAAAGCAGCTAGTAAACGAAATAGCGTCTAATCCTGATTTAATGAAAACACCAGAAGGAAGAGCTAGAATACAGTAGTTTATCAATAGTAGACCTTATGGAGAACTTAGTGCTTTAAAACAAAGTAGAGATAACATGCTTAAAAGGCAAGCATTAAATCAACAATTAGCCATATCTGGTAAATATAATCCTTTATGGCATGATGTTGATTTTACTAATTATGATACTTTATCTTAGAGTGGAGTATTTAATGATTTATCGCCTCTTGCATATAAATCTGAAGTAGATTTAGTTAAACCATATGTAGATAATCTTAAGTCTTCATATTTATATACCAAAGGCGGTTATGATTATAGTGGTGTTTCTGCAAATACAACTGATGCATTAGTTAAAGAAAATATATCAGCTATTTATAATACACCAGAAGCGCAGATGCATATACGTACTTTAATTAAATAGGGTTATACTCCTGAATAGGCATAGGATATATTTGTAAATAGAATATACAGAGCTGGTAGGGAATTTGCTTATGAAACACGTGAAGCAAATCCATTCTCAGTATTAAATGAGAAACATAGATTAAGCGGTACTAAAAATAATTAGACAAACGGATTATTCTATTTGACACAATCTATTGAAACGACTGGTTTACGTAATTATTTACAAAACAGAGCAAATGTTTTATCAAACAGTAAATTATATGCTAAATTGTATCAAGATTCTAAAAGTAAAGATGAAAATGTAAGAAATGCTGCTGAAAAAGAAATATAGAAATTAGCGATGTCTACACCACAACAAATATTTAGAAGTATTTTTGATAAGCATGGTTCTGTAGATTCTACTGGTAAAACAAAATTAAATCAGAATTAGTTAAATAGCGGTGTTAATGAAATTATGAATAATTTTTCAGTTCCTACTCAAGGAGGTCCTTTACAAGAATTGTTAAGTTCTACAATAAATGGTATATCTACAGATACACAAACTACTCCGTTAGGAAAACGTAAAATAATTAATGGTGGATAGAACATGAATTTAATGAGTAGAATAATTTCAGGAATAGCTGGTTTTAATCCTGCTGAGCCAGAAAATGCAAAAGGTAGTAGAAATAAAATTCTCAATAATTTAAAATCTGGTAACTTTAATAATATGATATTGTTGTCAAATGGTAGAATATTAACTATTCCTTCTATAAAAAATGGTTAGCCCACAACATTAAATGTATAGGAAGTAAAAGTAGCAATAGATGATGCAGATTTAAAACGGTTGGGTATTACTGAAGCTGATATGCAGAAGGCTGGAGCAAAAGTAATTGAATCAACAGGTTCAAAAACAGAAACTACAACTTTATCAGGCAGTTATGACGAAGGAGAAATTAATTATAACAAAACATCAAAAAGCGCAACTAATAAACCTAGTAAGAAATATTGGGAATTGACATTAGGTAATGAAATTCCTACAGAAGGAACTAGTGCAGAATATCTTAATCAGACTGCATTAAAATAGAATATAGGTTCAACAGGATATACTAGCGAATATCCAAATGTTCAAAACGAAGCTTTTAATTTTTAAAATATATAAAATATGGCAAAGAAAAACATATTTACTTCAAGCAGTAAAGAAAATTTATAGAATATGCTTAATTAGTTAAGACAATAGGCATATTATCCTATAGCTGATAGTACTATCGATGATAGTAATATTGTAAGCGATTTGCCAACAGAAGAATTACCTGAGCCGATTATGGAACAAGAATCGGTTCAGGATTCTTCGTATGAAGAAGAAGGATTCTTTACGAAGTTGGGTAATAAAATAAAAGATAAAACGGGTTTATATATACCAGAAACAGACTATAGTGGTGAAAATCCATTTAAAGACGCTTCTATAAAGACAAATAAAGAAGCATATAAAACAATTTTGGATCCGACATTTGCTTTTGGAGAAGGATGGGTTTAGAATAATATAGATATACCATCTGGTAAAATGTTATTAAACTCCAAAGAAAAAACAGATTTATTGTATCAAAAAGAATTTCTTGAAACACAACAAGAAATGAATGACGTGAGAATACAATTAAATCAAGCTAGATTAGAAAACGATTCTATTAAAGTACAGGCTTTAGCTCCTGTATATAATTCTTTAGAAAAAGCGTATTTGTCTGGATTTGATTCTTATAGAGAATTAGCTGGTAAAAACGAATATTACTAGAAATATGGTAAACAGAATAGTATTCAAGAAAGAATAAATGCTATTAATAAAAGACTTAGAGAACTAAACGAAGAAGATGTTGAATTAAATTCGGATATACAATCTAATCGTCAACAATTACATAATTTATAGAATATTTATAAAATAAGTCCAGAATATAAAGAATTAGAACAAAAAGATTGGATATACCAAATACCAAGAGCAATTGGTACTTCTGCATTTTCTATGGTATCTAATGCAGCTGTATTTGGAGCATAGGCAGGATCAAGATGGTTGGCTAGTCAAACTGTTGCTGGTGCTGGTGGTGCTTATGGTGAATTAATTGCTGGTGGTACTGCAATATTAGGTGCGGCAGCAAACGTTGCAGCAAACATATGGTCTAGAGATATGGAATCTTTAGCTGAAGTATCAAACAACTATAAATCTAATATTCAACAGTATGCTCAGGATAACAATATAGATATTAATGAAATCGCTAAAGCTGGTAGAGAAACACTTAGAAAATTAACTGGGCAAGAATATTCTGAAGATCCTAATTCAGATCAATATCGTACTAACGACGAAGTATTTGAAGATATGCTTGCTTATGATGTAGCAACTAATAATACCGATCTTGATAGATTAACAGCAACAACTAAGAAAAATCTTCAGGGAATATATGATAGAAATATGGCATTAGTTTTATCAGACGTTGCACAATCTGCAATGATTATTCCTGGTGCTGGAAAAGTATTTAATAAAGCTTTAAGTAGTCTTAATTTACCAGAAAGAGCTGTTAATGGAACTGTAAAAGCTTTAGATAAAGCTATCGATTATACTTTAGCAAAAACTGCTTCAAATGCAACAAAAAAAGGTATATCTAAATATATAGTTGATCCAGCTGTACGTATATTAGGTTCTGCAGGATTAGAGGGTTTAGAAGAAACAACTCAGTACGTAATAGGTAGTAAAATAAATGAATAGAAAGAACCAGAATCAACAAATTGGTATAATCCTTTTGATATTAGTAAATTATTTATTTAGAATCAATATTACGGATTAAAGAGTTTGGCTGCAATGGCTGGTGTATCTGGAGATCCTGCATTAGATAATGATGAAGATTTGGTAAATAATTTTAAAGTTGGTGCTGTTTTAGGTTTGTTAATGGGTGGATCTTTCTAGGCTATATCTGCTACAAGAAATGCTAAATCGTATAATGCTGGTAGAGAATTAGCTAGAAACACAATGGCTAATTATATATCTGCTAAAGAAGATGTTTTTAAATATCAACAATATGCTGAAAAAGCACAAAATAAATTTTTTGATAAAGATTCGTTTATAGATGGATTGAATCAGTAGATAGAATAGGAAAATCTACCAGAAGGTTATACTAGACAAGATATCGAAACAGAAAAAGAAAATATAAACGAGATTTATGATATCGTAAATAATAATAAAGTTATAAAGCAATTATCTTCTTAGGATAGAGCTGTAGGTACTGCTTTAATTAAACATTATAAAGATGAATATAAAAAAGCATTAGAAGCTAATAATTCTGTAGATTCAGAATTAATCAATAAAATTCAAAACGATGTAAATTCATTTGTTGAAATCAATAATATTCATACAGAAAAAACAAACATTGTTAACAGTTATTTGTATAATAAATCACGATATGATGCTTTTTCAGATTATATAAAAACTATATAGAATTTTACTGATACTGAATATTCTACTAAAGAATCACAAGAAGTGTTGGATGACTTAATTATAGAGTAGGAAAAAATTCAAGAATAGTTAAATAGTTTAAATGATATTATAAAAGAAGATGATGATTTAAAAAATATTTTAAATGATAATTCTACTTACGCTACAGTAAACCAAGATGTAAAAAATAATACTATTCAAAAATTTTTATAGGCTCGTGAACTCAGAAAAGCAAAAGAAAAATATTTATCTGTACTAAATGATAAAAAAGTCTTAAAACAAAGTATAGATAAATATAATGAATCTAAAAATCAAAATGCTTAGAACGAAATTTTAACAGAACAAGAAAATATAGTTGAACAGCCTGCTACTTTAGATGAAGAAACTATAGAAGAAGAGCAAATAACTGAACAGGCTGCTCCTATTGAAACGCCTATAGAATAGGAAAATAAAATAGAGCCTAAAGTAGAATAGACTAGTTAGAATAATGAAGATCTAGAATAGACTACTGTTACACCAGAAGCTACACCATCTATTTAGACTAATGATGAAATATATGAACAAGAAGAAAAGCCTTCTAATAAAATAAATTTACTAGAATAGGCTTTGACATATGATACTAACGAAGAGGTTTCTGAAGAAGATTAGGTTCAAGATGAAATACTAAATGAAAGAGATTTTGAAGAAGAAACTTACGAAAAACAGCCAGATTAGATTTATGATTCTTCAGAAAGCAATGAAGATTATAATGAGCCTATATCAAAAGATGACGAAAACCAGGCATAGAATATAAACGCATAGCAACAAGAAACTCCAGAAGTACAACCATAGACAAGCGATGTTACTTTTGATAGTGACAGGTTAGATAGGTCTATTACAGATGAAGATGTAGCAAATACAGCTTTATATGAATAGTATGATCAAAATGATACCGATTTAGAACAAAATAATTTAATACAAGGTACATTATTTTATCAATTTAGCGATATTCCTTTAAAGAAAGGATATGAATCTGGAAACGCTTTACGTGAATTTGTATCTGTTCCTGGTAATATACAAAAAGCAACGATATCTGCTTATGTGGAATCAGCAGATTATGAATATGGTAAATATAATCCTGATGATAAATCTACTTGGGATAACGCGGCAATTAGAATAGAAATAACATCTCCCGATGGTAAAAAGTATATAGCGTCTTTAAAAACAATTGAAGGAGCTGAACAATTATATTTAGCAAACAATAAAGTTTTATCTGATACTGAAAAAGAAAGATTTAGACAACTTCGTAATACTATTATACAAGCCAAATTAGTTGATCCCGATGCTATAATATCTTTTAAAAATATAACAATCTCTGATGGTATAATAAGTAGAACAGATTCTAATAGAAATTTAAGAAACATTAAAGGATTACATATACCTGAAGATCTGCACGAATTACATAATAGTGGTATAAAATTTGGTATAGGTAAAGGTATAATTGGCAATTTTATGATTGTCGATGAAAATGGTATGCCTTTAAACGGACATGGTGGATCTGGAAAAATATTTATTTATCCTAAACCAGAAGATACTTTAAATGGAAAACAAATCCCAATTAAACTAAATGAACAAAGGTTTATAGATGATAACGGTAATCCTAACGATTTAGCGAGATATTTGGCTAAAATGTTTATATATCGTGAAACAGGTGATCCTGGATTATATTTTGAAGACCTTGCTAATTTAATTCTTCATTATAGCGAATCTAGTTTAATAAAACAAGATGATCCTCGTTATGAATTTTTAGCCGATAAACAATTTTATATTGATTATAAAAATGGATGGGCTCAATTAGGAAGAGATCGATTATCTTTAAATCAAATACGTAGTGATGCTGGCGTTGAACGTGTTACTAATTTTATAGCTAATAATCTACATTGGAATACAGAAAAATCTTTGTTATGGAATCCATTACCAAAATCATTAAAAGAATATTTAATTGATTTAAATTAGGATAAGGTTTATATTGGCGGTGGGATACCTGTTGATTTAGAAGATGTAGGTCTAAAAAGAGTAAATGGGCAATTAATAACAGACGAATAGCATCCAAATGGTCTTACTACATTAGCGTGGATGATTAAACACGGTATATTACAAACAAATGTTGATGATGTTTTATTTAAAGATCCATTTGTATATGTAAACGATCCTATAATAACAGCAAGCAAATCTAAACCAAAAAAGAGAAATATTCTATTAGAAGCTGATTTTGGAGAATAGGAAGATATTACTGTAGAAAATAAAGTAGAAGAAAAAGAAACTGCTGAATAGCAGACACAAGAATACGATCCTTATACAGATGCTTCTTCAGATGAAGTACTTAGTTTCTTTGGATTTGACGGACCAGAGAAAAGAATGTCTGTAAAAGAAGTAGAGCAGAATAAAAAGATAAATACTAAAAAAGCTACAAAATGGTTAAAATCCAAATTAGGATTAGATGAAAGCCAAATAGATATAATAGATGGTGTAATAAGACAGTTTGCAAATGGTGAAGCTGTGTATGGTATTGCTCATACAGATGGAATAGCTATTTCAAATTTGGCAATAGAAGGTGTTCAATATCATGAAGCATGGCATCGTGTGTCTTTACTTTTATTAGATTCTGATACAAGAAATAGACTTTATGAGGAATTTAGAAAGCAACATCCTCGTATGAGAAATCTAAATAATAAGCAATTAGAAGAAGCTATCGCAGATAGTTTTATGGATTATATGCTTAATGATAAAGATACAAAATTGAGATATTATATAAATAAAATATTTAGAAATTTAAAGAAACTTCTTGGTTTTAGTACTAAATTGGGAAACGCTTCTTTAAATCAAATATTTGATGCAATAAAGTATGGTGATTTCTCTAAATACAAATTAAATAAAGAATCTTTATCAGATTTCTTAAACTCTTATAGGACCGGAGCGTATTATAAAGTTGGTCCTAATCAAGATAAAACTTTAAAATATTTTCCAACAATACATGATTTTGAATCAGCTTTGGATAGTTTAAAATCATGTTTATTTATCGCAAATGGAGCTAAGTACCTTACTGATATAAATAGTTTGGATAATACAAAATTAAAGAATCTTTTAATTTCTTTGTCTAAAACAAGTAGATTGACAGAATCATAGAAGAATGCAATATAGGAAATAATTGATAATTTTGATATATTCATGTATCATTTATAGCCAAAATTATAGCAAATGGGTATTAAGGCTATAGAAAAAAATGCAGATGAAGATTTTCAAGAAAGAGAGAACACAGGCATTCAAAATTATGATAAAGCAGGATACGAATTCGATAAAAAGAATAATGCTTTAGCAAGTGTAAAAATGTTTATCGCTACTTTAGCAGATACTTATTTTGATGAAAATAATGTATTAAGAACTAAAATAAATAATATCACTGGTTTGCCAATGATTGTTGATTATGACGAAGCGTATAGTCTTATATTGAATAATTTAAGTACTGTAGAAGATTATAGTCCTGTTCCTGGTGAAGATCCTAACAATTCTTTATTAGGCAAATGTGCTAATTTAAGTAGGCATAATCCGTTTTTTGCATTTTTGTATAAAAGATTAAACGACGTAAAAGATTCTAATCTTGAAACACAAATATTGCAAACAATTAAATCATTTAATTAGAACTTTGTAGAAGTAACATATACTACAGATTAGAAAGGTAATAGTGCTTTTGCTATAAAAGACACAATAAATAAAAGAGCTACTAAGACTTTTCCATCAACATGGTCTGAATTATTTTTTAATTCTGATTTGGTTATTAAAAGTAATGATTCAATATCTGTAAATACTAATAAAATAAAGAATATTATAAATGATTATAATACTTTATTTAATAGTATAAAGAAAAATCAAAATATAACTAATGCGGATATTCGTAATTATATAAATGATTTAGTAAAAATATTAAATAGTGTAAGTATTACTGTTGATGATGTAACAATAGAAAACCTATTAGATCAAGATAATCGAGCTGAAAGTATTAAACAGTTAATTACTACTACACAATCTGGAAGTTTATATTAGTTATTTAACGGAACAATAAAGAGTACTTTAGGTGGTAATCAAACATATACAGTAAAAGGAATTCAAAAAGTTAGATCATTGGATACAGTGTTTATGGGCTTGGGTATGAATAACATAATTAATAAATTATCATTGGCTCAAGCTGTAACACATCCAGACGATACCAATATATCAGTATTAGGTCCGAACAATAACATTGTATTTACTAAGACATTAAACTGCTATGTATCAGATTTAATGCGATGGTTAAATTTAGGAGATGAAACAACCTTAAGAAATTTAAATAATGACCCATATTGCAAAAGTTCTTTAATATTACAATCTGCAAATAATAAATCTTTTTTAAGATTAAACACTTTCTTAAATTTCTATGGTGATAAGGGTAATGATAAAGGTCGTGATTATTTGAGCATTTCTCCTACTGAAGATTATATTGCTAAAATGGCATTTACTTGGAATAATCATATAATATTCCCAACTATGGCTGATAAAAAGACATGGTTTACAATAAGTGGAATATAGTTGTTTAATAAGGAAATGTTCATACAGCAACAAGGTAATAAATTAAAAATACAGTTTAATCGTGAGGCTTTAAAATACTTATATAAAGCTTGGGAAGATGAATATAACGCTATAGTTAATTACTACAACACATTATCTTCAGTAAAAGCACCTATTAAAAATTATCATACTTCTGGTAAAGGTGGATTGTTTAGACATTTTACTGGTTACTATGTTAATAGGAATGGTAAAAACGAATGGTTTGATTTAAATAAAGAAATCAAAAACGCTTTAGCTTTCGATAAAAAACATAGAAGTAGTCTAATGTTAAGAACTGTTTTGGAACAAATTAGAGAAGACTTATTTACAAATCCTCAAAATACGTATGAGAAAATAAATAATAATTTAATATCTGAATTATAGACAGAACTTGAAACTTGCGAAAATTTAGGTATTATTTCAAAAGATAAAAAGAATCCAAAATAGTATAAAAATCTATTATTAGATTCATCAGTATTTGATTATTTTAAGTAGATATATGAGCAAAATTCTAATAAAAATATATCAGCTAATGCTGACAGATATGCTATTATGACTATGATTGGTAATCATATGATTAATCAAAACGCATCTACAATAGAAACTGAAAAAATAATAACAGGCGATGTTGCTTTTTATAAGAATGATGATGATAAAATCAAACGTCTTGGTGCTGTATTATCTACTGGTGATAATCTTAGAACTCAATGGCTTACAAACGATCCTAATAAAATACAATTATATAAAAAATTAAACGGTCGTAACACTTACACTTGCGCAATATTTAATGATAATGAAATTCCTTCTGCCCAATACGATTTAATTAAAGAATTGTTTGAATATGATAATTTCCGTAATTTACTTCTTGAAAAACTAGGACTTACTGAAAATGTAGTAGATTAGGAATTAAAAGATTTAAATGCTGCAAAAGAAAAGTATCCTGAAATTTCAGCATTAGCTAAAACTTTATCTGAAGAAGATGCAGGTGCGTATGGTTTAAATAGTAAGAAAACAAAAGGTAATATAAATCAAGCAGATGCTGCTGTATATATTAGACCAGAGATGTATTAGCAAATTGTTCGTAGATTGGGCGAATGGTCTACTGAAGTAGAAGAAGCTTTCAATATATTGGAAAGTGATACAGATTGGTTATCAGATCCAAAATTATATGCTAAATCATTAAAAACTTTAATAAAAGCATTAAAAACAACTTATTTTGGTTATACTTATAATGCAGATTTAGGATATAATGTACCGATCTTTAATAAGATGGCAATGTTCCCAATGTTCAAAGCTATTGCTACTGGTGATAATAGAGAAATATACGGTAGAATGAATGCTATCGGTAAATATAAAGATTTACAGCCAATAGATTAGATTGCGTTTGAATCTGCTGTAAAAGTAGGTATAGAAGGAGGATTTAGTTTCTATTCAGATTATACCAATAATAGTATAAATGATCTATCAAAAATTCATACAACTACACAATACTTTAGAAATTTAAGACGTCAGTTAATAACAGATCCACATACACACGATAGAACTCTATTTGGTACACAGGTATCAACAGTTGCAGTATCAAATCTTGTAATGGATAGAGTATATGGAGATGAAAATAATCCTGAAAGTCAACGTACAGGACAATAGTTAAAAGATCAGTTGTTTGGTACTATTAATGCTATATCAAATAAAGGTATGCAAAAAGTACAAGATATGTTTATGACTGATGGAGAACTTGATTTTGAAAAAACATCGCAAGCACTTATTAAAGAAGCACGTTCTTCTGGTATGGGTAAAAACATAGAAGATGCTTTAATATACAATAAAGATAAAAAAGATTTTGAAGTTTCTTTAGCAGCTTTACCAGATAGTAAGTGGGCTGAAACTAAAGTTGTATCTAATGTAAATAAAAAAGCAATCGATCTAGAATTACCAGGTGGTGCATTTATACAGATGTCATCTTTTGGTTTTAAATCTATTAAAACTGTAGGTTCTAACGCTGTTGCAGGGGGAAAGAGATTGGTAAATATTAATCCAGATGGAAGTATGGATGCTATTATATCTATTAATTTGTTTAGACATGTAATTCCTAATTTTGATAAATTAAGTTTTACAGAAGCTAAAAAATGGTTAATTGATGCAGGTATTATATATGATCCGTAGAATCCTGATAAAGCAAAACCTATGGCTATAGGATATCGTATCCCTACACAAGGTTTGTCATCTATTGCTGGAATTAGAATAAAAGATGTGTTACCAAGTAATGTTGGTGATATGATTATATTACCAGATGAATTTACAACACAAACTGGTTCTGACTTCGATATTGATAAATTATATATAGCTAGATATAATTATGATAAGGATGGAAAGAAAATAGAATTCAAAGGTTTACAAAAAGTATTAAATGAATACAACGAACTTGTTGATGAAAGTTTTGAAGCATATTTACATCGTAGATTTATTGAAGAACAGGGTACTGGTTCTTATGAAGAATCTGAAAGAGGTAAAGATGCAGTACAACAATTGTATGATTCCTGGTTAAAGTCTATAGGTAATCCAACAAATATATATGAAGCCAACAGTAGAGAAGCAAATGAAAATTTATTACTAGACACTTATATGACAGTGTTGACGGATAAAAAAACTGTAGATCAAACTCGTTTGCCTTTGGATAAAGTTACAGGCATAATCAAAGATGAAATTTTACCAATTGTTGACGGAGTCAGAGAAAGTAAAGGAATTATTCCTTTTAAAGAGCTATCTCCTACTTATCAAATGAATAAAAAATATGAATATTCTGGAGGTAAAACAGGTATTGGTCCTTTTGCATTAAATAACAAAAATCATATCTTAACCTAGTTAGCTGATTTAAAATTTAAAGAAAACAGTTTATTAAAAGCTTTAGGTTTTATAGGATTAAATGGAATAAAAAGTAAAAATGAAATCATATACAAGCGTGATAAAAACGGTAAAATCATATATGAAAACGGAAAACCAAAATCATTTATAGAAGAAGGTATACGTATATTAGATTGGATTTCAGCAATGATCAATGCTCATGTTGATGTTGCAAAGGATCCATATGTTATTCGCTTAAATGTAAGACAATATACCTACAATATATGTAACTTTTTATTACGTGTAGGATATGGTAAAAGTGCATTTTATTTTCTTCCGCAACAGATTTTAAAAGATATGGCTGTTGCATATGATGCTGCTGCAGGAAACTATGGAGTAGATAGTGATAGTAGTAAAACTAAAATAGTAAATGATCAGATTAAGAAGATACGTGTAAAATATTATAAAAAATATCTGGAAGCTTGTAAAAACGATAATATAAATATCGAATTACAACAAGATAAGGATACTGGTTCTATTACATATACTGATATGGCATAGACTATAACAAATAATGCGAGCACTTTATTAAATCGTGATAATTTGATTGATTTACTATAGAAAGATAAAATTTTGGATAAACTTTCTTACGAAGAATTAGCAGATTATTATAAACAACAATTATTATTATCTGAAGTATTTATCTAGTTAAATGATTTAGCGCAAGACATGTCGAAATTAGTTCAATTATCACAGATTGATACAAAAAGATATGGAAATAATTTCGTTGAACAAGATAGGTTTTTATATAGATTGAAAAGCCTTATTGCAAATACTACTTTGTTTAATAGTGACGATATTGTGAAATATTATAAAACTACATTTTTATTTACAAAGTTAGTAAACGGTATTATTGAACCAGCTAATATTTTCGAACCTTTATTATTGAGAGGAAATAAGAGTTTTAAAGATGCTATTACCAAAGTATTATCTATGGTAAACCGTGTAGATACTAATGATGAATCATTAAATAAAACAATATCTAATGAATTAGAAGGATCTTTAAGATATCAATTCTTAGCTACAAAAAATGTAGATGTATACGATATGCTATACGGAGAGAATAATATGGCTAGTAGATTAGCTAAAATAAAAACAGATATCTTAAATAATATGTACGAAGGAATGCTTACTCAAGATGGTAAAATAGCTAATAAGTTATTAAATTATTTGGGCACATTAACCAAAATGAGTACTGATAAATATTTTGCTCCGAATATTATTACAAAGAATAGAATATCTGATGGTGATAAATACCTGAAACAGACATTATCTACGTATTGGGAAGAATTGTTAGATTCGCCATATGAAGAAATATGTAAATTTGCAGAAGATTTATTTTATTATCAATTAGCTACTACTGCTGGTAATTTTACCAAGAATGGTATATTTGGATTAACACCTATAAAATTGATAAAAGAATCAGGTTATAATGATTTTATGAGAAATTAGGTTAATAATTTTATTGGTGATAGTAGTTTGGATTATGATAATTTCTTTTTAAATAATTGGAATAATAATAAGTTAGTAAAAAATATTTCTCTCTATAAAGAGAAATATGATAGAGAATCTGGTGAAATAGTTAAAGATTTATAGTATCCAGTATTATTTAGTGAAGATAAACTGGAAAGTATAAATAAGATTTATCCTCTTATAATATATCCTAATTTTAATCCTATTGGTAGAAATAGTATAAAACAAAATATATATCAACCATATATAAAGGTAGTATTGGATAATACAAATCCAGCTGGTACAATCTTATATAAATATATTGGATATGTAACTAATGATAAAAATATAGAAAAACCCATATACGTTATTGTAAATAAAAAAGGTTTAAATAATCAGGGAAGAGTTGTTAAGGAATACGATTCTTATTCTAACTCATTGTTTGATTTTAATAACATTGATACTGCGTTAAATGCAAAACAAATCATCACATATGGCGACATTGAACACTTAATATCTAAAGGTAGATCAAAAGATAGAGAACGTTGGTCTAAGTTAATAAATAATATAACTGCTGTTTAGGATTATATACCTTAGACTAAAGCTTTAAATATGGATTTATTCTAGTATGACGTTGCTGAAAACGTTAAAGTTGAAGAACCAATTAAGGTTACACCTATACCAGAATAGACAATAACTTTGCCAGTTAAAGAAATCGCAAATGTTGTAAATAATTCATATACTTTTAGCGATGGATTTACTGTTGATTTACCATTTATATTAAATGAACAATAGGTGCGATTGTTACAGACTTTAGAAGATTTCATTATAAATCCGAAAAGTTATGATAATAGCATTACTATTGCAGGATATGCTGGTACAGGTAAAACCACAATGATTAGTATATTTAATAAATGGTTAACACATAAATTAATTGATGTTGTTTTTAGTTCACCAACTCATAGAGCTAATGCAGTAACAAAAATGAATAATCCTGCTGCAAATGTCAAAACTTTGCATTCAATGTTCGGTTTAAGCCCTATTGTTGATTTGGAAAACGGAGTATATGACTTACGTAAACTTACTGCGCAATAGATAAATAAACCAAAACTTGCATATAATCAGTTATTAATTATAGATGAAGCTTCAATGGTTAGTGAATCACTCTATAAGTTTATTGAAATTTTTAAACTCAATTATGATTTAAAAGTTATATATGTAGGTGATCCAGCTTAGTTATCTCCTGTAAAAGATAAAGATATATCTCCCGTATTTAGAAATACTAAATCTAAGCAAGAGTTAACTAAAGTAGAAAGAACTGGAGATAATCCTATATTATTTGAAGCTACTAATCTTCGAGAAGGTAAAGATTTATCATATACCACTAATATTATTAATGGCGAAGGTGTTGAATATATTCCTACGAATAGTAGTAGAATAGATGAGGTAATTAATAATATTATTGATTCTCAAGAATATAAAAGTAATCCTTTATATTTTAGAATACTTAGTGCAACAAATCAACAATTAACAGAAGCAAATAACAAAGTTAGAAAACAATTATTTGGTGATAACGCTAAGTAGATAGAAGTTGGTGAAATATTAATGGGATATGATAATCTTGGAAGAGATGAAAACTCTATTAGAAATAGTATTGATTATATTGTAACATCAGTATCTGAAAAGAAAGAAAAAGAAATCAATGCATATAACAGTAGAATAACGGTAACTGGTTATGAAATAACTTTAAAAGTTGCTGCGACTGATGAAAAAATAGATAATAAGTATTTTGTGTTAGCTAATGAAACTTCTATTTCTGATTTAAATAAAATTGCTAAATTTGGAGAAGAAATTCAAAAAGCTATAAGTTATGCCTTTAAGAATCATGATTATGATTTGTTACCAATGTTTAATGGTATGTATAATGCGTTTAAAAATAATACTATATCTATGAGAAATTTAGAATAGAATGGTAGATTAGTATTCAGAAAAGCTTTAGATTATGGTTATGCGCACACTATCCACAAATCTTAGGGTGGTACTTATAATAAAGTTATGATTTATTTAGATACAATTGGTGTATTTGATCCTAAAGTTCAACAACAATTAAAATACGTTGGCGTTAGTAGAGCTAAAGAAAATGTTTATATTATAACTAATCATGAAATAATAGAACAAAAACATGATGATATTAATATAAATAATGTTGAAAGTACTAATAATGATACAATTAATTTTAATAATAAATCATAGAGTAAAATTATAATATCATCAAATAAAACAATTTTAACTAATGAAGAATTAAAATTAATAAAACCATATTCTGGAAGTAATCCAAGAATAGCAGTTGCTTCTGAACATACTGATCCTGTATTCTTTTCTAAAAAAATAATTGATATTTTAGATGGAAAAGATTCAGTTGAAGATAAATTTAGAAAATTAACTTATTCTGGTAAGGACTTTGCAGCTTTATATTTAATAACAAAACATGATGGTTTACCATTGAAAAAATTATTAGAATATAAAATACCAAAATTGATTCATTTTAGTATTACAGGATTAGGCGGTACTAAATATGAGCCAGGCGTAATGAAACCTGATGATTTATTAGATAGAATAGCTAAATTTATTAAACAAGGTCTAGATCCAAATATGGTTACTGTTCGTATAGATCCTATAATACCCGGTGTAACTAGCCAAAAAGTTATAGAAAATATTATAAAAAGATCATCAGAAATTGGAATAAAAAATATAAGATTTTCTGTAATGGACCAATATTCTACTACAAAACATTTTATGCAATAGTTAGGATACGATTATTCTAAATATTATGATGGAAATTCATTACACGCCAAGAAAAATGTTATAGAATCGATTGAAAATATAATGGTAACACTTGCTAAAAAGTATAATGTTAGACTTAGTACATGTGCTGAACCGTTTAATATTGAAGGTATTTCTAAAGAAGCTTGTTTATCTGTATCCGCAATAAATAATATGTTAGGTACATCTATTCCAGAAACAATGACTGGCAAATAGAGAGCATTATGCTCTTGTTATGGTGGAAAAACAGATTTATTAAAATATAATAATAAATGTGCATCTTCTTGTGTATATTGTTATGCGCATCATAATGCAAATTCTAATGCTATTTATTATAATGAAGATGGTTCATTAAAAGATACGATACTTACTCGTACTAATGATGACTTTGAAATTGAAAATAATAAACCGAATAATAAAATTAGTAGAGCTACCACAGGTTATAGTAGACAATCTGCTATATCTAATCCTCGTACTTTGTACATATTCACAGATAATACCGACAGAACATCTGGTGGTACACAAATTAACGATGGATGGTATAAAGATAAATACGGTAATGGTGGATATGGTAGTGATAGAAATCCAACAACTGCTGTAATTAGAGGTTTAGATAATGCTGCCCCCATAAGTACAATGAAGTATTTTTATAGAAATCATAAAAATATGACTGTTTTTGAAGCAAGATGGACTGATAAAGACTTGAATGATTTCAAAAAAGTTATTGATGATGAAATAAATGATATAAAATTATTATGGGCTAGCGGTGATTTTGATAATATTATTGTTCCACAAGGCGATGGTTTCTTTAATTCAAAAATAGCAAATATAAATAAAGAAAGAACACCCAGATTGTACCAATATTTACATGATAAATTGGTTGAATTAAATAATTATGTAAATAACGTAAAAGTTAGTACAGAAGAAATAGTACAAGAATAGCCAAAGCCTCGTAAATATACTGGTAACTTATTATATTAGGCTGATTTTAGTGAATCAGAATTTACAGAAATGAAGAGAGAAGGTAAAAACATAGAAAGTATTTGTAAAGATAGATAGGTATGAAAATAATTTGTCCAAATTTAAGAAATGAAGAAGTTAAAAAGCAGTTTGATGAATTAAAAGACGCATTAGGTGAAGAAACTGCTTATTATGTTTGGTCATATAATAATGGTAATAGTTTAGATTATGCTCCTAATGGAGCATAGTCTAAGTTATTTTCAGATTTATTAGACTATTATAAAGGAGATAGAGTATCTGCTATTATAGCAAAGGCTAAAACCTACTCTCCTAGTTTTAGAAATTGGTTTGGTGATTGGCTTAGTGAAGATAAAGAAAATGTGTCTAAAGTAGTAGATGAAAATAATGAACCATTAATCGTTTATCATGGTACAGAAAACGAATTTGATGTTTTCTCTAAAGAATTAAGAGGTGCTACAGATCCTGGAGATTGGGGATTAGGATTTTATTTTTCTCCAAGAAAAGATGTTTCAGAAATGTACGGTAGCAATATAAAACCAGTTTATCTTAGTATTAAAAATCCTGTTCCTAAAGAAAAACTTCAAATGACAGATTCATTTGGTAGGGAAAAAGCGAAATTTATTACATTGAGAGAAAAAATTCAAGAAGATATTGCTGTAGTTGAATTTTCTATCAAAGGTTATGAAGAACAGTTATATGGTAATGATCCAGATAATGAGCATTATAGAGAAGAAGGTTCAATACTTAATAAAATGGTTAAGCAGTATTTGGAGGATTACAAAAATAAACTTAGAGATTTACAAACACAACTTCAAGAAAAATCAAAAAAAGAGTTAGATTTTGATATTAATAAAAAATGGAACGACGATGTAGAAGAAATAAACAAATATGATGGAATAATTCCAAATATTAATTCTAAAGAGTTAGTAGAAGAAAATTATGAAATAATAGCAAAAGATCCAAATCAAATAAAATCAATAGACAATCGTGGTACTTATTCTGTAGAAGATAATAATATATATCAATATGCTGTAGATACTATAGAAAATAGAATAGATGGAGAAGAAGCTAAAAAAGTATTTTCACAAAGTGCTAAGGAAACAATAGCTAATATGATTGATAGTGAAATGTTCTTTTCTACAGATGATTAGATAAATATAGCAAATCAATTATATAATTCTATTGGAGATAACGTTATAATAAAGTTTAATAATATAGATGGATACGCATAGTATTAGAATAATACGATAACTATAAATCCAAATATTTTTAATAGATTTAACAATAAGGATATTGGTAGAATTTTATTACACGAATTGTTACATCATTTTACTATTTTAGAATATAAAAACAATAAAGCTTTTAAAAACAAAATAGATTAGACATATAACAAAATAAATAATATTTTTCCTTCTAATAAATATAATAGAAAAGAATCATTATATTACGGTCTAACTAATCCACAAGAATTTATATCTGAAGTATATACTAATTCTTCATTTAGAGATATTGTGGCAAAAAAGAATATGTCTTTATGGAGAAGACTGTTATCAAATTTTTTAAGTACTTTACATTTAGATAAATTAGCAAATAAAGTATAGTAGAAAGGAATTGATAATACAACTTCTATTATAAATGAAATATAGAAAATAATTAATAATCGATACACAGATTATAGATCTAATACTTTAGGTGATGGTATATTTAAATATACTATAGATAATCACATTTTAAATGAATTAAACGAAGATGCTAGAAAAATAAATGAAAAGATAATCAAAGGTTTAAAAGCTAGTTATAAATCTTTAAAAAGTAGAGATAAATCTCCAGTATTACTTGCTAAATTACAATAGACAATAGATCAATACGAATTAGATTTCTAGAAAAACGACGATTTGTTAATATTAACTAATTTTATATAGAGAGCATCAGAACAATTTAAACCAGTATTAAAACTTATAAGAAAAGCATATCTAGATACAACTATTCTTAGTAATGATGAAATCTTAAATTTTAAAAATGACTTTCTTGATTTTTATGGACCTATGTGTGAAGAAATAAATAAGAAACTATTTTTATAGGATTATTTTGCAGATCTTGATGAAGAATAGTTAAATATTTTATCAACAAACATGGATTTAATAAATAGAGCCTATCAAGAAATATCTGGTAAATATGAGAAGATTCTAAATGAACGAGCTTCTGAAATAATTAGTGAAATGGGACAAATGTATGGTGTTCCTACAGAAGACATAGAACGTTATATAAATGAAGATATGCAACATACTGTTGGTGATATTAACTTTATTACACAATGGTTAAGAACAACTAGAAATCTTAAAGATTTTGCGTTAAGATTATCATATAGATCTGTAGCTGATATAAATAATCAAGTTCAAAATTTTGCTAACGATAAAGCGCAATAGTTAATTAGACAGTTTAGTAAAATAAAAAAAGAAGATTAGTTGTTATATTTTGAAAAAGATAAAGACGGAAAAACAACTGGTTATCTTATTAGAGATAAGAGGTATGGTGAATTTAAGAGAAATTACAATACCTTTATAAATGAATTAGATTAGAAATATGGAGTAGTAGATGGAAATTATTATGTATTAAATGAAGATGATTATTTTAAATACATTGACGAAAAAGAAAATTGGTTAGAATCTCATTGTGAAAGAAAATTTAAAAAAGAATATTATAAATTATATAATCAATTAAAACCTACAACAAGATTACGAATGAAATCTCTTAATGGTGAAATATAGTCTATTATAGAATTAGTAACAAAAGACGATGGGGTTCATTTAGAAGAATTATCTGATAAAGATTGGACGAGATTAGATAATCTATATCAAGTTAAGAAGAATCTTTCAAATTTATATAATTTTGATGGTACTGAAAAAGTAGGAGAAGCTAGAGATATTGCTGAAGATTTAACCAATTTCTATGAAAAATTAGGATCTAATAAAATCAAATCTTTAAAAATGTCTACAGAAGAAGTAGATAAAATATTACAGCAAAAAGAAAAAGAATTATCTCCAGAATTATTCGTAAAATGGCAAATGCGTAATATTACTTATTAGTTTTCTGATGAATTTTTAGAACTTATAAAATCTGAAACAGTATTAACAGAACATCAAGAAGAATACGACGATTTAATTAATCGCAGAAGCAAATTAATGAATTTAGGTAGAAATAATAATCTACCTAGAACAGAAGCAAGTTTGTTAACAGAACAAGTAAAACAAGAAATAAAAGATCTTGATGAAAGAATTGAATCTTTAAGATATATATACAGTGAAGGTGGTAATTCTAATTTTAACAAATATGCCAAAATGATAACCACACCTTAGTATAAAATAGATGAAGAAAAAGCTAAAGCCCAAGGTGACAAGGCTTATAAAGAATGGCATGATAAATCACATTTTATAAATTCGAGAGGTAAAGAAGTAGTAGTATCTTATTATAGACAACTTGTTCCAAAAGATAATAAATATTTAGAAATAAGATTAAGTAGAATGAATTAGGAATTGGATAAAAATTCATCACTTATAAATCCTGATTATGATTTTGAAAATCCAGAATATTATCAACCTAGTAAAACTTTATACGATAACACAGCTGCCTTAAAAAAGGCTACTAGTACTCCTGAGAAAAAAGAAATTTATGATTTGATTTGTTCTACAATAAAAGAAGCTAACGATAAAATACCTTTTCTTAGTAGAAGAGATATGTATAAATTGCCACAAATGACTGGTGATATAGTAGATTTTACTATGCGTGGTAATAAATTTTGGAAAGGTATTGCTGAATATTCTTTAGATGGCGTATTAGTTAACAATGATGACGCTGATTACGCATTAGATAACTTTACATAGAAACCAGATGGAAGTTAGCTTAAATTTATCCCTACGCATTATTTGGAAATGCTTAAAAATCCAGAACATATTTCTAGAAATTTAGTAGGAATGCTTACAGAATATTCAAAGATGGCTGAAAATTATAGATTAAAAAATGAAAGAATATCTAAATATGAAGTATTAGCTGAACAAATGGCAAATAGAACATTTACCATACCTGATATATTTAGACATACTATTTCTGAACGTAAAGGTGATACTACAAATACGTATAAAAAATTTGTAGATTTTATAGATATGAATATGTATGGATAGCTAAATTAGCCTATTACAAGTAAACCTTTTGGCAAAAATAAAGATAAACAAGTATCTTTTTCTAAAATAATTAACGCTATTAAAAAATATGCATCTTCATCAAACCTTGGATGGAATCTTACAGCAATAACAAAATCATTATTTCAAGGATTACACAAATCAACAGTAGAAGCTTTAAGCGGTAGATATTTTAATGCTTAGAATTACTATAAATTATTAGCTAAAAATATATTTAATATTCCTAAAATGATACATCATTTAGGTGATTCTAAGTATAATGACTTAACGTTAGCTTTGTTGGAAAGAGCAGGAATAGCTAGAAATTTGGAAGATAAAACAAATAGTTTACAATATAATAGGTTTTTTAGAAATATAACTAAAAATCTAATATGGGGTGGTTGGTCTGCAATAGATTATCTTGTTAAAGCTCCTGTAGTAGAAGCTATATATGCTGATTATAAATATATTCCTTAGGATGAAATTTTTATGTCTAGAAGAAAATTTATAAGAGAAAAGTTTAATGATGACTGGAAAAAAGGTTCTAAAGAATTTGATAGAATTTCTACTTTTACATTATTAGATGTGTATAAAGTCAAAAACGGTATTCCAATTATCAAAGATCAGTATAAGAAATATAAAAATGCTATCGAAAATCAAGATTTATAGAATTCTGTAATAAACACAGCAAGATTTATTACAAATAGAATCGATGGTGTATTATCACAAGAAGATAAAACTAAATTTATGACTAATGCTTTTGGAGCATGTGTTATGATGCATCGTTCCTTTTTTGCAGTAAATATGGAAGATAATGTGTTTGCAGAATATCAATACAATCCTTACATTGAAGACTATTATGAAGCAAAATATCGTTCTACTTTTAAAGTATTATGGAATTGGATGTCTAATTTATTTTCATCAGTAGCACACACAAATCCTACAAATTTAAATAAATTAGATTCTGCTTAGTTTTATAATTTCAAGAGAACTATGATATAGTTAAGTTTAATAGGAATGTATATGTTACTTGTTTCTCTATGGTTAAAACCAGAAGCAGATAAAGATAAAGATAGTTATGCTAAGAATTTTATAGGATACTGTATAGACGCCGCAACTTTTGAAGAAAGAGCAGAATACAATCCTTTTGATTTATTTAACCAAATAAAATCTCCTTCTGCAGCAATAGCACCTGTAGAAAATATAACTAATATGATAAAATTATTTGATCCAATTAATTTTGAAAATAATTTTAAAGAAATTAACAAAGGTCCGTATAAGGGTATGGAAAGATGGCAAAGAACATTAATAAAATCAACGCCTGGGTTACGTGGTATATGGGAATCTAAAGATCCTAGATCTAAATGGGAATATCTTGAATCACAATTGGATAAATAATAAAATAAATAAGCCGTAGTATTTAATAGTACTACGGCTTTTATTATGCTTCATTGTGTAATTCTATGCACCATTAGAAATGTATTTTCTTCGGTACAATCTTCTTCAGTTACTATTTCGTTACGCTCGTATAAAGATTTTACATCAAGTAAATCCTTAGGTTTTTTTAATAGATCTTTTAAATAACTTAAGTCTTTATTATTCCAAAAAGACATAATATGTAATTTATGATTTTCATTAATACTATGAAAATAACCATTTATAATAGATTTTATTACATATTTGTATTCTGGAGGAATTATAAATACATATTCTAAATAAAATTCATTATTTATAAATACATCATACTTACAACAAAAATAAGGATTTTCTTTTATTTCTTTATCTATGTTGTTAAATACTTTAATATTGTATTTAAATAATACAATAACATGATTATCTAAAAAAGGTCTATTTATATCTTCAACATAAGCATTTACAAAACTATACTTATCAGAAAATAATTCTGAAGATGTAAAAATAAAAGGTAATATATATCTTGTTGTTAATGTTCTATTTCCAATAATCATAATTCTTCTACTCCGTCATTCTCATAATAATTACGAGAATGTTTCCAATTATCAGTAGAGATATGATATGCTATTTCTTTGAGAACATCTGATATTTGATCTACTTTTTGTTTAATAACACTATCGACGTTCATATTAAATACACGAATTTCATTATTACTATCTTTTCCAATAGCAATTATGTACGCTTCAAAATCGTAATCTTCGGTATTTAAATTTAATACTTCTTGCATATACCATTGTATTGCAAGACCGTAAAAAGCAATTTGTCTAAAATAATCATATTCTTCAACAGAATGTGCAAAATTATAGACATTTTGTGTTGTTTTTAAGTCTATAAGAATAATTTTCTTATTTACATGATCAAAACAGACTCTATCTAATAGAGATTTACATTTGATATTATTGTACTTTGGAACTTCCCAATTTATGTGAAATTCATTATGACATTCAAATGTTTCTGGTAAGCCATATAGTAGTTCATTAGCTTTTTTATGTTCTTCTATATTGGCTTTTATTTTTTTCAATGTTTGTAAATCAGCAAAAGATATTACTTTTTTAGTATCTTTATTCTTACAATATTCTATATACTGAGAATAAGTATCTATTATTTTTAAAGCTTCTTCTTTTACTACATTATCTTTCTTACTATTAGAATAAGATTGACGATACGCTTTTAAAGCTAAAGTTTCTTTAGACTCTAAAGGCTCTACTTCGATTAAATGCGCATAACATTCACATAAATCTTTTTGTTGTTTTACTTTAGGTACTTCAAAATCAAGAATCATATAATCTTTCCAGAATTCATCTGGTTGAAGAATATATTCATGAATCATAGTACCTTTTTCAAGGAAAGAACCTTTTAAACCTTCTTCTTTTCCATCTAACATGTTACGAAGATATTGTGGTCCATATTTAATAAACCAACCTATTGCGCTATTACTGATACGTGATGAATCTTCGTAGTATGGAATTGAAATATTCATTTTATTTGTATTCATCTTCTATACTCTCTTCATTATTTTCATCCATGTCAGTAATTACTGAAGATTTAGTCCAAAGAATTTCATTTTCTTTATCTTGTGGATTATCCAAGAATTTAATAAAAGTTTCATCTATTTGACTAATAATTCGCTGTTTATCAGGTTCATTACTAATAACTAGATTATCTTTGAGCATTTCTATATATTCTTGTAATAATTCATATTTAGTTTTTTCCATAGTTGTATCAATATTTATTGTAGGAAATTCAAAATTTTTTTTGAAACTATAACAATTGTCTAATCTAGAACAATTGTATTTTCCTTCGCTTGGTTTACTTTCTCCATCGTGCCAATGTCCGTAAAGATGATACTTGCAGATGTCATATGTATCTAAATCAAGTTGTTCATTTTCAATCGGACTATCATGAGTAATAAGAACATCACACTTAGGTATTTGTTTATATTGGTTTTCTAGGTCTTTTGATTCAAAAGCCCATTTCCCTACTTGGAAAGATATCGGTTGTATCCATGGTGTACCATAGAATTTTATACTTTTGTATTCAAATGATTGATCGATAAGGAAATGTAATTTTCCTTCAGTATTTATTGCCATGTAATCACAAAATTCTTTCCATCTATTTTCATTATAAAGATGTTCAAGATAAATATCATGATTACCTGGTACTACTAATACTTTTTTGCATGGTAATTTCATTACCCACGGAACAAATCGGTTTTTCCACCAATATTCCGACGCATCAAAATTTCTTTGAGCGTTTAATGTAATAACATCCCCTGCGATGCATAATACATCGCATTCGGGGATATTGTTGAGTAGATTTCCATGAATATCACTTATTCCGCATATTTTCATATACTTTATTTTTTAATTATCATTTTCTTATGTAGTTACATCAGATAATGCTTCTTTAACATTAATATTCATATACTTGACAATTTCATCTAGACTTATATTTTCATCTTCTAAGTCTTTTACTTCGTTCAAGAATGCATTCATATTATCTATTGAAGGTAATTTGAATCTTTCTTTTATGAATTTACAAACTTCTTCGCTGTTTTTAATATTCTTACTTTCAATAAGAATTGGTAAGAATGCCAAATTATCTGTAGGTGTATATTTACGTACATATCTAATACGTGAACAACGATCCTGTAAATATTCAGATACAGCACTTAATTCATTACAAGTCATAAGAACTAATTTCTTAGTTGTCTTTTCTACTCCATCTAAGAAATCCAACATCTTTTGTGTATTAAAGTTCTTTTCTACTTCATCAAATATAATACATACTGGTGTAGTAAACTGTTTAAAGAACTTAGTTAATTGAGATGCAGGATAACCTGAATCAACAATGATGATTGGAAGATTTGATTCTTTAGCTATAATTTTAGAAAGCATTGTCTTACCAGTACCTTTAGTACCAGCAAGCATTACGCCAACACTTTTATCGTGTTTTATAAAATTATTTAATACACGGGTTTTGAATTTAATATCCTCTTCTAACTCGTATATTTTACTCGGTAGGTTTAATTCTCCATTTTCAGAGAATATTGCTTCAGAATTCCAATCATCCCATTTAAGATCGTATACTTTTCCATTAATAAGATCATAATCAGCACCTTGTGGTTTCGGAAGTATTCTGTTACCTACTTTGATAAATTCTGCGTTCTTCTTTTCCATATTGTCAATTTTTTAGTTGATCGATCATCACATCGATCTGTTTTTGGGTTTTTACTAAGAAATATTTAGTATTTGGCATTTTCTTAGTAAGATAAAATTTAAATAATTTTTCTCTTAAAGGGAAACTTTCGTTAGCGTATCCCTTACATTCTATAACAAAATCTTTTCCTACGAAATCAGGTAGATATGTTATAGCTCGAATTGTTTTGTCGGCAAATTTAAAACTTGGAAGAAGTGTATATCTATGTTGTTCATATTCAGCATAAATATGTGCTTCTTTTAGTTTTTTATAACAGTACATTTCTAACTTAGAACGAAATTTAATTTCGTCATATTCTACTTTAGTACCGCCTCTATTGGTTTTCTATATTTTCTTTCTCATATTTGTTTAATTCTTTAATAAACCAATTTTTAATAATTTCAAATCCGTTTAATTTAATAGCATCAGATGTATCTTTAGCTTTAAACTTTTTATTAATTAATATTGGTTCTAAGCCTGTTTTTTGGCTTATTTTGCGAAGATATTTTACACCAGCTACATCTCTGTCAAAAAGTATTAAAATGCGTTTAAAACGTTTCTTAAGTTCATTTAAGACTGATGTTGGTAAAAATGTACTTTCTGAACTTGGAGATATTGCAGGAATACCCATTTTGTATAGGCACATGACATCTTTCATGGACTTTGTGATAACCAACGTATCACCTTTTTGAGGTAGCTGCTCATAGCCTTGGATGTCATATTCTGTTAGATTGTTTCTCCATTTGGTATATTTATCTCCTAGAGGACGATATATCTTAAAGTTATTATAAACTTTATATGCATACATCGGATTAGTATCTTTGTAGATACCTTTTACAATGCCATTACATAAATAATATTTAATACTAGATACATTAAATTTCTTTAAAGTATCTATATCAATATTAAATTGTGACCAATAAGATTTATCAGTTTCAGTAAAGTCTTGTCGTACTACACCTATTACTGTTTCTTCTGGTGGTTTATATTGTTTTGTTGAAGTTAATTTGGTATCATTTGTAATATTTAATCTGTCTACAATATCTTTTAATATATCAGAATAATTAGTTTTTCCTGTATATAATTGTACAAACTTTATTACATTACCACAATCACTTGTACCATGATCCTTAAATAATAATTGTCCTGTTCTTTTACTATAATATATACCAAAAGAAGGATTTTTATCTTTTCTAAAAGGACTGTTATAAATTAAACCAATTTTAAATTCACCGATGTACTTAGCATAAATATCATATTCTGTTACTTTAGAAAGTATCCAATCTAAAGTAATAGTTTCTGGTAATTTTGCTTGTTTTCGTGAATACATAAGCTAAAAAGTTTTGTTGTTACTAGTGGGGGAATCGAACCCTCTTATCCAGAGAATTTATTTTGTTTTAACTCAATACCTTACTATGTCATTCCCACTTATAATATAAAATTATAAGCCTTCCGTTGCTTTCCTTCTACGGTATTAAAACTAATAAATATATTCTTAAATTGATAATTCCATGTACTTTTAAAATAAATAATTACTTTCAAGCATACAGTAAATGAAATATTTATTATTAAAGTATTCTAGTATTAATCTCTTTTAATTAGATTCTTCATCTACTTCAAAAAGATTTTTAATTCTTTATATTGTTCTTTCAGAATCTTCTAATAAAATAAAAACGAGGAGTATTTTCGCTAGTTCGTTCTAACATTATTTCAGTTAGGCTCTACTCATACTCCTCGTATCATCATACGACGCCTGATGTAGGCTTTAAATTATCCTTTTATTACTTAAAATGGCAAATCATTATCTGATGATATTGTCGTATAATTTCCTTCATTTCCTGTTAAAGTAGATGAAGTATCCATACTATTTGCAAACGGATTATCATTTTTTGTTTCCTTATCTGCAACAATCGGTTTTGTAAACTGGTCCATTGACAATTCAACAATTTTAGAAGTTTCACCTTCTGGTAATTCCATCGGTTCAATAAATGTAAATTTAGCATAACTTGGCAATGTAGTATAACCATCTTTATTATATACTACTTTTACTCTAAGTTTAATACTCTTATTCGCTTCATTTAATTTATCTACAATGTATTTTGCAAATTCTTTAAATGATTCACCATTAAAATCAATATCTTCAAGTTTATAGAAACAAGCAAGTATCTGTAACATACGAGAATATTGGTTATCCATTTTAGTCTGTAGTTTTTCGTCAGTATCTACATACTGATTTTTTGTTGGTTCCCATTCTGTATGAATCAAAACTGCTCCGTTCTTTTCAAATGTAATTTCAAAGAAATTCTTTCCTGTTGGAGATGTTTCAGCTTTTGCACTTTTCAAAACAACATCTTCAATGATACCTGCGGGAATAAACTTATTATCATTCTTTACAATGTTTGTAGCTCTATCTTTACTATACATGATATTATCTTTTTTAAGTTATTAGTAATTTTAAAAATTTCTCAATTATTTGTAAATGCGATCCCAATGTACTGTAATATTGTTATCGCTATCACTTTCGGCAATTACGATTTTTTGTCCTCTTAGATGTGGTGCTCTTGCCTCACGAATTGTATTATCTCCACCTTCAAAAGAAATGATAGTTTCATTCTTTTTACGATAGATATAACCAACTGCGTCAGCTTCACCACAAACTATATCACCTAATTTTCCTACCAAATCTAAAGCCATTTCAGAAAGTTCTTCACCTTCTTTATTAATAATTTTATCTTTAGTATGACCTATTAGAATAAAATTATCACTTAATGCTCTAAACATGTCTATTACCTTTTTTACTGCTTGACGAAGATACATATATCCACTACCATTTGGTAAGGTTCGTATATCATCACCTTTATATGTTTTACCCATTGGAGTTTGCATATATAAGGTTTTAGCATAGTCTAGACACATTTCTTCTAATCTAGTAGCATTATCAATAGTAATATATTTATAAGGTTTTTTGCCAGTAGCTGTTATTTCAGCTTGTATTGCCTGAGAAATTTCTCCAAGATCCCTAATATTTCGAGCTTGCACAGAAAGTGCAGATAGATACTCGGAACCACCTTCTAAGTCGATGATAAGGTTGTTATCTAGTGCGGCTGCGATGGTTGTTTTACCTGATTTAGGTTTTCCATAGAGTATTAGAAATCTTGGGTTATTTACTTTTGGAGTATTTTTTTCTTTAGGTAGTATTAACATATTTTGTTAGTTGAAATACTACAGAAAGTTTTCTGATAAATTTCTGGTAATGTTTGATAGTATTTTCTATAGCAAAGTTTAAAAATTTTTTTAAGCTGCATTCAAGTGAATATAAGTACTAATGTTTAAAATTATATTCGTAATTTCTTCTTTTTTCTTTTCAGTACGTATATGATTGAAGTAAGTATTATAATCATCATACGGAATAATATTTGAGCCAATCTGAATGAAATGATCATAAATTCTACACGGCATACCCATGAATTTGAAATCATAACCTTTATCTTCAGTATATTCCTTTATAGCTTTTGCATATTCACGCAAGTTATACATCGCAATATCAAGATCCGTTTCTGCATTATACTTACGTCTAGACTGTTCTACAAGATTATTTCCATAACGGATTAAATCAAAATCAGTAGTATCTCTAGTCCAAAAACGTTTGTTGAGTGCTGAAAAACAAATACCGGGTTTACCTAATACTAACGTATCTTCAGGTCCTGCATATTCAACACTATATTGCGGTTCATTGTCGTCCATATGCCAATCAAAGAATGGATATCGACGATTAATTTCATTTAAAATCTTATTCTTAATAGTACCTTTGTTATCATGTTTTTTATTCGGGAGGATAATATTAATAGTTTCCATAATTTCAGCCTTAAAATTTATTGTTAAATACTACTTTTTGTTTTTGCGGTTCAATTGTTGTTTCAATTAAGTTTCCATATTTTAATTCATTTTCAAACGGAATTATACATGGATCGCCTTCTCTTACTTTTAAGAAATGAAGGTATACTTTATTTTTAACGGGTAAACGATTTACTCCATAGAATTGGAGTTGTAATGTTTCCGGTCGATGGATGACTAAAACATAGTCACTTGCTTGAAATAAAGCATCTGAAGCCGCTAAATCACTTCTCATAGGAAAGTGAGTTACAGGATTATTAATTCTCTCAGGTGTTTCTATATTTCGATTCATCTGTGAAATTTGTATGATACAAGTCTTACTTAATTTCTTTACTCGTATAAACATTTTCTGTAAATCTACAAGAGTACCTCTTTCACTATCACCTTCAACCAATAAAGTATGGTCTAGTACTACTATTAACCATTTATCTTTAGCGATAGTATCGTGATAATATAAAATAGTCTTTTCTATTTGTTCAACTGTTAATGGTGTATCAATGTAATATACATTATACTTAGTTAACTCTTTTGCCGTTTGTTCTATTTCCGCATATTGATTATCATCAACATCGGTTATAGAACTGTAGAGTTCATTAGTTGTTAACCTAAGTTTACTACCTAGGGTTCTTCCGACATTTCTATAAGAAACCATTTCGAAAGAAAAATTAAGAACGACTATTTCCTGAGATGGATTAAGATCAATTAAATCATTTGTCAGCATATTCACAAATGCCGATTTTCCTGAACCAGATATTCCAGCTATAGTATATATCATATTTGGTTCGAAGAAACATGCTTTGTTAAATTTATCCCATCTTGTTTTTAATGAAACAATTTTATGTTTTCTTCTGTCATCAATATACTTTAGCGTTTCAGTGGCAACATCTTTTATAGATTTACCAACTATTACTTGTTTTGTATTATGCAATTCCTGTTCCATACATTTCACATGAATAAGAGTTATTGCATTCATCTGTCATTTGTTCTTCCACGACTTCCCACTCATGTTGAGTAAGCCATTTCCACATTGTTTTCATGTAACCTAGTTTGCCAGTTATCATCTTATTGTCTATTTCAAATTTTAAGCAATTCATAAGATGTTCATGCATTGCTTTTGATTTACCAACAATTCGATTATATTCTTTTCTACATTTATTTATGTTTGCACGTAGAAAACCTTTTGTTCCATCTGGTCTAGTTACATAAACTGGAAATAATTCATAGAACTCATCAAACCAAGATTTATCTGTTTTTAACAGATTTCTTAATTTTTCTGTAGGACTATAAATTGATTGATCATCTAAAGTAGTAATAGATATCAAGTCTTGGTCGATTAAACCTTGTATTTCTGTTTCACTAATTCGGCTGAGAAACTGGTGAACGTCTTGATTATTGTTTTGATTTTCATTCAAACACAAGGTTAAGAATACTAATTGATTAATTGATATTTCTCCTATATTGAATAAAGATGTATCTAATTCTAGTATCATAATTTTCACAAATTATAACTATCGAAATTGATACTCTTTGATATATTTTGTTAAAACAACGATAGTTGTTTAGTTTTCAATTGATTTATTATTTTATTTGCTTCTGTTATATAATACTGATAGTTTATTTTTGGATTTTCTTTTAAATCATTAAAATTATTAAGTAAAGTAACACCAGATGCTGTAAGCATATTCTGATATTTCTTTTGTCCATTTTCTATTTTCCATTTATATAGAAAATAACCATCAGTAGAAGCATAAAAACGATTCGTTCTTTGTTGCTTCTGATTATTATATTCAACAGTCCATTGTTTTCCTGTTTTTTCAGACATTAAAAAGTCTTTTATATTGATATGTTGTTTAATAAAGTCTTCTGGTTTAATACCTTCTAGAAAGTATTTTTCAACAGCTTTTGGTATTATTTTTGGAGTTAAACCTTTACCTTGAATTACTTCAGTTATGAAACATCCTTTTTCTTTAATTTTACCATTTTCGAATACACCAAAATAATCATTAACTGCTAATTGATAGAATGCTTTAAATCTATCTTCTTCCAATACCAAGCCTGTTAATTGCTCCCATTCTTTACAAATTTTCATTGCTTCAGGATATACTGATTTAGGTATTTTAACAAATATACCATCAGTATTTAATTGAATTGGAGTTATTCCTAATGCCATTAATTTTTCAGTTAGCATTAATAATAACAATTGACCATTAATTCTAATGCCCATTACTGCTTTTGGATCATAACACCAACTATATTCATTTTGAAGATTACCTGATAATCCATTTAATGCTAGTTTTAAAGTAGCATCTGTTACTTTATCTTTTGCATGTTTTGCTTTTATTCTTCTTTCTCGAATATCAGCATATACTTCTTTAAATTCTTTTCCTAAATGTCTAGGATAAAAATTAAAATTAAGTAACATACTTGGATATAGAGAAGCAACATCAAGATCTACAAGAATTTCATCTTCATTGGGAATAATTATTTCTGATTCGTTAATAGTATGTATTCCTCCTACTCCTATGGATACAACTCTATCATTTAATAATAGTTTTTTTTCATATCCTTTTCTTCCAGGGGAAACTGTTAATGTTTTCATTTCATTAAGCAAATCTTGTAATATCTTAGTATCATACTTAATGAACGGTAATATAATTTCATTTAAGTTTATTGTATCAGCCGGAGAACGTAAATCTTTTAATTCATTCCATGTAATATTAGTTTTACGCATATATTCTTCAGCTAATATTTGCATTCCTGTATTAACTCCATCTTTACTTAAACAATTAATATTATATTGATCTTCAATGTCTAATCTAAGTTTTATGTCTTTTTCGCAACGTTTGAGTAATTCATAAGTAGACATAACATCATTGATATTATATTCTATCATTGAATCTATTTCATTTGTTGCTAATGGAAGTTGCCAATCACAGTTAAATTCCTGTACATTCTTATACATCATTGTTACTTGCATTTCTTTTAAAGAAACACGTAATGCTTTACTATATAGCATTGTTAACAAATCTAATGTATAAAAATTATTAGCATATTTCCATCTTTTCCATCTATCAATGTTATCTCCATCTTGTGTAATTATTTTTGATAAATTGAAGATAGAATTACATATTTTTTCATATGTATAACTAGAATTAGAAAAATATTCAATACAGTAATTAATTATTGGATTATCATAATGTATATTATTATATCCAACCAAACATATATTTGGTTGTAAAAAGAATTTACACATTTCTTCAATTTCATTCTTTCGAATGGAACATTCAAATTTATGTAATTTCTCTGTTTCAGTATTTAATAAAGTACAATGAAATACATTTTTAAATACTTCGATATCATATACAAATGCTGTTTTATTACGTATTTTCATATTTCTCTGAATTTAGGACTTCTGATGGGATTCGAACCCATAACCTCTATCTAGTATCTCTCGATTACGAATCAAGCGCTTTTTCCAGTTGAGCTACAGAAGTCTTTTATCTTATGCTACAAATCCTAAAGTATAAGGAATTTTAGTATATAAAGCTAACACTTTATCATCTTTATCCTTTAAAGATATATGATGATAACTACTATACTTTGATAAAGACATATTTAATTCTTTCATTTCTTTATTGATAGTATTAGTAGTAATATCACTAACGAATTTCTCAGATAGTATCCGTACATGTTGTTTGTCATCTTCATAATAACTTACAATTTTATACGGCATATTCTTAGGATTTTTAAGCTTAAGACTTGATTTATAGGCATTTAGCCTTTTTCGCATTTTTGCGATTTGTTGTTCGTGTTTTGCTGTTTCTATAGCAATTTTTAAAGCACGATTCTCTTTAGAATATGCATTGTTGATTAAATCGTAATGATATTTACTAAAGGCTCTGGATTCCAATAAACTTTTTTTATCCAGTTTTGGTTTGTTTTGTAATGGTAATTTGATAGAAATTGTAATACCATTTTTTGTTCGATGATATTGTCTTTTACAATACGTTGCTTGTGGTGTCCAATTGTATCTATACACTTTTCTTATTACAACATCATCTCCTCTACGAGTTAATCTCTTTTCGTAGTTGCTAAAATACTCGTTTGTATAATATTTGTTTACAAATCTTTCTGGTATATCACTAAACATATTGATTATTTTTTAAGTTAAACGTAAAAGTACTCCCAAAAGGGAGTACATATTATGCAGCAATTGCCATTGGTGCATCTTCTTCTAATTCTGTATTTTCATTGAAGTCTTCAATTTTTTTCTTCAATTCAATAATTTGTAAGTCAATCTCTTTAATACGAGCTTTAACCCAATCAGAAGTTAATACTTCAGTTTTCTTAAGATTCTTTTTACCTTTTGCAGTTTTCATCTTAGGGTCAAGAGTTCTAATCTTTCCTAATCTTATTTTCTGTTCCTGTAATTCAGATAACTTAAAAATAGATATCTGTATACAATCTGTTGGTAAGTCACTAAATTTTTTGAATCCCATATTCAAGCATAAAGCTTTTAACTTCGCAATTGCACGCTGTTCAGCCATAGATTGTATTTGTGCAAATAATTCTTTTAAATCATAATTACGCTTATAATTACGATTTACTACGTTTTCTACATAAATAATATTCCAATATTTTGTAATATCATTAGAAAGTCTATCACGAGTTGCTATAATTTTTGTTGCTTTTGATTTCATATATATTGATTTTTTAATTGATTAATAAACTAAAAAATCCATGTATAAAATCGTTTACCGTGTGACTCATATGGGAATCGAACCCATCTTCTTCCATCCCAATGAAGCCTTTATGAGTCGTTTTATTATAAATTTCCCAACCATTATTTATAATATAAATGGGGTTCCCAACCAACACCCCTAGAAATTTTATTCTTTTCTATCAAGAACTAATGGAATTTGCCCAATGTATGCCCCACCCAAATCTACACCGACAGTTCCAATAACTGTTCCTGATAAATCTTTTATTTTTGGTTTTCCGCGAATATATTCGCTATAGTAGATGCTATCTTTGCAGAATAGTACTACATATTGAAATAATAAGTCAATTATTTGTTCACGATTGTCATTTACAAGTGTTTTATTAACAATCTCTTTTATTAATCCATCCATTTCAGAGTTTGTTTCATGAACACTTCCTGTGATAACTACTGCAATCTTGCTTGCTGTACTGAAGAAATCAATTTCCTTATATGAATTGAAAAGTCGATTTATCCAACCATGTTTCGACCTTCCAAGTAATATATCTCCATTGTCTTGTACAATGATTTCTTTTGCATAGGACCCATCCACTTCTATGCAACTTCTAATCTTTGGATCTTTAAGCAACAGACACAGCATATCAAGTTTACCTTGCTTTAATTTTACTGTATCTTTCATAAGCAATAATTATTAATCGTTAAATGACTTATAATACTCATCAACAATTGCCTTTTCAGACTTGTTAAGAGTACGTAATGCACCGGCTTGAGTGATACACTTATCAGCGAAATCTTCAAGATCGGCAGCGTTTTGTTCGTTCAAAGTGGTAATTACGTCATTTACCTTTTCGAGATCAGTAAAGAATGATACTTTTCCAGTCTGTTCATACTGAATAAGTGCTTCATTTACGGCTTTCTGGTCGCATTCCAAGATACTTGGTTTGTCCCCTGTAACCAGCGGGAATGTCAATTGAGGATCGTGATTAATAATGATAACCGGTTTTCCATTTGCATTCTTTGATAATTCGAATGAAGTAAGATCTACAGTCTTTGTATAGAACTTCTTAATCGGCTGTGCAAAACGCGGATTTACGCCTTTCTTTTCATTCTCTTTATGATTGAGGTCAAGATTATCCGATAATGGACATACTACCTTACGTCCATACAACTGTCCAAATACTTGCATTACTACACGATACTGATTCAATTCCTGAGGTGTAAAATTATTTTCCATGTGATTATATAATTTTAAATGTTTGATACTAATGTTAATTAAAAATGGTACTGAATTCTTTTTATTTATCCTTATAACATCTAATATTTATACGCTTTTAAAAAGCTTTGAATGAGGATAGTTACTTCATATAACATTATGAATTCAGCGATTTTTTTCAGTTTTGTTTTTTTCTGAAATATTCTGATAATGATTTTAACAAAGATAAATTTTGCTAATTATAAAATAACTGTAATACTAGAATGACGGCTATTGCCATCTCAGCATTCCCCGTAGGACTTTACTCATTAGACAGATGAGTCAACTGTTCTTCTTACTGGTTATTATTTTGATATAATCTGTGAAGAAATATTAAGCTAGCTATATAAGACCAATGTATAGCGGGACTCCAACGGTAGGAGATATATACCCATTACAAAATATTTATAATCTGATAATATCTGATATTTTTTCCTGTTAACGTGAGGAGTACGAAGGTTCTGATTATTTTGTGAGCCTAACAGTACCATGTCAAACGTGCTCAGTGATTTTGGTCTAGCTGGTATTCAGCCTTGATCTATTACGTATTTACACCGGTCCGTTTTTGGCGAAAAACGTTACTAGAAAAACTATGCAAGAGCTGTTTATGTTTCAAAACACCCACTCTGCTTTAAGAGTCCTTTGTGTACCCTACGTGTACTTACGATTTTGTTCTTATCCTGCATACAATTTTAGGATTTCCACCTATCAACCTTAATGAAGGTATCAGCGAACCTACTAACATGAGTTGCGGCTCATGACTTCCGTTTACGGCAATTGTGTTATACAGTCGTGGTAGAAAAATATTTGCTTCGATTTAATAATTTTTAGCCCTAAATACATTCTATAAATTCCACCTTGTCTAAAAGTTAATAAAATGTTTCCATGCTAAATGTCTGTACTATAGATTTACAAATTACCTATTACATCTAATAGGATAACTTACTAAAGTAGGAAATACACAGAATAACTCCGCTCTGCTTCGTTCCGACATTTTAAGAACGTCTATTTATATATACTGGAATGTATATCATTATTCAACGTAATACAGCTATGAGGATTGCTGCCCCACCTTGTCTTGATTAAGAATCCCAGTCAAGCCCTGGGTACTGTTTATTTGCATAGATAATTTATACCAATCATTATCTAACCGAAATAGAGTTATCGCGCTCTTCATCCGCCAGAGTTACTGTCATAGTTTGTCGCAAAGCGCTTGAAACATTATAGTGGTATAGTAACATCGACCACTTTTATTATATTAATACTTGATTTTACAAATTCCTTCTTGGGGAAAGAACTTAGTCTTGCAACTAATTTATTTTATTTGTCTAGATTAGTTAAATACTGGTTAATTTAACATTACGCTTATATTTCACTATCACAATTAGCGTTTTATATACAGTCTTTTAGACACGCAATTCACTACTCACTTACTTAAAATAAAATAACAGTACTATATTAATATAATTAAGCACCTTCATATATACAGTTTTAAACTCGTTTAGAGCCAACTTCAGAGGTTGCTGTATAGAACACTATGCTTGGTATTTGTTTAGCGTTTATATACCGCAAGGATAGGTTTGGAGCCCACCTAGGACGTTAGTCAGTCCTAACATTTTTAAATCCCTTTATGATTCATATCTTGATAGATACGCGGATTTAAGCATCTATGGTTTGGAGCCAATAGAAGTTTTTTATACTTACACCGTTTGTGCAAGTTGCAACACGTGTTATAGGTTAACGATACCTTTGCTTGGTTTGATTTCATAAATCTACTGATTTAATCATCGCGTCTTTAAGTCGCCAATCCGGTTCTCACTTATGGGTTATGCACGCTGACCCATTTTCTTGTCGTTTTTTCAGTCTTAAACAGTAAATTCGACACGCGCAAGCTATCACATCTTCGTTTACTTACTCACAGTTTTAGCTGTTTGTTAAGCCTCTAATGTCATGTACTGTTCGTGAATAATCTCCTACATTATTCACTGTCCCTCGTATTGATTAGGAGTTAGGACTTACTGGATACGCCAGTACGATTATTTTACACAAAGTTGTGTAGGCTGTTCAAAATTAGGACTTACAAATGTCTTTTTTTCTTTTACAGCAGGTAGTTCACGTACTTTAATGTATTTTACTTCTTTTACAACTGAAGTTTTATACTTATATACGATACTATCTTTTTTCTGGATAGCAACACTGATATAATTACTGTTATTTGCAGTAATTTTTCCAGAATTTAAATCAATGTTGAGGTCAAATCCAGTATTTGTTGTACGTGGTACATCTACAAATCTCGGTATTACTGGAGATTCGTTTGCATTAGCTGTTGGAATACCGGCATTATAACCGATTATGCAGCTAACGAATAACATAAATAATGCTAAAATGTTATTAAACGTTTTCATCTTGATGATTATTTAGCGCCTCCGTATGCTTTTTCCTGATATACCGATAATGGTTCTATCGGAGTAGAATACAAATATGCGATTTCAGATAATTTTTGTTTAATAAGTTTATCACTTAACGCTTCACCATAAGTTTCCTTAATGATGTCTACAATTGCTTTGCAATCAAGCGCACCATTCATAACTAAACCTTTCACACTTGGTAATTTTATTGGTTTTGTATTATCTTTTGCACCGTTCATAATTTGTTGAACGAATTTATCGTCATAACATTTCAACAGTGCAGAATAAAGATTCAGATTTTCTTTTTCTTCAGCCTCCTTTTCTTTAGCGTTATCTTTAATTCTTGCTGCAATAAACAATTTTACAATGTTTGCAATTTCATTTTCGGTGTACTTGAAACTGCGCAATTTCTGTACAAACCTACAATGACCTACAAACGGCGATTCACTCTTCATAAGAGAACCATATGCCATTCCCTTGAAACTATTTAGCAATACATGAGGTGTTTCAAGTTGTGAAAGAATTGTAGCAATGATATATGCTGGTTCTACTTTTTCCATTCCGAATGATTTTCTTGCAAATTCTACAGCATTATAAAGATTGTTTTCCATACCATTCTTCATAGACATGATACTTTTGATAGATGAAATTACTTCTTCATCTGTCATTTTTTCATTATAAATCGGTATTTCTTTTACAGGTTTAATACGTTTTTCATTTTCAATGGCTTTTTTTGTTTCTGCTGGTGCATCTTTTAAAGTTGCATCAAAATCAATTTCCATCTGACCATCTTCTCCTTTTACAGGGATTCCTTTCAGATTGATACCAAGACAATCGAACAAGGATACAGACATTGCATCGAACATTTCTGTTGATACTTTAATGCCAGCATTTCCAAATTCTTCTTTCGTTTGTTCATTCCAATGAGATAAATGAATAAATGCCATAGCATCAAATTGACGCTTCATAGCGCTTCGTAATTCTTTTGGAGAATCAGGATTTGTCACATATTCTTGATGAATCATTTTCATCAGTTCAATACCGTGATTACGATCAATACGATCACCTTTTGAAGTACCAATAGCTGCCATAGCTGCCATTGATTTTCCTAGATTTTTCTTTTCCTCCTTTTCTTCTGGTTTTACTTCTTCAGCCTCTACAAATTCTGCTTCTGGCTTTGGAATTGGTTTCTTTGATTTTGATTTATCATCTTTCTTCTGTGTAGAAGTTGTTTCCGGCTTTTGTTCTGGTTTAGGATTCTGTTTTTGTTCAGACTTAGTTTCCGGTTTAACTTCAGGCTTAACTTCTGGTTTCTGTTCTGGCTTTGTGTCAGGTTTTGTTTCAGTCTTTTGTTCTTCTACTTTTTCAGTTTGTGCTGCAGCTTCTGCTGCCTTCTTTGCTGCTGCTTCTTTTGCAACGTTTGTCTTATTCTGAAGTTTTTCTGCTTTTCTTTCTGCTTTAGATTTCTTTGCCATATTGATTATGTTTTAAAATGTTAAATACTAGATGTTAAATAAAAAGAATTATAAAAAAGAATTAATGGGAACAAGAATATTCTTTTTTATTCAACTATCATCTTGAATCTCTTTTTTAGTTAATGACTTTGTAGGATGTTCTGTTTTAATAGAAAAAGTGTCACATTCTACTTTATCCTTACTCATAACAGTATCATTAGTATCATCTGTCCATACAACGGCAGGTGAACTCTGTAATGTGGGAGTAGAAACATTTTCTATTTTTACAGAATTATCTGTAGTAGCGTTTACACGTTTTACTACAGTTCCTACAATAAAGCCTAAAAATACACCAAAAATTAATTTGGTGAATACCATATGATTCTTGCGAATGCGCGCGTACAAGAAACATACTAGTAACATTACGATTAGTGCAATGAATTCAGACATTTTTTGTAAGATTAGGTTATGTTTGATAATTTTTGTTTTAATTTTTGTCTTGCTTTGTTTAATAGGCTTTTCACTGCACTTTCATTCAAAGCAAACTTTTCTGAAATATCTTTATAAGACATTCCTTGGATACGAGCTTCTAATAAATCTCTATATTGTTTTTTTAAAGTAGGAATTAACTCATTTGTAAGTTTTACAGTTTCTTGTAGAATAATTTCTTCTTCTGGACTTTTTCCAATATCACTTAATTGAATTGGATTATCGTCTTCATCAATATAGTTATTTAACTTTTCATTTTTAGTTCTTCTTATATAATCAATTGATGTATTTACAGCAATTGTTTTTAACCACATTTCAAATGAAATGTGATTTATATAAGAATCTAATTTACGATAAGCTTTAGTAAATACCACAGATGTTAAATCATCTGCAACATCTGCATTTTTTACTACATTATATATTGTAAACCAAATATTTGGTTTATAAGTATTATATAATGTTGTAAAAGCTCGTTCTGAACCTTTTTTAGCTTGCTCAACCAGATTTTTTATTTCTTGTGTCATAAGCTTAAGGTTTTGGTTAGTGGATTACGGTCAACCCAATGACCGTAACCCTAATTAGAATGGAATTTTAACTATTTCTTTGTCATAATATTTTGTAATGACATAGTGTCTACTTCTATAACATTTTTGTAAATGTTCTATCCATTCTATTTTCCTACTTTGAGGAATATTTAGTTTTTCAATTAAGTTAACAGCAATACGAAGTCTTACAAAAGAAGTTGTTTCCAGTGGATATCTGTTTTTAATTAATTGATTTAGCATATTTGTGAATAGCTTTGCGTTTATCCAATGAATTATATTACTTGTTCTTTTAACTTCTTCTACTGTTTTTAATTGAAAATCATACCATTTAGGTATTATATTAGTATCATGTATAATACTATTCGCAAATCCTAAGAATTCTCCTATTTGTGATGGATTTGCTGGAGTACTAGTTATAATATCTAATTGAAATTTAAATTGCGGTTCTAATTGTTGGTTTAATATGTTAACCAACTGCCCGATTGAGTACTGTTTGTTCACTGGTTAATCGTTTATTGATTATTGTTTTAATTTTATCAATTACAAATCTACCTTGCGAGATAGATATGTTTTTTTCTTTCTTTAACCAAAGTATCATTCGATTTTCCGCCATATCAGAATCACCATATAATTTAATTAAACTCTGATATTTGTTCGTAAATTCAGTAATTTCTGAATCTTCGATATCTGTGATCTTTCTTCCAGAATCACGATCAATACCTGCCTTTGTTTCAACTACTGATGTTACAGATGGTAATTCAAATCTGTATTTTTCAGGACAAGACATGATATCCAAAACTTCTATAGAATTTTTAGATAAATTTACAACATTACCTGTTTGGTAAAATTGATTTAAATCAATTGCACCAATAACATCTAACATTGGAGCTTTACCTATTAAACGAATCAGAATATTAGTTTCTGGTCCTTGCGCAATATATACGCCTTCTTTCAATTCTTTTGCCATATTGATTATGCTTTTTGAAGTTGTTTAATTTTGTCACGATAGCGAAGTATTATTAAATTTGCTGTAGTTTTATCTACATTAAATTCTTTCATAATATTTTGCTTTAATTCATTTGTATCTTTTGATAAAGGAATAAGATTATAAAATCTTTCTCTTTCTCTTTCTTCAGTCCATTTTACATAAGAAATTATTTCCATATTATTTACAATTTTCTTGATATTCGACAATTTCTTGATGTATTTTGTACCAATCTACATTTTTATGTAAATCCATATTAATGTATTTTTTATCGAAACATTGATAAATTTTATAATTTCGATAGTTACATTCAATTTGCATTATACCTTTTTTCCAATTAGGTGTATTACCATTTTCTTTCTTAGAACCTTTTCTATAATCTGGTAAAGATTTATAGAAATATTCTACAAATTTTCCAATTAATCCATGTTTTTTTAATACGTGTTCCCATGGTTCTGGAAGTTTATCACGTATATAACCTCGTAAACCTTTCATTTTTGATTTATTTTTTTAATTGACTATAATGATTTATTAAAATTCTCCAATAATCGTATCCTTGTGGTGAAAGTGCCCACATAAATCCCCTTCCATTAGCGCAAATAGTTGGATTTTTTTCCCATAAAGCTAAATAACAGTTACCTGACGAAAATGCTCGTATATTAGATATTAATGCCTTAGCCTGTTCTATTGTAAATGCTTTTCTAAAAGTGTTAAAATCCCTTAGATCTTTACATTCTATTGGGTATTTATTTATATCTGGTTTTTTATGTTTTCCTCGGTTTGTCATAGCTTCTCCATGATGATTTATCGTTTAACACTTTTATTAATATTCCTTTAGCTTTTTTATTTAAAAGGTATAAAGAAATATATAACATTTTTGGAGCGTAGGGTAAACAATATTCGATTGCAGTAATCAATCGTTTTAATACTTGGATCAATTCTTGTCTTTCTTTTACTGTTTGGCGTGATCTTCTTGATGAATTCATAATATTTTTTTATTTTATGTGATAGGAGTGGGATTCGAACCCACAGTTACCAATTTATCCTATCCCAGCTTTTTACGACATTAGCTTAGCCGTTGACTTGTCCCATATTACGCTGCAATACGAGTATAGTCTGTTACGAAAGTTTTGCCATTTATTTTTGGCGATATGACCTATTCATTACATCTCATCGCTAATCAAAACCAAATAGCCCCGAAATAAAAATAGTTTATAGTCCAAACTCGCCGACAGTTAACTGGAGCATTAAGTAGAAATGATTTATTCTACCTCGTGTCTAAGATGCTTCATATATGGGATTTGAACCCATCTTCTAAACCATAAACTATTTTACAATATCCTTTTTTCTCCAAACCACGATAGGTATGAGCGAGTAATAGGATGAACTCGTGGAGCTAGAGGGGATCGAACCCTCGTCTTAACGATTGTATAATGACCTAACAGTCATATAGTAGTATAGTATCCGATCAAAGATACTATACTTTAAGGCATAGCCACTTTAAGCTAATTTAATATGCGCAAATATTAATATTTTTGATATTAATATTACCGTATACACAGTCCGTAACATAACCTTTAAATAATTGGAATTTCTAAAGTAGTAGTGTAAAGATTCATCAATTTAGCATAAAAGCATTTCTTAGTCCAACCTTTATCACGCGACCTTAAAGTCTTACTACTTTAGAAATTAAAAGAGTCTTTGAAAGAATATTTAGTATAGCAAGTGCTCAACCATTACTGGGACTCATTGAACTATAAAGCATTAGAGCATTCTAAAATATAAATATTTGATATATGTCACGTTTATCGTCATAAGACTATCTCCATAAAAAATATTATATCTCTTACATAAACATTTAGCATAATAGCATTTGTCTTAGGAGAAATGATCTTTTATAGTACTGATCAGTAGACATATATTCTTCCAAAGTATGAGCATAAAATAGCATAAACTTTAGATTGTTAATTCAATCTTTTTCTCAACTTTCTGACGGAGTCTGAACATAAGCAGTCGATCGATATTGAAGTTTATTGAAGTAGGTTTTTAGCATAAAAGCATTTTTAACCTGGAATAGTTAGTCACGGATTGCCCAAGCATCCCGACCATATACGGCTTCTTTGGCTTTCTGAATAGATTCGTTTTTCTCATTTTTAAGTTTTTCTACGGCATCATCATAAGCCTTCCAATCACCGTCACTTTCGAATTTTTCTTTTGCAGTCTGTAAACCTTCTGAATAAGTTTTCAGAATATTCTTTTTCTTTGATGCGTATCTACCAGCACGTTCAGCATCTTTTGTATCACGTTCTGCCTGTTCTAAACGATTCTGTACTTGACGAGCATCACGTTCGAGCTGTTCTTCTTCCATTTTCTGTTTTGCACGAGTTACTGCTGCTGCCTGAACTTTTGTAGATTCATCATTGTTAACTGCTGTTTCGAAATCATAACCTTTTTTTTCTGTACTCATAATTTTTGATAATTTAAAAGTTAATAAATTTGATATTTAACACGAAAGTTTTTAACTTAATTAAAATAAATTGCAGGCATTATACCTGAAACTTGTTTTTTGGCATATGGATGAAAGAATGTATAATTACATTTTATCATTCCACGTTTCGTAGTAAATTCTTTTGTTTTTGTACATTCTACTAAAGTATATTCGAATGTCAAATCTGGTTTTTGTAATAATAACAAAATTTTCTTTTTCATACAAAATTGTTTTAGCAAGGAGATATTTCACTCCTTGCTGGACTTGACCACCATAATCGTCTGGCAACGATTAAATTTGTTTCTAAAAATTTTCTTTACGGGTTATAAAAAAATTTTTCTTTTTTCGAGCTTACTTTTTCCAATTAATGGATTGGCTTTCCTTTTAGCCTTAAGATAAGCTTTTCTCCTTTTTCTTTTATCTAGTATCTTATGATTTGCTGTCATAATAATAATTAAATTAGTTAGACATCTTCTACAAATTTGTCATTTCTTCGGAAAGCTTTGTCTATTTCTTTCTTAAGAGTAAACAATTTATAGCATTTTTCAAGAGGATATGAATAAATTTCTCCTTCTGAATCAGTTACTTTTAACCTTACTTCAGCAGAATTAGTATTTACTTTGATTACATTTATTTCTTTTATTTCTGCAATCATAATTAAATGTTTATTACTTTCTGGTTTTACTACAATGGTTTCGCCTGGTTTGAAGCGAAGCATTTCAATTAATGAAACTGTAGTATGTGGTAATAAACCTTCAGGAGTAAGAATTACATCATACGTTTCATCTTGTTTTTCTACGCGTATTACTGCTTTTTCTTCGTTTACGAAGATAACTTTACCAATGGCTTCATGACATGGTAATAATACAAGTTGATCTTGTTTTAACATAATTTTTGATTTTACTATTTATCAATAATTGGTTCTTTTATAAGATCCAATACTTCTTTTTCTGAAAATGCAGTTTAATTTTATAAGCATAACATTAATCGTTTTTGGTACGTGTATAAGGTTTCATAGAGTGTTTTCTTTTTTTATCTCTACGTTTTTCTTCCCAATCTTTATTTGATTTTTTAGAATCACAATATGTTTTTCCCATATTATATTTCTTCTTTAATACAGGTTTTACAAAGATCTACTAGCATTTGGTATTTTCTATTTTTAGCAAATACATTTCTATTGTTAGGAGCATTTTCTACAATATATTTTAATAATACTGGTGAAAAACCTTTTTCATTCTTATGAATGTTCATCCAAAAATTAGAAACAAACTGTAAAGGACCACATCCTTTTGGTACATCACAACAAGTTGCTAAGTTTTCCAATGCGTCTTTAAAATCAATTGATTCTTTCGGTGATAATTCTGAAGAATCAATAATTTTTACAGAAATGTTTTTGTTTAAGTTTTTTGCCATTTCAGCAAAATTTTCAGCAATAGTTTCATTTGAAATTGAATCTGGTAGTGCTAAAAGAATAATTTTCATTTTTTTAATTATTTAGTTTGATACTCATGTTTATGGTATTTTACACCACATTTTTTACAATAGGTTCTCTCATTAATTGGTTTCTTTAATTCTTTTTCAGGATCAAAGATACTATTCCATTTGTGCCCAAATAGTACGCAAATAATTTCTTTTAATTTTTTCATTACATACGCATTTTGTTTTAGTTAAACATTAAGTTATTTTAAATCCGATTGTTTTTTCTTTTTGAAGTGTATAAAAAGAACAATAACACATTAAAATATTATTATTTACGATAAATCTTATGTCTTCTTGTTCTTTATTTTTCATAGAATCTAAGAAATCTTGAATTCTTCTTTCAAAATCTTTGATTTCTTCTGATTCACTTTTAATAAAAAGTTTTCTTTTATACATTAATGACGCCTATCCGTATCTAGGATTTTGTATTTTATAGACAATACGGTGTCTTTGGTTTGTTAAGTAAAGTTTTAGAGATATAAAAAACTTGAATAAAGATATTCTACTTGACTCTCACTATAGTTTTAACTCATAAGCAGAAAAGACTGTCAAATCTAATCTTATCGGAGTACATGATTTTAACGTCCGCACGATTACAATATTATGGATACGCATTCTATGAAACTTTACAATCCACTTTTTTTTCATAGAATGTAAATATTGCTTACGCCCCACATGTTTGTCATTTTCTGAGGACATTATTTATAATAATAATGCCTATCTTCACAGACTGGCATTATTGTAACTTTGTTAATGACTTTTAGATTTGCCTAACGTGTTCGTTATTTTGGTCCGTTTTTGGCTTTTCTGGTATTTTGTCTGGTATATTTGTCATAGTTGTGTCTGGATGATTTTTTATTTTTTCAACATTTTTATAATTCATATACCATTCATCGTACTCTTTTTTATGCCTTAGATATTGTTCAGCAATTTCATATGAATTCCAATTTTGGTTTTCATATGCAATTTTGATTATAATCTCACTCGGCATAAATATGAATGTGCTATCACACGTTCGAAAATGTTTAGAATCAGCTTGTTCTTCCAGAAGGTTATTTACGTGCATTTCTGGAGTAATAGCTACTGTGTCAATATTGGTTGAATCAACAACTGGTATTGTTTTCTTTCTAGGATTTTCACAATTTGTAAATACCATAGAAGTAATAGTTGTTACAATAAGTAACATAAGAATTTTTACGAAATTTTTCATTTTGATAATGTTTGATTGTTGTTAATAGGTTTTGTTACATCATACTTTTCTTTTGCATCTTTATATCCAAGTATATAGAATTTTATTAATATAAAGAGTATTGTTAAAAGAAACAATATCTGCATTAATACAAATCCTTTATTTGAATCTAGATACAATTCTACTTCTGGTGGCAACCATAAAAATATATCTGTTACGATACTAGAATATGGATTTACCAGAATAGTATATAGAAGTATTATCCATATACTTAATATGAATCCTAAGATCCATGATGTGATTGTTTTTAAAACTTTCATTTTTTAATTTGTTATTTTACTGTGGGACATTTTAATATTAAGCGATGCCTCAATACGCTTTCGATAACTGTCATAGTTATGCTGAGTTAATTGCATTGGAGAATACTCCAAATAAGCACACATAGTAATATGTGCATTACGGATTGTTCCATTTGGTGCATTTTTTGCACAAGTTTGATGAAAATTAATTAATTCTTTTGTTCCCATTATATTTATATTTATTTATTTTAAAAACGAATTATATAATATTTATATTGTTTTTGTATTTTTGCCCAATATTCTATTCTTTCATTAGAAGTGATCCATGCAAAAGCGGATCCTATAAATTCTCCTAAATATTTAATATTATTTAATTCTTTAATAATTAATTCAATTGGTTTATGATAATTCTTTCTTGAATAATATATTGTCATATCATTGACCATATTTTCTATTACTTGAGAATATAATTTTGTTTCAATTAGTGTACTTGTTGCAGCGTATGATAAATTACATACGATATAATGTCTAATTTCTTTTTTTGTCATATATTTTTTGTTTATTGATTAAACAAATAAAATCCTAATACTCATACGCTACCATTCTTATGGCTGTAATCTTGTATTAGGATTTTTATTTGTAGTCTATTTTATACTCTTTTCCTACTTTATTGAGTCCTACGTAGATTTTCACTCACCATTCAAACGATTTACAGGCTTGTGACTGTCAATGGCTGGTTTAAAATCCATAATTTATGTGATTATCATTATCGTTTTTATTAATGCGATATATTACTATAATAATAGCTAGTATAATAGCAATAGTAATAACTAAGATTTGCATTTCGTCTAATTCTGGCATATATATTATTTTTAAAGTTAATAATCATATTAAGTAAGTAATATATAGACTGTCACAGTTAAGTGCTATTTACATGGACCTACCAAGACTATATTTTACTTATCTTCTTAGCGGAAAATACGTTTCACAACGTAAGAAGTAAGTTTGTAATTATTAGAATAAATAATTACGAAAATCGATGTATATGAGAGCGCATAATCACGCTTGATTATTTTTTAGAAAAAATATGACTATTCTCACGAACCATCATATTTATAAGAGAGTAATGTCCATATATGTCTTCATTGAGGACTACCCACTCTTGGGCAATAAATGTGTCTGCTGAACTGGAGAAAGGGGTTTTATAGCAATATATTTGACACATTTGCATGATTTTTAAGTCTGCACTAATATCTAACTTGTATTATTCAATACTTTTAGAATATAAGCCCCACATGCTTGTCACGGATTCTCACCGTAAAGATATGATTAATACATAACACTATTCTCACGAACCGTGTTATATTACACAACAAAAAAGAAATAAAATGGCTGGCTATAAACCTAAAATTATGTGGTTAATTATTATAGAGGCAATTATTGCTGTTATGCCCCACACTATTATTCTTTTTCTAATTATATCCATAGTTATGTAGTATTAAGGTTTAGATCAATCGGTGTTGCAGTTTGCATAACATTCTGTAACCGATTTTGTTCACTTATATCTGTTTTAAATGATACTTTTTCAAATGTATCTACAGTTACACCATATACTATAATATACGGTGTATTTGTTTTTGATTGAATTCCAGTTATTACTATTTGCATAGTTTATTCGTTTTCTTTTTGTGAATTACAAGATTTAATAATATCTTCATAATTCTCGCCAAGTGATGTTCTACATCCTAAGTCACTAAGAACTTTAAGTGTTTTGTTAGCTTGTTCTGGTTCTATAAAAAATGTGTTATTAGCAAGAACTGTTATTTCTACATCTTCATTATTTTTTACAGATTCTGCTAACATGTCCATAATAGGTAGTAATACTACTTTGTCTGAGAAGTCTAATTCATGGAATAGAACTTCAGCTTGTTGTTTTACTGTTTTCATTTTGATAATGTTTTATGGTTAATATTGTGGTTATGCAGAATATTCTCTACGTCTGCATAACCTAATCATTTTCGAATCTTTAACAGGCGATTCGATTACCTTTTTGTTATTGTTTAACGATTAAATATTTATAGTATTTTGTGAAATATAAAGAAATCAATCTTTATAATTCTGTTTGAATAATCTCAAAACTAAATAAGATAAACATAATTTCCATAAAACATTTATGAATTGAAATATGTTATATCCTATAAACATTGCATTTATTAAATTAATAATTGTATAGATTACAATTAATATTAATATTATGCAAATAATTAAATCTATTGTTTTTAATGTATTCATTGTATCAATGTAGTATTATTAATTGAAGTGTTGTTTTGGAAAGGGGATTTTAAAGACAGGAGGAAGTTTATCTTCCTCTCTGTCGATAGTTTACCGTCTTGTTGGTCTTGTAGGACGTTCTGGTGGTTGTTGAGTTGGTTGTTGCTTTGGAGTTTCAGCTCCTTCTTCGATGTTTATGATGTTCGCAGTATCTGCTTCATCAGGTGTTTCACCTGTAGCGTCAAACCATAAACCGCTATTTATTCTCTGTTCACGCATGCGAAGTGCTTGCGATTTTAGGCGATTCATAGGGATTGCTGGCTCCATTCCACTCTTATCCGCTTTTTCCTTCATAAGACAAGTAATTTGAACAGTTGTGTATACTTTCTCAACACCACCAACTGTGATTACTTCACCTTTATTCTCACCAGAGGTGTATGTCATTAATGTTGGTGGAATTTCCACTTCAACACGTTCAACATATACTTCACCTAATGCTTTGTTGTTGAAATCAGCTATCAATGCGTCTTCAAACTCTTGGTCAATTTCCATATCACTACTACGTGTTGGAAAGAAATTGAGTTTATACTCTGCAAGATTACCCATGTATGACCGCATCATGCGATTCATGGTCTTCGGAACTAATGTCAACGATAAGTACTGATGACCTGCATCTGCTTCATTCTGATAGTCACGTACTTCACTTCTGTCATAATCTACTTTACACAATGGCATAATTATATATTTTATGGTTAATACTCTTGATAAGTAAAAAATATGCGTTACTGACGCATCCCAGGTTCCTGTTACTCTCCACAGAAGAAATCAATTAATGCATCTGTGAATTCATCTTCGCGATATTCCATAGCAATTATTTATTTTTGGTTACTACCCTTGGGGGTGTTTCCTCCCGATTTTAGACTGAGGGGGCTTGGATGGTACACCTTCTCGCTCGCAGTTTTTCTCTCATGAAAAAAATTTTTATATATTTTTATATTAAATTATGTTAAAAAATAGCTATTAAACTTATATAAACTTAATTAAAAAGTGTTAAATATTTACTCTAATAAACAACATAAATAGTATAATATACGTTATACTGTTGTATATACAGTATACACAGTACTAACAGTAAAATAAATATTATGATAGTAGAATTTTTAGTATTGATTATTATCTTAATTGCTATGTAGTTAACCATACTTAAGATAATACACTATTTAAGAAAATGAATTATTGTAAAATAAAAAGTAAGGAAGACGTTCAATATGGTAATTGTTTATATGCAGCTAAACTATATGAAGAACATTTCTTTAACGGTTTAAAGAACATATCTAAAGTTATACTAGACGATGCACATAACAAAGTAATAGTGAAGAATGATATAGAATATATATTAACTCCTGAGCTTTACTTGAATATGTACGACGAATTGGTAGAATATAGAAAGACTTTAATGTTAAAATAACTGGAACATTAACCCCCTAAAATTATTAGTCATGACAAATAGAAAAACAACAAAAGATAACGAAACGTTATACACTTACTATGGTAAGCAATATAAATTAGTAGAAGAAATAGTAAAAGGTGGATGTCAAGGATGTGCTTTTTATAATAGAGTAGATTGTTCCAATAAGAATATTAATCGCACAAGTATTTGTACTAAAGAACATAAAATTTTTCAATTATATATAAACTCATTAGATAAATAATATGGATAAAGTATTAGAAACTGTGGTTAACGATATTGAGTATACTTTTGAAAAGGATTTTTTGGTTAAACCTTTAGATCCTATAATGATAGAAAAAGTATTTACTACACAGATACCAAATGGTAAAAAAGATGAAGAAGGAAATAATTTATATGACACCAAGGAAGAAAAGAAGTCTGTGGAATCAGATTTTGAAAAAGGTATAGTTATCGGTATTCCTAATGTATATGATGGTAGCATTACTCTTGGTGATACCGTGGTTTATCCTAAAAAGTTTGCTAAAGAATTTGACCTCTACAAAGACTCGAAACTAATAAAGCCTTACGACATTGTATCGGTGGTAAAGAAATAAATTTTTTAGATTTCCCATAATATTTATAGCCTCGCTTAATGCGGGGCTTTTTTATTAAAATATGTTAAATATATTAACAACATATATTTTATGCGTTATATGAATATATGGAAATGTTAATTTTATCACTAGTGGTATTTTATATAGTCTATAAATGCCACACATATAAAGGAAACAGAAATAGAAAAAAATTTAAAAATAAATACAAAAATGAAGACATTTAAAGTTATTAAAGCTTTTGCTGAAGCAAAGAAAGGTGATATTTTCGAAGAAACAAGTGACGGTATCTTTACTATGGAAAGAGTTGATATTGATAAAAATGGTACAAGTTATAAATCTTGGGTTAGCATGGAATTAACAGAACCAATTATCGAATCTTTAGTAAAAGATGGTTACTTGTTAGATATGACTCCTGAAAAATCTGAAGGAGATATTACTAAAATTAAAGAAGTAGAAGATTATATTGATACTTTAATTTCTACATATACTACAGATTATACTAATTTGAAAGAAGCTTATGAAAATGGTGATGTTCAGCCATGCGTTAAAGTAGAAGCAGAAACGGTTTATCATAATTTGATTAAGGTTCTTAACAATATTAAAAATAAAATTAATGAATAAATTAGTTAAGACTGTTGATAAAAAAGATCTTAACTTTGAATTTCTTAAGGCTTTAAATGGTATACTTGGATTAACAGATCGCGAATTGGAATTACTTGCTAAACTAGTTGAGCTGGATGTTAATTATGATCCAGCTCAAGGTAGTAAAAATGTGGCAAGTACCGCTAATCGTAAATTAATTAAAAAGGAATTAGGTATTACTCCAGATAATTTAAGTAGGTATTTAACTAGATTCAAAGAAAAAGGTCTTTTACAACAAGGAAAAGCAGATGATGAATTGGTAGTAAATAGAATACTAATTCCTGAAATAGTAAAAGATAGAGTACAGTTAACTATAATAATTAAAACAAATGGGTAAATATTTAAAAACATATAAACGCTATCCTGCAGGTACTTTAGTTATATCAAAAAAGTATAGCCTATGGAAGAGGTTCTTAAGCTGGATTAAGAAGAATAGACGAGCATATAATACACTATATGTGCTTCCAGTTGAAAGTGGTATTGGTTTGTCAAAAATAGAATTATTTGTAAATGATTACTATTTATTTATACCTTTAAAGCCGTATAACAAACGTGAACAAAAAGAACTTAGAATATTATTAGCAAGTTGTGAATCTATTGAAGATTATATGTGTGCTATAAATATAATAAGACCTGGTACTTTTGATATGAACTAGAGTTTAGATCAATTAAAAGATACCAAACTTTATAAGAAAATATATTTGGATTTCGAACCGTTTCAAGAAATTTAGAAGCATGTTTCAAAATAAAAAAAGTATTTATACAGAACTATCAAATAAATATAATCTACCATACCCTGTAATTGAAGTGATTTGTAATAGTCCTTTTAAATTTGCAAAAGATGTAATGAGCAATGAAAATGATATGAAAGCTATCATGTTTGCTTACTTATTTAAAATAAAATTAAAGAAAAAATATGAACAAAGCACTTCTGTCATCGCAAAAAATGGAGTGGAAAACACAACAAAAACTGTTTATAAATAAAATATTATGAGATTAATAAAATCGAGCTTAGAAATTATTGAACAGCAACCTGAATTAGAAGGTATTTATAAGCAAATAGAATTAGCTGGTCGTACTTGTTATAAATCTGAAGATAAGATTACTGAAGATAGTGCTAAAGCATTTGTTGATAGAATGATTAAATCAGGTCACTGCTATACAGTGGATACAGAAATATTAACTGAGAATGGTTGGATTAAATTTAAAGATTATGATGGTGAAAAAGTTGCTGTAATAAATAAGGATTGTTCATTTAAAGGTTTTGAAAACCCAAAAAGAATAGTAAATTATTCCTATAAAGGTAATTTTTATTATTATCCTTCACTAGGTATAGAAGTTACCGATGGGCATAATATGTTTGGAGTTTTTAGAGAAAGTAAAAATAACTTTTATAAAAATAATTCATATTCTTTATTTAAATGTAATGAATATTATAAAGATAACAATGGTAGAGAAAAAACTTTGGGAGAAAGAATGTTTAAGACTCCAAGGCATTGCTTGAAAAATAAGTCTTTAAATCCTTACGGAGAGTTAATTGGTTTTTGGTTAGGAGATGGATGCTATAGCCCAGAAACTAAAAACAAATTAATTTTTCATTTGAAAAAACAACGAAAAATAGAATACTTAAAGCAATTATGCGAAGAATTAGGATATACTTTTGAAGAAAGAAAATCTAATTATTATACTGTTACTAATGATAATATAGGAAGTTCTTTTAATTCATTGTTTTATAATAATGGTAAAAAAATACCTTTACAATATTTTCCTTCTATAGATATTGCATATTCTATTATAAACGGATTAATAAATTCAGATGGAAGTTTAGGTATTAATACCAAAACTATAACTTTCTCAAATACTAGTAAAAGTATAATTGATTGGCTATTAATATATGCTCCTATATGTGGTTATTCCATCTCTGATAGAGGTATTTCCCATAATACTACTTCGAATAATCCTGTATATAAAGTATTATTACTAGATACTGATTATACATTAAATAATGATTCTAGAAATAAAGACTCTAAAGTTATTATCACTAATAAAGTAGAAGAGGTTTATTGTGTAACAGTATCTACTGGATTAATAATGGTTAGAGGAACAAACGGAATTACTACAATTTGTGGTAATTGTGCTATGCTTGAACATGGTACGGTATATCTTAGAATACCAGAAAATGATATAAACTACCATTATTATCTATCGAAGTATGAAAAAAATCCATATTCCAGATGTAATTATGGTCTAACTCTTAACGGTAGTCCTGTTGGAGATATTTGTATCACTTCCAATTATAGAGTTCTTGTAGAAAACAATTGGTTAGATGATTTAAAATATATTTGTGAGCCTACTAAATCTCATGAAAAACGTATTACTGTTAAATGGACTTGTGATAGAGGAGTATCTCATGAATTTGTAAGACATAGAATATTTAGTTTTGCTATGGAATCTACTAGATATTGTAATTACAGTAAGAACAAATTCGGCAATGAAATTACATTTATTATTCCTATTTGGTTGAATTTACCAGAGGGAAAATATACTAATTGGGATAATGATTGGTGTGATGTGGCAGAACTTAAATTATTGCATCCAGAAGTTGATAACTTAGATGATGCAGCTAATTGTTTTTTGCAATCTATAAAGAATTCAGAACATTATTATTTCATGCTATTGGATAGAGGTTGGAAACCTCAACAGGCTAGACAAGTATTACCAAATGCTTTAAAAACCGAACTAGTAATGACAGGTTTTGAATCAGACTGGAAAGGTTTCTTTGCATTACGTAGTCCTAAATACGGTGCTACTGGAGTACATCCAGATGCTGCTTACTTAGCTGATATGTTGTATGAAGAATTTATTAAAAGAGGATACATAAATGAAAATTAATTATACATCAGGATGCATTTGTAATAGTTTAACTATTGATGATGAAGAATCAGCAGATTTATCTGTAGATGATATCAAAGATACTATAATAAAAGCATTAAACAAGATCAATGATGTAGCTATTCTTCAAGAAATACTAATAACTATTGCGGAAACTGGAGAATACGAAAATCTTGGACACTGTGATGAATGCGGTGATTATATATCTTCTTATACTTTAGAAATTTAATAAATAAAATATTATGCAACAGTTTATAGAAGAATGTCTGAAACCAATACATGAGTTTCAATGGTTGAAAGAAATACCAATTGATCCACAAATTTTACAGAATATAATGTTCTTAGTAGCGTTTTACGATAAAAGATTATTTTAATATGACACACGAAGAATCAATGGTATTGTGGGAATTGGAAAAAAGTTCTTTTAAAGAAAAAAACTTTAGAACTTCTGTAGATCCATTATACAATGAATTGATGAATACAGCAGATACTCTTATTCAAGCCGGTACTATTACTTATGAAGATTACACAAATGCGATGGCAGATAATTTTAAAATAGCTAGCGAAATGATAAAAGGTAATAGTAAGAAAGAACGTAAACAAATTCTAGAAAAAGCGTTACAAGATACAATTAATCATTTTAAAAACTATGGAGAGCATTAAAAACGATTATAAAGACCACAAATTACGTTGGGATTTACTTCCTATTGAAACTGTAGAAAATCTTGTAAAAGTATACTCTTTCGGAGTAGAAAAATATTCGGAAAACAGTTGGCAAAACTTACCAAACTTTTGGGAAAGATATAAAGCTGCATTGTTAAGACATTTATGCGCATTAGAAAAAGGAGAATTAATTGATAGCGAAAGTGGATTACCGCATACATCTCATTTAATGTGGAATGCTGTAGCATTAGACTGGGGATTATCGCACGATAAATTTAAAAAAGTATATAAAGATATACCGGGATATGAAAAGTATTATTATGCTGATACTGACGGAAATATTTATTCTAAAGATAGATGGCATAATACTAAATCGGGTGGTTTCTTTAGAAAGGGAACAATGTTGAAACCTAGTAAGAATAACAAAGGTTATTTAAATGTAGTTTTATCTGTAAATGGTAAATATAAGACTGAAAAGGTTCATAGACTAATCGCAAAGACTTTTATACCGAATCCTAATAATTTTCCAGAAATAAATCATAAGAATGAAGATAAAACAGATAATTCTGTTCTAAATCTAGAATGGTGCGATAGAATATATAATATGAATTATGGTACTATCAATCAAAGATTAAGTCAGAATGCAGATTCTAAAAACAGAGTAAAAGCAATTGATAAAATTGATAAAACCAACAATACTATAATACAAACTTATAATAGTATTTCTTCTATAAGAGAAGATGGATATAATCCTAGTTATATAGTAAAAGTATGTAAAGGTTTAAAAAAGGAAGCATATGATTATTATTGGAGATATAATCAGAAAAATAAACAGGATTAGTTACTGAAAGCATTAGATAAGCGAATAGAAGAGAAAGTAAATAATTGTAATAAAATATTAGACGAAATACAAAATGGAACAAATTAAATTTAAGAAATTAGATTATACCACTAAAGACGAAAACGGTAATGAAGTAACTGTAAAATCAGAAGGTGTATTACCTACTAGAGCAACAGCAGGTGATGCTGGAATGGATTTGTATTCTACTAGAATCACACAAGAAGTAGACAATAGCGGAAAACCAGTGTTAGTATATCATACTGATATTGCAGTAGAAATTCCTGAAGGATATGTTGGTTTACTTATGATGAAATCTAGTGTTGCTAAAAGATCTGTAGTATTAACTAATTGTGTTGGCGTAATCGATGCTGGATATAGAGGTGAATTGATGGCTAAGTTTAAAGTAACAACAGATGCTGTTCCTACTATCTATGCTCAAGGTGAAGCATTCGCACAACTTGTGATTGTACCATGTTTGATATTAGAACCTACTTTAGTAGAAGAACTTAGTAGCACAGAAAGAGGCGAACAGGGTTTTGGTGAAGCTGATAACAACAACGAAAATGAATGATGAAGATTTGAAAAAAGGGATTGATTGAAAAGATTAAAAAATTTCAGTAGATTATATATACAATCAATATCCAGAGTATGTTAATAACGAATACAGTTATATGCAAGCTCAAAACAAATTAGAAAAATATACTGAAGACTATTGTAAATTATTAAAATAATGAAACTATTTGATATAGTAGGAGATAAAATAGTTGTCCACGCTGAAATGTGGGCACTACCTCCTTTTAAAAGATTCTGGGAATCTGCTAAAGATAAAAAACACGCTGATGATATTGCAAGTTTTATTATACTTTGTGATTATTGGAATAGTCCTTATGTAAGAAGTATGGCTCCTGACACTAGAGAAAAGACATTGAAGTATCGTAAGTTTGGAGATGAAAATTATACTCTTACTCCTGATGAACAAGCTTGTAGAGATGAATATAAAATGTTAATCAATACTCGTCTACTTAAGATGTTAAATTCAATGAATAATAAACTAGATACAATTAGTGATTATTATGAAAATTCATTGGAAGAAGAACTTGACGAAACAAAGATTCAAAAACTATTAGCTGGTTTTGAAAAAGTAAAAGGAACTGTTCAAACAATTGACTTTCTAGAGAAAGCTGTTAAAGCTGAAGAAATGGATAATTCTAAAGTAAGAGGTAATGTTCAAGTTAATCCATATGAGTTGGATAAATAATACAATATACTAAAACTTAAATATTATCAATACGTTTAATATATAAATTTAAATTTAAAAGAAATTATGAAGAAGGATACTAAATATATTTTGGATTTGACAAATTGCAAAACATCTGAAGAAATTTTAATTGCTATTGAAGCTGATCTTAATGCTCGTAAGCAATTGGGTATGCCTAAGAAATCTTGGTTCAAGAGAATCTTTGGTCTTTGATAAAAAATACTGCTTTCTATATGCGGTTAAAATAAAAATTTTTTCATTTTATTTATTGGTTGTTGGTTTAAATTATATTGTCTTTTACGTGGGTAGACTTTAAAGAACCACGTGAATTTTCCCCTGTGGTGTAGTGGTAGCACGAGAAGCTCTAACCTTCTAAGTCCGGGTTCGATTCGATGGCGGGGGGACCAATTATATATTCATATATTTTAGTTTAAAGTTTAATCGCCCTTAGGTGGAAAATACTAAGGCTCGCCACCCATAAAAAAAGGGTAGCTTATTTTTTCAATTATATATTCATATTGCTTAGTTTTAGGTTGATAAATGATGAATCGAAAAACTCCCTTCCTTCATAGGTTGGGAGTTTTTTAATATACGCGTATAACATGATAGATTTTAACAAAAAAATAATCAATTCTAATAAATTCAGAGAGCCAGCTATCACATTTGAATAGACTGGCTAGTATTGTAATTATGCATTAGGTACTTCGGAATATTACCAATATTGGGATGAATAGAAACGAAGATGTGTAGAAGGATATACATCTCCAGATGGAGATTGGATAAGTGGTTATAACTATTTTTATTTAAATTTCTGTCCGATCAACAGATCTGTAAATAAAATAGTAAAAGATAGATACGGTAACGATAAAGTAGTAACAATATAGGAAGTAGCATTTCCTGATTTCTGGGATTATGATTATCATTATTTTACAGTAATACAAGAAGCATAGGATTTTGGTAAACATTTGTGTGTGTTAAAAAGTAGACGTAAAGGATATTCTTATAAAGGGGCATCTATGTTATGCCGTAATTATTATTTGATACCTAATTCAAAATCATATGTATATGCATCAAATAAACAGTATCTTACCGATGATGGTATTCTTACTAAAGCTTGGGATTATATGGACTTTATCGATAAGAATACTGCGTGGGGTAAAAAGAGATCTGTAAATACATCTATGCGTAAACGTTCTGGTTTCTATACTAAAGATGAATTCGGTAACGAAGTAGAAATGGGTTATAAATCCGAAATAATTGGTGTTACTTTGAAAGATAATCCTGATGTAGTTCGTGGTAAAAAAGCAAACTTAATCCTATTTGAAGAAGCTGGTTCATCTAAAGAACTTGGAGCCGCATGGCAGATTGCAAGACCGTCAGTAGAGGTAGATGGTAAAGCTTTTGGTACTATGATAGCATTTGGTACAGGCGGTGATGAAGATTCAAATTTTGCTACGCTCAAAGATATGTTTTATAAACCAAAAGGTTATAACTGTCTTGAACTACAAAACATATGGGATGAAAATGCTGTAAATACAACTTGTGGATTCTTTATACCATAGTATACAAATATGGATATACGAGATGATAAAGGTGAACGTATATACATGGATAATGATGGGAATACTTCAAAAAGAAAGTCATTAGAATTTGTATTAGCACAAAGAAAAGAAGTAATAGAAAATGCAACTAATTCAGTAACAGTAGATAGATATGTTGCAGAACGTTGTATTACTCCTGCTGAGGCATGTTTGGATTTTAATGGTAACATATTCCCTAAAAAAGAACTACAACAACATCTTGCTAGAATTAGAACTAATAAAGAATTATAGAATCACAAACAAGTAGGTGATTTAATATTTGATGAAGCTGGTAATCTAAAATGGATACCAAAGAAAACTGGTGATATAGATCATTACCCTTTAAATAAAGATGATGATCCTACAGGTTCTATAGTAATATGGGAACACCCTGTAAAGGATGCTCCAATTGGTTTATATATACTTGGAGTAGACCCTTATGATCATGATCAGTCTGGAACTAACTCATTAGGTTCTACTTTTGTATATAAACGTTTTTAGGGATTTGAATCGTATTATGATATCATCGTAGCTGAATATACTGGTAGACCCTCTACTGCTGAAGAATACTATGAAAATCTTAGAAAGTTAGCAATCTATTATAATGGTAGAATAATGTATGAAAATGAACGCAAAGGTTTATTTCCATATTTTACTGCAAAACATTGTGACTATTTATTAGCAGATTAGCCTGATATAATCAATGATGTTGTTGGTAATTCTAAAGTACAACGAAAAAAAGGTTGTCATATGAATAAACAAATAAAACAATGGGGAGAAGGTCTAATAAAAGATTGGTTAAATGAAGAACAATCTCCAGGCAAGAAGAACTTATACAACATCTTGTCTGAACCGCTATTAGAGGAATTAATAGGCTATAATGACATAGGTAACTTTGATAGGGTCATGGCGTTGATGCAGGTAATGATATATAGAGAATAGCTATATAATGTTAAAGTTAAAGAGAAGAAAGAAGATAACAGAAATCGTGTACTATTTGAAGGACCTATATTTGCGCAAGATTGGTTTAATGACGATGAGCCTGTTACTTTTGATAATAGTGTATATACATTTACAAATTAAAATATGAAAGATATTAAATCGTTTCCTGTACAGAAATTATCAATGCGATAGAAGACACAACAGTGGAAAGAAGATTGTGTCGATTATATTATTGGAGCAGGTAATACTGGAGCATACGGCTTTAGTAATCAAAGAACTGATGAAATGCAGAAATACTATGATTTATATAATAGTATATATGATGAAAAAGATTTGAAATATGTAACAAATCCTTTTAAACAAAAAGATGGTTTTCCTGCAACAGCTCAAGATTTTAATATAATTAAGCCGTATATAGATCAATTACTTGGCGAAGAAACTAAAAGAAGTTTTAATTTCCAAGTATGTAGAACAAGTAATGATGCTGCTAGTGAAGCTATGGACAAAGCTAAACAAATGTTAACGGATTATATAATGGCATCAATTACTTCTAAACTTAGTCCAGAAGATGCTCAAAGATATTAGCAAGCGTTGAATGAAGGTGAAATTATGCCTCCTGAATCTATATAGAAATATTTATCAAGAGATTATAAAGATGTTGCAGAAACTACAGCTTATCATAGTCTGCAATACTTGAAAAGAAAATTAAGTATATCTCATGAGTTTTATAAAGGTTGGAAAGATGGATTGATTGGTGGTGAAGAAATCTATTATGTAGGCATCTTAAATGGACAACCTTATATGGAGAGAGTAAATCCTATGTTTTTCGATTATGAACACTCTCTTGATTTGGAATTCATACATGATGCTTCATGGTGCTGTAGATTAATGATCATGTCCCCTACTGAAATATATGATAGATTTTATGACAAATTATCTGAAAAACAATTAAATGATTTATTGGATTTAATAGATATGAAACCTGGTGTTGGTGCACATCCTTAGATGAAGAAATCAACATTGGATTACAACCATATACAGATGAATAGTTTAAATCCATATTCAAATAACCCTTTTGATTCAGATCATATAAATGTTTATCATTGCTGTTGGAAGTCTTTTAAAAAGATAGGCTTTGTTACTTTTGTAAATCCTGAAACAGGTGAAGTTGAAGAACTATAGGTAGACGAGAGTTATAAAGTAACTGGTAAAGAATTAAATATTGAATGGGATTGGATTATTGAAGTATGGGAAGGTTATCGTGCTGGAGAAGGAGAAGATGCTTTATACTTTGGTATACAACCATTAGAATATCAACACATAAGTGTAGATAATCCGAATTCACAAAGATTACCTTATACTGGTGTAATATATAATAATACTAACAGTAAACCACGTTCTTTAGTAAGTATGATGAAACCATTACAGTATATGTATATTGTAGTATGGTATCGTCTAGAACTAGCAATGTCCCGTGATAAAGGTAAAGTACCTGTAATAGATGTTACACAGATTCCTAAATCAATGGGAATAGATGTTAACAAATGGATGCATTACTTAGGAGCATTGGGTGTAGCGTTTATTAATCCTTACGAAGAAGGTTGGGATATACCTGGTAGAGAAGGTGGTAAATCAGCACAATTTAATTAGTTCCAAGCATGGGATTTGAGTATGTCTAATGTTATAGACCAATATGTAAATCTTATGGCTAAGATTGAAGACATGGTTGCAAAATTAACTGGTATTACTCCACAAAGATAGGGCTCTATTGCAGCTAGCGAATTAGTTGGTAATACTACTCAAGCAATTACACAATCTTATCATATTACAGAACCTTGGTTTTGGACGCATAATCAAGTAAAGCAATAGGTTCTTAAAATGCTTTTGGATACAGCTAAAGTAGCATGGAAAGGAAATGTAAGTTGTATTAATTACATTTTAGATGATGCTACAAGAGCTTTTATAAATCTATCTGATGATTTCTTCTATGAAGATATGGATGTATTTGTAGAAGATAGCACTAAGAATAGACAAGACTTAGATGCTCTTAAACAATTGTTACAACCAGCTATGCAGAATGGTGCTAGTTTGTTGGATATTGCAGAAATCATAACTATGGACAATATCAATATGATAAAAGATAGATTAGAAGATATTGAACAGAAACGTATGCAACAAATGCAAGAACAACAACAAGCTGAACAAGAAGCACAGCAAAGACTTGTAGAAGAACAAAACAGAGTCAAAGAAGAAGAGCTTATGCTTAAAGAAGCTGAAATGGATCTTGAAAAATATAAGATTGATACTGATGCTCAGACTAAGATTACTGTTGCTCAATTAAACGCTTATAGAGGTTCTGAAAACATGGATCAAAATATGAATGGTATTCCAGATCCAATGGAAATAGCTAAGTAGGCATTAGATGAAAGAAAACAAGCTTCGGATGAAGCATCTAAACAATTTGAATTTAATGCTAAGATGCGTGAATCTGAAAATAAGAAAGAGATTGAAAATAAGAAAATACAATTAGAAAAAGAACGTATGAAGCATGAAACTGAATTACAAAAACAGAAAGATAAGGCTGCATACGAAAGAGAACAATTAAAAGCTCGTACTGCTTTGAAAAATAAAACGAGTGGGGAAAAATAAGGAGGTGTAATATTATGAGTTGTAAAGGTGGTAAAAAAGGTGGTAAAGGAAAAGGAGGTAAGTAATGAAAGTTATTCAGAATAAATTTATACCGTTTCCTGGTTATAAATACATAAATATCTTTGGTATGTTATTTACTAGAGATAAAGACAAAATAACCGAAGTTGAATATAATCATGAAAAAATACATCTTAAATAGATGCAAGAAATGTTATGGGTATTTTTTTATATTTGGTATATTATAGAATATTTGATTATAAATATTTGCAGAGGTGTATTTATAAAATAGAGTATAAGATATCATGACATATCTTTTGAAGAAGAAGCTTATAATAATCAAGAAAACATGAATTATACAAAAGAGAGAAAACATTATTCATGGTTTAAATATATAAAAATCGGTAGTTATGATAGCGCTAAGTAATTTAACAGATAGAGAATTGTTAGAACAAATTTATATATTGTTAACACAAATATCTAGAAGATTAAATTCCCCTGAAGAAAATGCAAATGATTTTATAATGGATGTTGCTGCTAATGGGCTTGCCGATATACTATTTAATAGAGGTTATGGATAGAAAAGAGTTTCAAAATAAAATGAACTAGTACAAAAAAGCTAGGGAGGAAAATCCCTAGCTTAGTTACTGGTAGTGGAAAATGGATTTACCAGATAATTTAGCAAATACTCCTGACTGGGAATATAATAATATCGGAGCATGGTCTGGTGGTTTATAGCCTACTTTAGAAGATGATGGTTATTATCATTTAGGTAGTAGAAATCCTTATACTGGAGAGATATTAAAACCGAAACATCATCCCACTTATCAAAAAGCAATTGAAAGCGAAATAGAAGCTGAGTATTATCCTTACGAAAAGAATGGTGTTACATATACTAAAACATATTCTCCGATTGGAGATTTAAGTGGATATGCTGATGGCACAGATGGTATAGAAGATCCTATTGAAGAATTAAAAGCTACTGCTAGAACTACACTTACTCCATATGAGTAGAAATAGTTGATGTAGGATTATACACAATACAGTAGAATGTCAGGTAGTATATCTCCTATACTTGATATATAGACTGCTGCTGATTTTACTCCAGTTGGTAATGTGTTAATGGTAAAAGATATTTATGATGCCGCAGAATTAGATAATTACAGCATTATCTAGTGATGATGATTATAATCTATTTACAAAGAATTGTTCTGATGCTACTAAATGTGCATTAAATTCGGTGTTAGATATGAATATAGATCCTATATTATTTACTACACCTGGAGATGTTAAAGATGCTGTATCTAATATACCTAATATAAAAACAAAATATAAAGATGGTATTTATACTCAGTATATTCCAATAAGCGATGAATAGGCTAGAAAACTAGAATATGAAGCTTATAAACGAAGAATTGAAGCAAATAAAATTCCAAATCGTAAAGTATTACCATATAATGAATTTATAAAACACATGAGTAATAAAAAATAATATTTTATAATATTTAAATATATCTAATTAATATATTAATTATGGAAAAAAATAAAACTAATACATTGGGTGGATTTGAAGCAATTATTGACACGTTTATCCCCAAAGTACAAACTGAAGAAGAAATTGAAATTAATGACGTTCAAGATCCATTGTCTGACGAAGAATTGGAAAATATTAAAAAAACAAGTGTAGATCCTGTTGCTGAACAAGTTAAACCTAAAACAAATAAACAAGAAAAACAGGAAAAAGAAGAAGAAATAGAAGAGCCTCAAAAAGAGGAATCGGATAACAAAAACACAAAAACAGAAATAGAAAATGTAGTTGAAAAAAATATTGAAGAGCCATCTGAATTAGACAACGAAGAACAAGTGGTGTCTGGATTCTTTGAAGCAATGGCAGAAAAACTTGGCTGGGACATTGACGAAGATGAAGAAAAACCAAGTGATGTTGAATCATTAATTGAATACTTCCAAAAAATTATTGAAGAAGAAAGTAAGCCAGTTTATTCTAGTAAAGAAGTAGAAGATCTAGACAACTTTGTTAAGCAAGGTGGCAATTTAAAAGATTATCTTCAAATTGATGTCGAATTAGATTTTGAAGAAATCGATATGGACGATGAAGATAATCAAAAGAGAGTCATTAGAGAATTCTTAAAAGAAAAAGGTTTCAGTACAACTAGAATAGATAAACAGATTTCTAAATACGAAGATGCAGGTCTGTTGGAAGATGAAGCACAAGACGCATTGGAGGATTTGAAGGAGATTAAACAATAGAAAAAAGAACAGCTATTACAGGAATAGAAAAAGGCTTACGAACAATATAGACAGCAACAACAAGCATTTTATGAGAACGTTGTTGGCGAAATAAAAGGGTTAAAAAATATACGTGGTATAGCAATTCCTGAAAAAGATAAAAAGGATTTGATTGATTATATATTTAAACCTGATAGTGACGGAAAAACTAAATACCAAAAAGACTATTCGAAAGACGGTATTAAGAATCTTATTGAATCTGCATATTTCACAAAAAATGCGGATAAATTAATAGAGGCTGCTAAGAGAGAAGGAAGTAATTCCGCTATCGATAGATTTAAGAAAAGTCTTAAGAGTACCACTGTTAATACTAAATCAAAACAAACAAATAGAGATTCTGAAAGTGACACTATTTGGGATAGTTTTACTAAGAAACTGCGTATATCAAATAGAATTTAATAATAAAAAAAATAAATTAAAATTACTAGTATTTTATGGATAACAATATTCTTAATAATCTCGTACTTTATAAAGGAAAATGGTTTAGTGATCTGATTGATACAAATAAGATTTCAATCGCTTCACAGCAAAGACCATATGAGGTTGGAACTATCCTGTCATATGTATTTGGTACTAAAGATAATGGTTACACAACCTCTTTGGATATGTTGACAGGAGGTCTTGGTAACGTATTAACTATCGATCAGCCTTCATTCGAATGGGGTGTAATGATCGATCAAGATAGAGCCGTTACAATTCGTGATGCAAAATGGAATGGTGCAGCTATTGAAGCTAGCACTACAGCAGGTTTGAACAACACTCCTATCACATTGTGGTTGGAAGATAATTGGTTTGGTCCTGGTGCTACACTTGAATTGGATAATAAAGATTTCCAGTTGCGTGTTTCTGGTGCACCTTATCAAGATGGTAGTTTGTATGTTTATACTTGTTTCATTGCAAACGGTAATCCTTCTTCTTATATTCCTGCTGAATATTTGCAGCCGGGTTGTCAAGTATCTCGTTTGGCTTCTGCTTACGAAGAATACAGTGAAGAAGCTGATATCCTGAACTATAACACTCACTTCAAGATGCGTAACTATCTTTGGACAGCTCGTTTGTCTTATGATATTACAGGTTCTGCTTTCTCAACAGTAATGGCAGTAGCTTTGCAGGATCCTAAGACTGGTAAGAAATCTTATTTGTGGGCTCCTTATCAGGAATGGGTTGCAATGCGTGAATGGTATAAGCGTCTTGAAAGAGGTTTGGTTTACAATAAGAGTAATGTAAACAAGGATGGTACTTGTAACTTGAAGGGTACTAATGGTCGTCCGGTATTTATTGGTGCTGGTTTGTTGGAACAGATTGCTCCGTCAAATCGTCGTTATTATACTCGTTTGACTGCAGAATTGCTCGAAGATTTCTTGGCAGATTTGTCTTACAATGTACTTGGTACTAACGAACGTAAATTCATCGCTCTTACTGGTGAAATGGGTATGCGTGAATTTGACCGTGTACTGAAAGAAAAGATGGCTAACTTGAATTTGATTGATACTGTATTTGTAACAGGTTCAGGTGACAATCTTACTTTTGGTGGTCAGTTTAAGACTTATAAGATGTCAAACGGTATTGAATTGACATTGAAGTATTTCCCGTTGTATGACAATACTACTTATAATCGTCAGTTGCATCCGGCAACTCTTAAACCATTGGAATCTTATCGTATGACATTCCTTGATCTTGGTCGTCGTGATGGCGAAGCAAATGTAGTTAAGGTTGTACGTAAAGATCGTGAGTTTGTTAACTGGTGTACTGCTGGTTCTGTAACTCCTGCTGGTTACGTTCATTCTAATACAGAAGTTCGTTCCAATGCAAAAGACGGATATTCTGTTCACTTCTTGGGTGAATGCGGTATTATGCTCCGTGATCCTCGTGCATGTGGTGAGTTGATTTGTGACGCAGGTCTTTAATAAAAAATAAATTTAGTACCTGTACTTTTTAGTGCAGGTACTTTTTAACTAACTTGATAATCTAATTATTTATAATTATGGAAGTAATCGTTAGAATGACAAAAGTAAATCCTTGGACAGGGTTGGTAAAATGGTCAAACTGTTTTGACTATATTGGTTCTTATTGGACTAGATCAGGAAGTAGATATACTGGATTAACTAGAGAATAGGCTAGAGAATTCGAAAAGAAACTTGGATATGAAGAAGGTCATCTTGATCCAATGAGTTCTTTTTGGGATACATATGCAATTAAAATTGGTAGTAAAGATCTTGTTATTAATACAGACAAACCAGAAGGTGAATTGCAGTATTATTTTTTAAAAGGACATAAACGTGTTGCAGATGGTATTAAAAATATAACACCATCTACAGATTATGTACTTGTAGATAAAGATTTGGAAGCTGTAGAAACTAATAAGTTAAGTAAGACTAAGCGTGAAGCTTATCGTGCATTCGATAAGATGACATTAGAAGAAATGCGTAAGTGTTTACGTTTGTTTGGTGTTAAACCAGATAATTTGTCTAATGAAGTTGTAGAAGCTACTCTTACTAATAATATCGAAAAAGATCCTTCTAAATTTATTAGAGTATGGGTAGATAATCCTAATAAAGAAATTAATTTTATTATTGAAGAAGCGCTGAGTAAGAATATTCTTAGAAAGAATCGTGCTACATATTACTTTGGAACTGATATTATCGGTAATGGTATTGAAGATGTAATCGCATTCTTAAAAGATAAAAAGAATTCAGATATTCTTGCAGCTATCATGGGAGAAATTAAATCTAAATAATTATGACTAGAAACGATTTACATATTGCTTTTAAAATAGAGATGGATAAAAATTCACAGAGTACTGCTTTTGGTGGATGTCCTGCATTCTTACCTGAAGAAATAGATTATTGGCTAAATCAAAGTATTTAGCAATTAGTATCTACTAAATTCACAGGTAATAATGCTTTAAAAACTCCTTTTGAAGGAAATGTAAAACGTGTCCAGGATCTTGAAAAATTAGTAAAAACAGATAAAAGTATTTCTGTAGAATTAGAAGAAAATACAAACAGAATAATATTACCTGATTTATTAAATAAGAACGCAAATAGTCAAGGAAGAATGTTTTTTGTTTCTGCGGCGTTGCATTGGACTGATACTAGTAATATACAGATACCTAGAAAAACTTCATCTGTTGTTACTATGGTTGACCATACAGTGGCAAATAAATTTTTGGAAACATACAATAATAAACCGTGGATAGATAATCCTGTAGCTACTATAGAAGATAACAGTTTAATTATATATGTGGATACAGTATATACTCAAGCTCCATACTTTGTAGATATAACATACGTGAAATATCCTACACCTGTGGAAAACACGTCAGCAGTTACAGGTATTGTAGAAATACCTGAATATATGAAATATGAAATAGTTAACACTGCTGTTTCTTTAGCTTTGGAGAATATAGAATCTAGAAGAGTATAGACTAAGACACAACTTAACACAATGCAAGAATAATTATGAATGCCAGAGAAATGCAAAGAGAATTTGAAAGACGGTTAATTCTAATGAATCCCGAATTCGAATTAAAAGAAAAACTTACATCAGATACAATCTTCTCTTTTTTAAATGCTTATACGTTGCGGTATATTAGAAATAATTATTTGCAAGAAGATGAAACTCCGGATGGTTCAAGAGCATTAAAGAAAACACAAGATGCTTTGAAAGGTCTAATAGTTCGTGCATTATTGGAAAAAGAAGAACGTGATGCTATGAATACTGATATATATAGTGATAAGTTTATATTGCCTTCTGATTATTTTTTATATATACGAAGCAATAGTAAAGTAAGTCATACTTATAAAGGTAAAGTAGCGCCTTTAGTAATTCCAGATGGCGCTGAAACAAAAAATTCACCTTCTTTTAGATATACACAAACTGTTCCTAATAAAAGTATTAGGGAAGATAATGTAGAAAAAATAGTATCATGCTATTATAATAGAGCAATACTTCCATAGCCATACGTTGTGTTAAATTCTGGTGAAGCTTCAGATGATAGTGAAAATGTATATTTAAATGTTATTCACGACACTTATACTGTAATTGATAATGTTGATTTAGTATATTATAGATAGCCTAAAAAATTTGATGTTATCGGTGTAGATGGTGTAAATGTATTAGATCATTGTGAGTTACCGGAAAACGTGCATATGGAAATTGTTGAAGGTGCTGTAGAGATGTTTATTACAGAAGCCAAATATCGTTTAAACATGAAGCAAGATAATAATTAATTATGAAATATATTGAATTATAGGAAGCTTTTGAACGTGAAATTAATTTATTTCATGATGGTTTAAATAAACCTGATTCATTTACTACGGAATGGTGGTTAAATCGTGGTTTAGAGAAATTTTACAAAACACGATATTCTGGTATAAACTTTAAACAAAAAGGATTTGAATAGGATCAAAAACGTATAGATGATCTTAGAACATTAGTAGTTTATAAATTATTTCAAGATTCTGAAATTAATGTAAACAATAACGAATATTCTATTACTCTACCAGATGATTATGTTGTATTACTTGGTAATACAACAGGTATACTTCCAGCAGATGGTTTAATAAATAAGTGTTGGGAGAAAGATGATTTAGATTAGTATGTAGTAAAATTTACAGAACCTCTAGAATGCACAGTAGATACTATTGATAGAGAAAAAGAAAATTCATTATCTGAGTATAGACTATAGTACTGTTATGCTAGACCATTAAGATTAATCCAAAATAATGAAATACATTTAACAACTGATAGTAAATATAAGGTGACTTCATATGGTTTAACTTATTTGAGAAAGCCTTAGTATATAGATATACATACAGATCCAATTGCTGATTATACTGATATGCCAGAACACACTCATTCTGAAATAGTAAAATTAGCCGCACAAATGTATTTAGAAAATACAAAAGATCCTAGATACAATTCGATTTCCAACGAAGTAAAAGAAATGGAATAATTTTTAATGCGCTTATCTGACGTGGAAATCTTACGTTCATATAATTTATTTATAAGTTACAATGAAATATTAAATTCACTTTGTGCTGAATGGAAAGAATTCAAATTGGATGACTTTAGATGATTATAAAAAAACAAGGAAAGTAGAAAGATAAGTGGAAGACTAAGCGCTAAAGTCTAATAAATTAAAATTTTAAAATATGATTACAAGAGTAAATAATGTACTTATTGCAAATGCAGCTTGTCCTGCAAGTTATTCTAACGTAGACGCTTTGAACGTAGGCGAAGTAGCTTTGTTTGATGAAAACAGAGCACTTATTGCAGATGAAGATGCTGCAATCAAAGCTAACTCAGTATATGTAGGTGTATGTACTGGTACTATGAAAGTAGTTAATCCTACTAGTGGTGCTTTGGAAGATAAGAAGCAGATTGAATATTCAAATGAAATTCAGAAGGATTCAATTTTGAATTCTTTGATTCAGGAATATACTGCTCCTGTTCAGGAAAAGATTGAATTTAATCTCACTAGTGCTACTATCGTTACAGGTCATAGATATGTTTTGCGCATTGTATATAAAGATTTGTACGAAGCTCCGGGTCAGTTTACACATACTTATGAAACAATTGCAACTTCTACTACTCCGCAGGATTTGTGTGATGCTTTTGGTAAAATTATCAATAGCCATATGAATAAGCGTGTATCTGTAGTTACTACAAGTAATAAAATCGCTTTGACTGCGTTAGAAAAGGATGACAATGAAGGTGTTAATTCTATTAATGAATACAGCGTTGTATCAATGGAAGCTAGTCTTTACGTTACAATTCCTGGTGCGCTTTTGTCAAATACACCTGAAACTGTACCTGGCGTAACAGTTACTAAGACTGAAGGTAAACCTGGTAAGGGTTATTGGAAACAGGTACGTGATAGAGAAATGCGTAATATGGGTTATAAAGGTCATGTATTCACCGATGCATATCCTGCAATTGAACCTGAACGTAAGGTATCTGCAAATGCTACTTACGATTATATGATGGTAGAAAATGATAACAAGTATCTTAGTCCGGATAATCAGTATGTTAAGAAAACTCCTCTTACTACTGAATTGTATGTTAAAGCTGGTTCTTTGAAAGCTTCTCAGTTTGCAAAGAATATCACAGCTTTCCAGACTGGTACTGCTGCAGAATAATAATTTCTTTATTTTAAATCTCAAGCGAGGTTGAGGGTAATCCTCGATCTCGCTTTTTTATTTACGCTATTAGTATTTTTTATATTTTCGATGCGTATAAAACTATAAATAACTGAATCGTTAATTATGAAAAGAAATGAACTTATAAATGAAGTAAAAAAATACTTTCAATTAAAAGAATTGGTATGTCCACATTGTATTAATACTTATGGAGATAAAGCGTGGTAGTTTTTAAGTACAGAATTATTAAGTACTATATATACTCTTAGAACAAAAGTAATTAAAGTACCAATGATTGTTAATGGTGGAAGTGCATATACTCAAAGAGGTTTAAGATGTAATATGTGTGCTTTGGTTAAAGAAAAAACAAAACTGTATATGAGTGCACATTGTTTAGGTAAAGCATTAGATTTCCATACTAAAGAGTATACTCCAGAGCAATGTAGACAATTAATAAAAGATAATATTGACATGTTTGAATATCCGATAAGATTAGAAGAAGATGTAAATTGGGTTCATGTCGATACTTATACTTTGAATGATAATGAAAAATTAGTAACTTTTACAGAATAATTATGATTGAACAAGATAATTTATCTACAACTGCTATTGGTAATACAATAGTAATTGATCCCGATGTAGCAAGTATCGATAAAAATCACAAAGTATTAGAATTGCGTGATGATGGACAAGACAATACCTTGTATCAAGCAGATGTAATGGATACAAATACAATATATGAAATAAAATATTGTTTTGATTTAAAAGGCGCTACATTAGAAATTCCTATTAACAGTGTATTATATTTTGAAGATGGTGGATTTTAGAATGGAGTGATTAAAGGAAATGATACTATAATTATCGGATATAATACTGCAACTTTACAAAATATAGTATTTAAAGGTACATTTGTAACAGATGCTTTTAAAATAAATGAAGATGGTACAGATGAAATATTTGTGCCTAATAATTTATCTATAAATTGGAAAAGTACTGCCAGTGAACCAGGATTAAGTTATCCTTATTATAAAGATATTAATGGTGACTATAAAAGATTATCTGAAATAACATCAGTTGATATATTGGATGTTGATGATATTCGTAACAAAATAGATGGATATAATGTATTTGCAAACGATAAAGATCATAGATGCCCTATATGGTATGATGAAACAGATGATACTTGGAGATATGCTGATGGTATAAAAACTGAAGTAAATAGATATGGTACTACAGAGTAGCGACCTAAGAATATACCTATAGGTTTTGAATACTTTGATACTACTTTAAATTCTCCTATTTGGAGTAATGGTGCTACTTGGGTATATCCTATTGGTGAAGGCGGTGGTGGAGGTGGTTCCACTGGTTCTTTTACCGCAGAAGCTCAAGCTGTAAGTTTAAGTTCAACTACACCAGCAAGTGCAAATGTAACTTTAGAATAGGGCGCTTTTAAATTTATGTTTGGTATTCCTGCAGGTAAAGATGGTAAAAATGGTTTGGATGCAATTGATGGACGTGTAATATTTGCATATAAAGCTTCTAATCTACAACCTGCTACTCCTACAGGTGGTGGTGTAGATATGGAAACTAATACTATAGTTTATCCAGAAGGATGGGGTAATATTCCAGAAGATACAGCATTACCAATTTGGATGTCGTCGTCTATTGTAGATACTTATGGTACTGCTGGTAGATGGACAACGCCCATTAGATTAACTGGTAAAGATGGTTCTAATGGTCAAGATGGTATAGACGCTGTTGGTGGTAGATTAATTTTTGCATTTAAATCTAGTGCTGGAAAACCGGAAAGACCTTCTGGTGGTGTATGGGATTTAGATACTAATGTTGTAACTCCTCCGGAAGGATGGGAAAATGATTCTAGTGAATTAGAACCACCTGTTTGGATGTCAAATTGTTTATTTGGTTCAAACGGATTACCTACATCGTTATGGTCAGATCCTATACGTATATCTGGTGAAGATGGTATAAACGGTACAGATGGTAGTAATACTTAGTTTATTTATAAATTAACTGTATCTGATTCTGCCGTTCCAACTAAACCGACAAACAAACCTTCTGATGATTATTCAGCTCCCGCTGGTTGGACTAATCATCCTTCTGGTATTAGTGAAGAATATAGAGCAGAATGGATGTGTATATCTATGAAACCAATAGATGGTGCATGGGGTGATTGGCAAGGTCCATATTTGTGGAGCAATTATGGTGTTAATGGCATGGATGGTGATGGTATAAAATATGCTTTTAAGAGAACAAATGAAGCCGTTAATCCAGGATAGCCATCTGGTACTGGTGAAAATGTAGAAGCTCCTGAAGGATGGACAGATGAACCTACTGGTGTTGATTCTAACCATCAATGGGAATGGGTTACTATTTCTAAATATAACGGACAAGCTAAAACTTGGAGTTAGTGGAGTATGCCAACTCTTTGGTCTAAATACGGTGAAAATGGTTATGATGGAAATAGTCTTGAAGTAAGATATGCTTTAACCGATGGAACTGATGACGTACCACCTGTAGTACAGGATAATAGAAATCCTGGAAGTATTTGGTAGACCACTATGCCTCATAGAGAAGATAGAACTAAAGCTATTTGGGGTACACAAGCACTTATTAATGCTAACAATGGATTAGTATCAGAATGGTCTGAAGCTTATCTTATTACTGGTGTAGATGGAGCAAGTGGAAATCCAGTAAATTATAAAACTTATGTTTACAAGTTAAGTGGTACTAAACCGAATAAACCTACTGGAAACGATCCTGCTAATCCTGGAGATGGTTGGTTGGATTATCCTAATACTACAGGGCAATGGTGGCAATGTATTGGTAATGTAAATGGCAAAACCGAGCTTGTAGAATCATGGGGAGAAGTAATTCCTTTAAATGGTAAAGATGGTACTGCTTAGGATGGTAAATTTACAGAATTTAGATTTGCAAAATCTACAAATGATTTAGCTCCTAGCATAAGCAGAACATTGAGAAATCCTGGTGGCAATTGGACATTACAACCGCCAAGTATAGATATAACAGAAGGGGAATCATTATGGCTTACTTCAGCAATAATTAATCCTGATGATACTTTGTCTGAAAACTGGTCATTCCCAGTAAGAATTAGTGGTGAACAAGGTCCTAAAGGAGATACTGGTCCTGCGGGTCCATAGGGTGTTGCTGGTTCATAGGGTGTTAGTGGTATACCTGGTAAATTTATAGAAGTAAGATTCTGTTTAGGTACAGATAGTTCTTATGATGGTACTTCTAGTCCTGGCAATAATAGAGAACCAAGCGGTTGGAGTTTAACTACACCAAAAGTAACTAAAGAAAAACCATATATATGGTTTATTTAGGCTACAATAAAATATGCTAATAATGATGATGCCGAAGGTTATGTTAATGGTTCATGGTCTACTCCAGCAATGTTAAGCGGTAAAAATGGATTAGATGGACTTCCTGGTGCACAAGGTAGAAAAGGACAAATTGTTTATCCGGCTGGTATATATAATGTAAATACAGTATATGAAACTACTGAAGATAAAGCTCCTTATGTGTACGATACAAATGATGGTAATTTCTATGTATTAAACACTATAATGCAATGGAAGGGTGCTGAACAATCTAATAGATATCCTAATCAAGCAACAAATACTTGGACTAAATTTGATGGATTTGAAGCAATATATACTAAAATTGGTATAATTGCTAACGGTCTTATTGGTTCAGCTGTATTCAATGGAGATTATATGTTTAGTCAGCAAGGTGGTGGTACTACTGGAAACTTTGAAGATTTCAATCCAGATGATCCATTAAATAATAGTAATAAATTTATACCAAACATATGTATAAACTTTAATACTGGAGAAGCTTGGTTCGGTGCAGGTTCTACACATTTAGCCAGAGATGGTAGTGGTTATTTCTCAAGTCAAAACTTTAAATGGAATGATACTTCATGTGTAATAGGAAGTGACTCTAAAAAAGGTCTTGAATTTAACTATTCTACAAACGAATATAAATTATTCGATGGGCAAATGACCTATAAAGATAATGTTGTAGAATTTGGAGATAAAGTAATTGTGAAATTACCACTTCCAAAAGCAGCCACTTTGGTTGAAACAACATCGAATGGGTTAGCTTGGACAGCTACACAGGAACTGCTTCAACAAGGTTATAGAACATTTATATCTTATGGAGGTCAAGAAGAAGGTTTATCAGATAAAATAATATTACCTCGCGTATCCTCTTCAACAGCTGTTTTAAAAGTTGGAGAAAGTATAACCTTTATAAATGCTGCTAGAAATCCAGATAGGGTGATAGAAACAATGCCTTTCGCAGTAACAATACTTAATTACAATGGTGAAAATAAGAAGATACAACCTCTTTCTTTTAGAAGATTTATATATATGGGACAAGCTAACGATAATTCTAGTAGTTATTGGGGAGATGAATTTGGAACATTTATTATAAGTAGTGGTAAATAATTATGAATATAACAAGTAAAATATTAACAGAAAAAGGTATCTAGTTAAATCTAGATACCTTTGTAGATACAATAAATTCTGTATATATTTATAATACTGATTCATTTAAAGATATTGATGACAATACAAAATATTCTTAGATAGCGTCTTTTGAATTAAATGAACAAACGTTAATTATAAAACCTGAAATTAATACACCGGCTTTAATCTTTATTAAAATAGAATACATTAAAGATGATATTACTGATACATTTGTTACAATGTTTATAAATGATTACAGTGTATTTAAAGCTAAGACAAAATATTTGGAATATTTCGACAATAATTGTTGTGGTAAACAGTGTAGAGAACACGGTGTATTACTTAACGTTATTACATTTATGTACAGATTAAATTTAATGTATGATTGCTATTTGTACGATAACAAAGAATTAACAATAAAATATTATAATGATATTAAAAGATTCTTTGATTTAGACAATATAACATTTGAATGTATTGATTTGAATACAAACAATCATAGTAATCCTGATAAAATACATTAGTTGTTTGACTTTTTAAGTGAAACTGTAAAAAATAATGTAAGTCCTTGCGCACAGCAAATGTTTGAGTCTTTACTTATAAAAGACTTATACGATTTGTTTTTAAATATTACATATAATAAAACAATCTAATTAAATTCGTATTATGATTAAACAAGGTTAGTATGTCGCTACTCCAAATTGGTTTGGTAAAACAGAATAGAAAAATGATTCACAAAACATTAAAGTTGCGAATGCTCATACCGTTCCTAATACAAGTAATATAATATTAAAAACAGAAGGACAAGGAAATGGTATTTCTAGAATATCTAGTTAGAATAATGTTATTACTGTAACTAAAGATACTTTTAGTAAACAAGAAATAGATATTCTTACAACTACTGATTCCGATAGTCCTTCTGATTCAAATGTATTTTCAGCTAAACGAACATTGGCTGAAATACAAGAATTGATAGAACAAGGTGGAGGTGGTGGTAGTGAAGATAACTTTGATGACAGATATATTCGTAAAGATCAAACAGACACTACTAATTTTCTATTAAACTTGTTAGGAGGTATAATATTAGGAGATAATGGATTAAAATCTAATAATTTTTCAACAGGTATACTTGGATCAGGTTTTTGTTTAAAAAATTAGGATGGTGATTCGTATCTTGAAGTAGATCGCATGCTTGTAAGAAAAGTAGCAACATTTGTTTAGTTGCTAATACAAGAACTAAAGCATGTAGGTGGTCAAATAATATTAACACCCGCATCAATGGATTGTTCTAGAGTAGAAGAATTTGATTCTTATTATCGTTGTTATTTTGATAATACTGATGGTGAAAAGACAATTGAACAACAATTTGTTGTTGGTGATTTAGCTAGAGCTCAAACATTTAATAAAACCGTAAATACTTATTATTGGAGAGCTGTTGTTGGTGTAGGAGATAATTATATAGATTTATCTAAAGATGATTGTGATGCTGGTTCAACTATTCCTAATGCTGGAGATGAAATAGTACAATTAGGAAATAAAACGGAATCTTCTAGATAGGCTGCTATTGTATTATCTTCATATGGAAATGATGCGCCTTATATAAAAATGTATCGTGGAATAAATTCTTATTTACTAGACGGTAAAGAATTTACGTCTTTTTCTAGATCACAAGTAATGATAATAGCTGATCAATTAAAATTTTCATCTGGCGAATCTATAAAAGATGAAATAGATAATGTTTCATAGAAAGTAGATGGTACTGATTAGAAAGTAGATGAAGCTATATCGGATCTTGCTGAAAATATATAGTTTGTTACAGAATTATCTAAAGATCTAGAAGCCGTAAAAAATTAGGTAGATGGCTCAATTGAAACCTGGTTTTATGATCCTGTTCCAACTTTGTAGAATATTCCTGCTATAAATTGGATTACTACAGAAGATAAGAATTTACATTTGGGTGACTTATATTATGATGGTAATGGAAAAGCGTATCGCTTTCAAATGAGTGGTAGTAATTATGCATGGTAGATAATAACTGATTCAGATATAACAAAAGCTTTAGCTGATGCTAAGGCTGCACAAGATACGGCTGATGGTAAACGTAGAGTATTTGTCGTTGCTCCAACAAATGCATCAGAATATGATGTTGGCGATTTATGGGTTAATGCAACATATGGAGAATATGATAACGATTTATTAAGATGTAAAACTGCAAAAAAAACAAACGAACAATGGTCAATAAGCCATTGGGAATTAGCTTCAAAATACACTGATGATACTATTGCTAATGCTGCACAAGAGGCAGCGGATGCAGCTAAACAAACAGCAGACGATGCTTAGTAGGCAGCTAATGACGCAAAAGAAAATGCCAATATTGCAAATGCTTTACTAGCAGATATTGCAAATGATAATAAACTTACAGCGCAAGAAAAACAGCAAACTAAAAAAGAATGGGATATAATTGTTTCTGAAAAACCAAAAAACGATGCTAGCGCCGATTCTTTTAAAGTTGATAGAACAGCTTACGGTAATGCGTATAATACATTATATGCTTATATAACTCCATTATTATTAGATTTAACAACTACTAGTAATATAGTTGGTTCTACTTTTAGAAATACATTTAAAAATTATTATGCTTCTCGTACAGACTTACTTAATGCTATTTCAAAAAAAGCAAAGAGTATAGCAGATGCAGCTTAGAATACTGCAGATAATGCGGCTGAAAATGCTTTATAGGCTATAGAAGATGCAGCAAATGCAAAAGTTGCTGCAGATAATGCATAGCAAGATGCTACTGAAGCAAAAGAAAGGTTAGATTCATGGGCAGAAGATGGAGTTATATCACCAACAGAAAAGCAATCTTTAAAAGACGAAATCAATCGTATCGATGCTGATAAAACACAAATTACTGATAGTTATACAAAATACTCGTTAGGTACTCCAACGAAGTATAACAATGCTTATACAGCATATCGTAATTAGCTTGTAACGTTAACAGCTACTTCATCAGAAACAATTCCAATTCCAAATGATTTTGCGTCTAAGTAGGTTACTTATTATAGTGAACGAACTAATGCACTTATTAAAATTTCTGATGCTGCAAAAAACTATGTTAATGGTTTAATAAGCGGTGTTTAGGGATAGATAGATGATATAAAACAAGATGTGGTTGAAGCTGTAACAAATGCCGCAACTGCATAGAAAAAAGCAAATGAAGCAGCAAATAGATTAAATCAATGGGCTAGTGATGGTGTAATATCACCTACTGAGAAGTTAACATTAAAACAAGAACAATAGAAATTAATTGCAGAAAAAGATGCTATTGTTGTAGATGCTAATAAATATGGTGTTAATACAACAAGTTATGTTACTGCTTTTAATAATTATAATGCTGAACTTACGTATCATACTAAATCTACTCCAGAGAATATTACAATAAGAAGTAGTTTTGCTACAAACCAATCCGCATATTATACTGCGTATAAATCAATTAATGATGCTATTGCTACTGCTGCAAAAAAAGCAATTAGTGATGTAGCTACAGATTTAAATGGATATAAGTCTACAGTTAGTTCTCAGTTTGAAGCAACAAACAATTCAATTATTGCTGCAGTTACGTCATCGAAAGAATATACAAATAATGCGATAAGTACTGTAAATAATGATTTAGTGTAGTATAAAGAAGATGTATCTGCACAATTTAGCGTATTAGAAGGTGAAATTAATAGTAAGATTTCTTCTACTGAAATTACTACAATTAAGACAGAAATATTAAATACTGCAGCTACTGATGCAACTACAAAGGCTAATGATGCTAAAACTTCTGCTATTAGTACAGCAGCTACTGACGCTACAAATAAAGCAAATCAAGCAAAGAATGATGCAATATCCGCTGCTGCTACAGATGCCACAAATAAAATAAATAATATTCAGATTGGAGGAAGAAATTTATTTAGAAATACTAAATATGGTGGTGACTGGTATAGTAATAATTGGGGTACAGGAAAATATTCTGTTTCAAAAGAACAAGTATCTGAAAATGTAGGAGGGATACCATTAGATGAAGTTACTGTTTCCTTGAAAACTCAGGCAGGAACTGGAGATATAAAAATGGCATCAACTTCTTACTCTAATATACCTTATGCGGAGTTAGAAAACAAAAATGTCACAATTTCATTTTATGCTAAATGCCAAGAGAATATAAAAGCCTCAGTGTATATAGCAATTCAAAATAAATATAATGCAGCTATATCATCAAAGGGTTGGACTATAAGTGAGTTATCAGATAATTGGGTAAAGTATCAACATACATTTCCTATTGATAAAACAACAAATAGAGAAGGCTGTTTGATTTTTTTTACTATACCAGATAGTTTTTTAAATAAGAAGATATACATCTGTCTTTTAAAGGGAGAAATAAGCAACAAAGCAACCGACTGGTCACCCGCTCCTGAAGATGCAGAAAACGCTTTGACTGAATATAAAAAAGAAGTTACGGCACAATTCAGTGTACTAGAAGGAGAAATTAGCAGCAAGGTTTCTTCCACAGAAATTACTACTATTAAGCAGGAAATAATTAATACGGCAGCAAGCGATGCAACCAAAAAGGCGAATGATGCAAAGACTTCAGCAATAAGTACTGCCTCTGCTGACGCAACTTCCAAGGCAAATAAGGCAAAGCAGGATGCTATATCTACTGCTGCTACAGATGCTACCAACAAGGCAAATAAGGCTAAGAATGATGCTATAACAACATCCGGACAAAATGCAGACAAGAAGTACGCAACGATTACTACCGTATCATCTATGCAAACTTCAATTACTCAATTAAGCAGTAGTTTGTCTTTGAAAGCCGAAAAGTCAGAAGTTACTGCTGTTCAGAGCAGTTTAAATCAGACAAACGGTAACCTTTCTTCGTTAACAACAAGAGTTAGCGAAGCTGAGGTTAAATTGCAACCTGATAATATTTGGATTGGGATTTCATCTAAGGTCACAACAACATCAAAGGTAAACAATATTGTTCCTGATAGTTGCTTCGATGATGCTAATTATAGCTTGCTTTATACCGGAGGTTCAAGAGTTAGTGCATCAACTGCTAACAATAGTTGTCCTACAAGTTATTGTATGAAGTCTACTCAACGTGATGTGCAAGCTAAAAATTATGTAGCTGTTGCAGAAGGCGAAAAATATTACGTTTCAGCGTATGTAAATGCTCAATTAGCTAATTATACTGTAAGAGTTGGTCTTATACTAAAAAAATCCGACGGTACTACAAGCTGGCATAATAATGGTTCTTCTGTTGCAGCTAAAACTAGCGGATGGCAAAAGCTATCAGGTTATATTACAATTCCCGCTGGATATACAAAAGCTGGTATTTGGTTTCAAATTGATGGAGGTTCAAACTTTGGTTCGGCTTACTTTACAAAGGTTTATGCTTATAAAGTTGATGAATCTGTCAATCAAAATTACGCTTTATTGACAAGTAATGAAAAAAGGTTGACTACTTTTAATAATGTAGTCAATCAGGCGTGGGGTGTATATAACGTTAAAGGCTTAAAAGCAGGTGATATAGTTACTGTTTCATTTGAATACCAAGCGAGCAATCTTAACTTTAATACAACATCCGAACGTACAGCGAGAATTACAACTCAATTCACAGAACAATATGGCTGGGTAGGAAGTAATTTTGATTTAAGAACTAATGGCTCGGGTAAATTTATATCTACCCCTTTTACTATTGGAGGCTCAGCAACAGAAAATAGTGTAGTTGTATTTAGATTTCGCTTAGATTACATCTCATCCGTGCTGCAAAACGGCAGCCCGATAGGTTACTTCCGTGTTTGGAATCTGAAAGTAGAAAAAGGCGAAAGGTCAACACCGTGGAGTGCCGCACCTAGTGATTATTCCACAACAGAAGAGATTAAGGCTGGTATGCAGATAACTGACAAGGGATTTAACTTCTTTGGTCAGGAATTTAACTTTTCAGGGAGGATATCTGTCGGAGATTTAGACCCGACAATTATCGAAGATGGATATTTGCGTGCAAGTCTTATTAATGCCGATACACTTGTGGCTAAAACACTTAATGCTGTAAATTCTAAAGGTATAAATACGTTAGTAGATAAGGACGGTATAACATTAACAGATTCTTCCACAAAGAATGTTCTGTTGAAAACAGAAATTATAGGAACAAGCGCAGCAAGCTATGCTGGTTCTTTAGTCCTAAAAGGAGGATTTAGTTCCGGAAGTAGCCGAGAAGCTAACCTTAGTGCTTTTAGCCTTACTATGAGCAGTGATGGAGGTGGAACATCAGACAAGTATAGTATTAATTTATCCCAATACGGTTTACAAGTCTTTACCAACAGCAAAGGGCTTTCAAGGCCTAGAATTGTATGGTGCGGATATATTTCAGGATCAGGAATCATATCACGACAATATGGAAATTATTTAAGTGTTAGAGTTAAAAGAAATAGTACAGGGAATTATACTGTTACTCATAATATAGGAATGAGTGCTTATTATGCTTTTGTAAATCCAGTTTTAGGAGGATTTATATGTGTAGCTCAGATAAACAATATGTCAAGTAATTCATTTTTATATACCGTAGCTAATGCTAATGATGGTGCTCAAAAGGCTGTTGATGTACCATGTATGGTATTTATAGTCTACAATCCGTCTAATATAATGGATGCTTAATTTAAATTTATTATATTTGTAAGAATTATTTAATTATGAAAAAACTGAATTTTAAAGCCGTTCCGACAAGGGACATCGAAGGCAACCTAGAACCT